TCCTCTATGCTGAGGACACCAGTTTCTTTGATATAAACGGACTAAACCCAATTATAATTGAAAGAATGTAAGAATAGCTTTCTTACCCTTTATAATATTATCAAAGTTTTAGGTGTAAAACACAATTAAACTTTTAAACATTTAAAACTATGAAAATTAATGAATTTGCACAGGAATTGAATCAATTGATTGAAGAAAATAAAAAACTAAAGCAACAATTAGAGTTTTATAAACTTCAATTAATTGTAATACTCATTAACAATGGAGGTAGAATTAAAAATTTAGATTATCCTGATTTAATGAATATAGATTTGGATAAAATATCAATTTTCACAGGTATGGATTCCTGTGCTTTAGGAATTTGTACTTTATATCATAAATTATCTAGAGAAAAAAAGCCAATTAAATCTTGGGAAAATTTACCTAAGAAATTAAGAAATCCGTAAATTTTTTGGTGTAAAACACGGGTGAATCTTACTACCATTAAGTGTAAGAATAATTAACAAGCAACTGGCAAGTTGTAATAATATGCAAAACAAAATGAAAAATTCAGTAATTGATTTACACCTTTCTTCTACTCATTATGCTGATAGTAGAAGCTATCGTTTAGGACATTGTCAAATGGTATCATGGTTAATTAATAATTTCAGAAAGATTAAATCTGAAGAAATTACTTACAAAGACTATGAATCTTTTGGTAAATCACAAGGAATTATGACATATAATGAAGAATCTTTTAACACATTTAAAGAACAAAAATATGTCTAATCAACCTGTATTCTGGAAAATGCGTAATGGTAAGTTAATATCCGTAGATGATATGGATATTAACCACCTTCGCAATGTGCTTAAAATGATTATTAAGAATCGTGAGAAAGCGTTACAACAAGTAAAATCCAAATCTAAAGTTGAGTTTAAACTCAACGGTGATATGGCTAATGAGTTTCATGCTTCGTTTATGTCTGATGAAGACGACGATAGATTTGAGGAAGGTCAAACTTACAACCTATAATAGTAAGTAAACAACAATTTTTTACTCTCATGAAAGATTACAGAATTTTCCACCCTGTAGGTGGTGCCTTAAACACAAAGAAAGAGCGTGGTGTTTATGAGTATGAACTAGTGTGTACTGTTAAAGCAGAATCGCTAGAAGACGCTTTTAAATTATCTCAAAATGATTTATCACCGGAGTATAGAGAACTTAAAGCTCGTTCTACTTCAGTAGGTGATATCATTGTAGATGATAGTGAAGAGATTCATTATTTTGTAGACAATGTAGGTTTTGAAGAAATACCTTTCACTGTTGTGCAACATATTGATTGGACTAATCACTAATACCAGGTTGGTAAACCTTGAAGCTTCCAAAATAACTTTCTTTTGTTTAGACAATGACTTTACTTAAACATTTACTCAGAATTTGTTTTAACTTTGCTATAGTTTTTTCTACTATCGCAGTGTTTTTTGGTATTGGCTCACTATTAAACTGTCTTATTGCCTTCTTGTTTTCTTGTGAGTTTATGACTTTACAAGATTCACCGATTTGGTTGTTATACTTTGCTATAGGTGCCGGTATAACTATCGCATATGTAGATAGTCAGTGATTTTAGTAGGAATAGGGTGTTATTTTATAATATCCTATTCCTATTTCAATATTTAATTTACAATTTTATTTTATTATGAACAGATTTCAGCGCTTAATTAGTTTTTGTATTTATTACATAGCAGCAATATCAACTTGTATATTTATCGATTATGGTATTAGTCTTATTTTAAACATACCATTTAAAGAAGTATTTTTTGATGCTCCTAGTAAGATTGCTTTTGCTATTGTGGTTATATTAGCAAGTATATATCTCAACAAAAAAGATTGGAATTTTTAGTATTATATAATATCTTGCGTAAAAATTTATACATATTTATATTACTTTTATGATTAGTGTCTCTGTAGTTTATAAAAATCCAGAAGATAAAGAAAAAAACCACGCTTTTTCCTACAATAATCTATCTCAATTAAAGCAAGAGATAACAGATCTATTATATATAACAGGATACAAGTTTGAATCTAACTTTAAACTCAAACTACCCGATGAAGATAATATATTTGTAAAGTACGATACAGGAGAAGCAACAATAGAAATGAAATGGATTAACAATCGTATTTATCTAGATACCGATACTTCTTTTGTATTGTAAAATATTGTCTTAATACATTATTAATTAGTCAGGTGGCGAAATTGGTATACGCTACGGGGCAACGAAAAAACAGAATGTGGAGGTTATAATAATAAAGTTGGAAGGTCTCCACTCCCTACATTACAGGTTCGAATCCTGTCCTGACTACTAAACAATCAAAATATGAATTGCGAAAGACCTGTAAAAAACGAAGAGACGGGCAAATGGGAAGTCTGGGACTTTGCATACTTGGAGAACGGAGAGAGACACTACGAGCTTCACGAGTTTTGGGAATACAAAGATGCTATTGAGTTTTGGAAGTCAAGAAACCCAAAATTTTATAAATAATAAAATAGTCAGGTAGTGGAGTGGTACCACGCGGTAAAACAATTTGCAGAATTGCATTTGAATTGAAGTAACCGAGACGCAGGTTCGAATCCTTGTCCTGACTGCTATAGGTGAATTCTACTACCTAGAAGTGTAGAAACAATTTTTATTACTATAAAGTTATGAGAAAACATAATGGAGTAAATCATTCAATGACAATGCCTGCAAGGGCAAGACGCAAAAGAGTAATCGAGCGTTTAGAAAATCAGTTACAATCTGGATTTAAAAGAGTATCTATTAAAGATGATTCTGGTAAAAGTACAGATAGTAGAGTAAAACTCACGGATTCTGAAGTTACAAGAATTCAAAAAGAAATTGAGGTTTTAAAAACCCGCTGCTAATCAGTATTAACACTTTAATTAAAACAAAAAATGAAAAGTATTTTTGCTATTATTGCATTAGCTTTATTAACAAGCTGTGCCACAATTACTTCAAGCATGAAGCAGGAAGTAACTATCAATGTAAAACCTGACCATGCTAAAGTTTATGTGAATGGGAACAAGGTAGGAGAGGGAAGTTGTACTGCTGAAGTTCCTGTAAAGAAGCGTAACACTATCATTGTCAAGGCGGAAGGGTATGAGAATGCTCAAATTAAAACACAAAGACAGATTCGTCCAGGGTATTTGATTGGCAATATCGGGATGTGTTTTGTGCCTTATGTAAACTTCTTTGGCTTACCGAGTTTGATTGTTGATGCGTGTACGGGTGCGTGGTATAAGCAAGAAGAAGATGAGTATTATTTTGACTTAGATAAAAAGTAATATCAATCATTCATCAGGTGGATGGTTGAGAAATGTGTTGTTCCCTTGAGAAAGGAATTTAATACCATATAGGGCAAATGGAGGAAACCCTACAACACGGAGGACTTCTCATCCTCAAATAGTCAGGTGGCGAATTGGTTAACGCAAAGGGTTAGTTTATATTGGTAACAAATCAAAATATAAATGAGTCTCTCATACGCAGGTTCGAATCCTGTCCTGACTACTAATTTAATTTAACCATTTAAAAAGTAAAAATGAAAACTGCTCAAAATTTATTTCTATTAGGTTTAATTTCTAAAAGAAAGAATAGAAAACTTAATATAATTAGAGTAAATAACGAAGAAGGAGATTAATGAATAATCAAGAACTTATTATTAAATTACGACAGTTTGTAACAGAACTAGAACCTGTTATTGCAAACTGGGATTTATTTAAACCATCTTATCAATACGATTGCTACACAAAATATTATGATAAATTATTTGATCGTAAGTGTACAATCGACGACTTGTACTCAAAAAATAGATGTTCAGAACTTATACTAATAAAACATTCTATAATTTATATTCTTTATAATAATTTAGGTGCGTGTATAGCAACTAAAGATTTAGCAGATGTTTTTGATCTTAAAGATCATACAACTATTTTACATGCTATAAAAAAAATAGAAAATTTTATTGATATTAAAGATAAAGAGTGTAAAAAATGTTTAGATTTGCTTTATAACTGTATTGAAGAAAAACAGTTGTTTAGTTCTGAAAATCTGTTATACAAAGATATTATAGCAGCGTGTTTATTAAAAAAGAAAAAAAATAAAAGAATTATATGAAACTAGTATTTGATTTTGATAATCTGTTGATTGAACCTGTCCCTGTTAGTGATGTAGATAGTAGGAATGAGATTGATGTATATGAGCGCGGTTATTTTCCTATTATGACAGCACCTATGGATACTGTTATTGATTCTAATAACAAAGATATGTTCAGACATTGCGATGTAGTTGTCTGTTTACCGAGAAATGTAAAATCTAAATTTAATGACGAGTTTGAATCTATTTCATTAGATGATTTTGAGTTTATGTATATGCATTCTTTATTTCTACCCGGTAAATCTTACCTTGTAGATATAGCAAACGGTCATATGCATAAATTAGAATGTTTAGTTGGAGCTGTTAAAGAACAATTTCCTTCTATAATTTTAATGGTAGGTAATATTGCTAACCCTGAAACATACAAAAGATTATCTGATGCAGGTGCTGATTATATTAGAGTAGGAATAGGTAATGGTAATGCTTGTCTTACTACAGTACAAACAGGTGTTGGTTACCCAATGGCTTCATTAATAAGAGAATGTTATACAGCTAAAAAAGAATTAAAAAACCCTGCTTATATTGTAGCAGATGGTGGTATGAAAAAATATAGCGATGTTATCAAAGCTATAGCTTTAGGAGCAGACTATGTTATGTTGGGTAGTATATTTAACAAAACAATACAATCCTGCGGTGACAACTATCTTTTTGGTTTCATTCCTGTTTCTCAATCTGTTGCTGAATTACTTTTTAAATACAAATTACCTATCTATAAAAAGTTTAGAGGTATGAGTACCAAAGAAGTACAAAAGAAATGGAATAAAAAAAGATTAAGAACTTCAGAAGGTATCGTAACTAAACGTAGAGTAGAATATTCTTTCTACACCTGGTTAGATAATTTCAGAGATTATTTAAGAACAGCGATGAGTTACACAGGTTCTCGTAACCTTGGGGAATTTAGAAAAAATAGTGTTTTTAATATAATTAGTGACAAATCTTTTGACCGATTTAATAAATAAGTTTCACTTTTAATCATGCAATCATGCAAAAACCAAAAATCAAACGTAGAAAATGGACAACCTCTGAAAATGAATTATTGAAAGAGTATGTGTCCTACTATCCAGAAAATTTACAGACTGCATTTTATCTTGCAGGTATTAATCTGGAAAGAACACAAGCAAGTTGTTCTATGCAGTATTACTCAAAGTTAATTACCTCTAAAGAAGGTTCTTTTCATTTGTTAAGTAAGAACACTGCTATTAAGAACAAAAAAGTTGTTAGAAATCTAATCAACAAAGATTCTGTAATTAAAAAGACTAAAAAGTCTGCTTACTCAGAACGCAAGAAAAACAAAATACTATCTGATGTATTTAAACTTCTGCAAAAACTATAGGTCTCAGAGTTAACCTTGAATAACTCTAAACAATAAACAATAAAATCATGACAAAAGAAAAAGTAGTACTACTGGGTATTGCTCAGGTACTTCTTAATGAATCAAACCCTACATTTTCAACACTTAACGATTTAATTGAACCGTTTGGTTATGAAGTTGTAGAGAAAAAACCTAAAGTAAAAAATCAGATTCTAGTTCTTGCTAATACAGAAGAACAAGATGATGAAATTATTACTCTACCTCAACATATTACAGATGAAATTTCTACAGATCGTTTCCTCGAATCTAGAGGACTTGCTGGTAGAAAATATATTCTGTTTCGTTCTGCGCACAAAAGAACCTATTGAGAGTAGGGTTGTTGATGTCGTAAAAAGGGAGCTAATAACTCCCTTTTTATATTGTTTTATTTGTTTAATTTTAATTTTTATTTAGTATGAACACTTTGCCCTCAAAAAAATCATTGAAGAAAAGAAGCAAACCTTTTAAAGAAGCTTACGGTAAACCTCTAGAAACAAGAAGAATGAGGTTTATGGTTATTAAAAAGGATGCTGAAGGTAAATCTTACGAAGGTTCTGAAACCTTATTAGTAAGAGTTTACTAAAAACATTTATCTCAGGATAATGTGCGTAGAATAAAAAGGGGGAGCAATCTCCCTTTTTTATGCAAATTTTATGAAGATTATAAAGCAAACAACAAAGACTCTTGTCACAAGAGATAATGGTCGCAGTTCTGATGCTGTAAGTCCTAATTTTATTTACGGTTGTTTAGGTGGTTGTATGAAAAGCTACTGCTATGTAGGTAGATTTAACGATGATTGTATTTATGTCAATGAAAATATCGAAGATATATTACAGTCAATAGATACCTGGGTTAGTCAACGTTATTTTCCTAAAACACCTACTCAGTGTGACGATACATATTATGTAATTGATATAGGTTGTTCTACTGATATACCACTTAAAAGTAAATATTATGATTGGAATAGAGTATTTGAATTCTTTAACGATCATCCGCGTCTTAAATCTACCTTTGCTACAAAATACCCGTCGTTATTTATTCCTACTAAATACAATATTAACCCTAGTAAGAATAGAATAAGGGTAAGTTTGATGCCGCAGGAATATTCTACCATACTTGAACCCAAAACTGATTTAATAAAAACTAGAATAGAAAGAATTCCATATCTACAAGAACATATGGAAGTTCATTTAAATTTTAGTCCTATTATTTATCATAAAGGTTGGTTACAGGAATACGAAAAATTATTTAAACAAGTTCATAATCTTGGTGTAGAGTTTAAATCAGAATGTATATTTCTTACATACAACGACAAACAGGTAGAAAGAAATAGTGATGAAGTAAACAAGCTATGTTACAAACCTCATATACAAGAACTTAAGAATTCTTATTATTCTGATGAAAATATTAGATACAAATCTGATGTTAAAAAGAACTTAGTTAGACAATTTAAGGAATTGTATGGTACTTACTTTCCGTTAGAATCTATACGTTACATTTTTTAGTAATTTTCATAAAAATTAAATTATGAACGTTAATATTCCTCCTTTAGAATGCTTTGTCAGAGCAGAGTATCTGTACGACTTTAAAGAAAAACACGGTGAACTTATTGAAGCAACTGCGTTTGCAGTTAAATCACTGCAGTCAAATGCTTTGTTATTTTATGTAATGACAGACATTGGCGCTGTGTATGATAAAATTCCTATTAGTGCTATAATACCTAGATATAGACCTGTGTCAGAACACTTGTCTTTTGATGTATTGCAGTTATGGGATTGTTTTTCATACAAAGCTGAAGCAATAGAGTTTATGTTTCTTAAAGGTAAACGGTGTTCTGTTTATTTAAAAAACAAGCAAATCAAAGAGGGTGTTTATAGATTTACCATAGATTGGAACAGCGATTCATCAGATGTAATATCTACTTCCTACGCTGAAATCACCCAGGAACATAAGGTAGCACATATAATAGAACTGTTTGACGGTTACTATTGTGCTTACCCTAATAATAGAATTCTATGGGCGGAACCATCAGGAGTAGAAAAACCATTTGCTACAATACCTGATTACAAACTCAACACATCTAAGTTTCATTGTGAGAGTAAAGATAAATGGGCTTCAGAAAATACAGACAAACAATTTTATTGATTATAAACCAATATGACACCTTTCAACACCACTATGTTACCAGCTGGGCGGTTTATCAGCACTAAATTTAATTTGAAACGAAATGGAAGAACAAATAATTGATACCCTTAAAAAATTCCAACAACAAGACTACAAGCGTGGAGGAGTTTCAATAGCACCTGAAATGTATAATGCTATTTCAAAGCACATTAACGACCATTACAAACGGGTGATAATTGATATTTGCAATGAAGATTATTCAAGCGATGAAAAAATAATGGACATTGCCAGAATATTTATACCTGATTACGACCCACATGAAGCATCAGAAGTAAAATGCGACTTGTGTAATAGAAAGTGGTTCGCTGTAAGACCACTGGGGATTAATCAATTAGAATGTCCTAATTGTACCAATATGGTTTATTTTGAAAATGTATTGTAGCCTTGCACATAACGTTTTGCAGATACACGCTGTGAGCGTTGGGTTGAGGGCGGAAAAATAGCGTGTATGTGCTGTTATCGGCTGCCCTTTTTTCGGAATTAATATTAACAATTTAAAATAAAACAAAATGACAGGACAATGTATTTGCTGCGGTAGAACGCAAGATTTAAGATTAGGTGCTTGCTGGGATTGTGCAGAAGCAGAAAGTGTAATTGAAGATGGAACTGATATGAGAGATGTTGCACCTCCAAAAATAGAAGGTTTATCAACTTCAATGAGTAAGTTACAATACATACTTAGAAAGTATATGAAGATAACAACTACTCCTCCGTCAAAGTTAGGGTAGTCGCTTAGGGTTGCCGATAACAATAAATATACGCAACTGTAACCTTTCAACCCGTATAAAGTAAAATGGAAAAAGAAAAACAAACTGACGCAAAACCCTTGTTATCGGCTGGCACGGTTTATCAGTAGGAAATTAATTAAAAAAAAACAATGCAAACACAAATTTTAATCGGACTATTTATTTGCCATTTTTTAGCAGATTACACACATTTATCAACTGCTTGGATGCTTAATGCAAAGCGACTTGGAAAGCCATTATTTCCAATATTCATTCACGCTGCAATGCACACTATGTTAATGTCGCTTGTTTTGGGTTGGTTTATTGGCTTTACAAACGATTGGGCTTACTTAGTAATATTCCAATGGGTAACACACTTCTTAATTGATGTTTGGAAAGGTAGATTGAATGGTTGGTTTCCTGCACTACAATCACCTGCTAATAAATGGCATTGGATTGTGTTTGGATTTGACCAATTACTTCACGCTTTGGTTATTATAGGGATGTCGTTATATGCAGTATCGTAGCCTTGAACCTAACAATAAATATTCAAATCGCAACCTTTCACCACCAAACCCGTATAAAGTAATATGAACGAACAAACTAAACTCGAAATCCTGTGTTACCTGCCGTTCTTTAAAATATAGCCTTGGACGGGCTTTGTAAAATCCATAAATATTATGAATATAGAACAAATTGCAAAAACGTGCCACGAAGTAAACAAGGCATTTTGTGAAAGCATTGGAGATTTATCACAACCAAGTTGGGAAAATGCTCCACAATGGCAAAAAGAGAGTGCTGTTAATGGCGTAAACTTCCATTTATCAAACCCAAATTCAAAACCGTGTGACAGCCATAACAATTGGATGGCTGAGAAATTAAAAGATGGTTGGAAATTTGGAGACGTGAAAAATCCAGAAACAAAAGAACACCCTTGTATTGTTGCTTACGAGCAATTGCCGAAAGACCAACAAACAAAAGACGCTTTGTTTATTTCAGTTGTACGCTCTTTCGAGTAGTAATTTGTGTGTTCGTAGGACTGTTCTTCGGAGCGGTCTTACGGTTGCACCTAACGGTTCGGGTATTGCCGAAGGCAGGGATTTGAAAGACAAAAGTTTCAACCTTGCACAAATACCCAATAGAATTAAAAACGATTAATTAACCGAGAACGCCCTGCTTTTGGCAATACCTTGTTAGGTGCAGTGCTTCTCACAAATTTTGAAAATATGAAAACTTCAACACAAGAACTAATTGAAAGAGTTAAATCAGTTGATAACATTAGAAGCCTTGTTACTTGGCTAAATAAAAATGAAAAACGATTGATTGAACAAGAACGTGAATTGCTAAAAGATGTGTCTGTCAATTCACAAAGAGATTACATAAATGCTGGTGAATGTTATCCACCGCAATTTGTGGTAGATAGGGCTAATAATGTTATCAACGAGTTGCTTTCATAGCATTTCACCTAACAATAAATATACGCAACCCGCAACAATTCACCCTTAAACCCGTATAAAGTAACATGGCAAAAAAAGAACCGAAGTTAAAACACATAGTAATTGTTGGGAAATTCGATGATGACAAATGCCGTCAAGTATTGATTAATCCAAAAACTCAGGATGTGGTATTGTCTGCAATAGTTGCATGCGAAGGTAGTGTTAGAGTACTTGATAAAGTTATTGATAATATTGACATTGAAATACCTGAATAACCTTTTCACTTCAAACCCGTATAAACCAATATGACACCTTTCAACACCACTATCATCGAAACGCCAGAAACCAACTTAGACTGGCTGTATCAGTTCGAACTTCCCGATGGTCGCACGGCTTTTATCGAACCTCACGCAATCGACCACGCCAATCCGTACCAGTACCATTCGTTCCTGCTGAATGACATCAGGAATAATCAGGTACTTGACATTAGGCAAGGCATAATCACCCCGAAACAAGTCTATCGGGACTGGTTCGTGATGCCGTATCAATCATTCAGGGGACAATACTTCTTCCAACTTATCATGCCCGAGTTGATTCTGGATGGATGGGATATTGAAGAACTGCTCAAAATGGAGAAGGAGTTTGACTATAAAGGACACAACGCATTCAAGTTATACCGCAACGACTACGGGCATACTTGCTATAATGTCGAAACGATTGATAGGAACTACACCGGCATAGATGGCTGGTATATTGGAATAATCAAAGACAAGGAGGTGCAAGATGTTTGAGATAAACGGCAAAATTTATACAGAACGCCCACAACAACCTAAAAAGAAAAACAGAATAGGTAGGATTGAACTTATGGCAATGGCAATGACTTACATTAATCCGTACGATTACGGAGGCTCAAATTATACCAGACCTTTTCCGAAGTTAAAAAATAGTTTGGTTGAAGAATTTAGGCTCATTCAGGAAAAGAAATCAAGCCTTTCAAGAGCCGAAAGAAAAATGGTTGAAAATCGATTTCATACAGTTTATCAGGAGGTGCAAGATGAAAACAATTGAAAAGATAGTAACAGCGACAATTGTAATTTACTTTTTGATTTTGTTGAATATGCTTAATGTTCATATTATTAAATCAATTGGTAGTGATTTTGCTTTCTTGATTTTTATTCCTCAGATTGCAATAGGATTTGTTTCAGGATATAATTTTTTTAGGATTCACAATTTAATTTGGAATTATAACCGATGAGAAATAACACGTACACTTACCGATTTTTTTATGCTGTAGGATTTTACGGTCTTACTGTTAGCTCTATTGTATTATCTATAGCATGGATTGTTACAAGCAATAGTAGAGATAAATCAGCAGAAATGGAATTATACTGGCGCAACCAATACATTGAAAGTAGATTACTACTTAACAAATGTGTCAGGGAAAACGATGTTTTGATAGATATTTTTACAGCTCAAGATGTAGGCATATGTGCTATATATTGCGATGAAGTAAGAGAATTTAAAGAAGCTTTAATTAAAAAACATTACAAACCGAATGAAAAAGAAAATAACAATTGAGATAGGTTTTTTAGAAGCGGTTCTTATAGAAAAAGCGCTTGAGTTATATACTAGAACAGGTTTATTGCAGTTTAATAGACTTACTATATGTGATAGTTTACAATCTAAAATATGGAAGGATGAGTTAAGTGAAACTTTTGAAGAAAAAACGGATGCTTTAAAAGCAATATTTAACTACTCTAGAAATTCTAATCCTGGCATACTTAACAAAACTGATGTACAAGATGATGTTAGAATAGCTTGTCACATGTTTCAACAATTTAGACATGAACGGTATAAAGATAGAATAGCATCTGGTGAACAAATAGAAAGTTATCATACCGTTGATGAATATCCTGCAGATATGTGTGATATTGCCGGTATTAGACCACCAGATTGTACTATAACAGTAACAAATGTAAGCGAAGAATAGTATGGCAAAAATAATATTAGAATTTGATTCTATAGAAGAATTTGAAGAAGCTGTAACTGCGATTAATGCAGGAAAATGGAAATCAGCAATGTTTGAGCTAGATCAAAAACTTCGTTCTACTACTAAATATGGTCAAAGTATAATAGAGCATAATAAGCAAGCTACTAACCAAGAAATAGAGACAGTAGAAGCTGTACGAGAATTAATCAAAAATATTTTAGACGACTACCAACTTTCTATACCATGAAATATAAGTTAGTAAACAATAACACCGAAGAAAAAACCCTTTGTGATAAAGTTACAATAGATGGATTTGATTATTATGTTTCTCCTTATAATAAAGACTTCAAGATTAATGAGGTCTCTATTTACAAAAAATGGAAACTTGGAATTGTAACGAATGTAAATGATGATATTTTAGAATTTGAAGGTGAGTTTATAGATGAAAGTGATTTATACAAAATTGTTTGTAGTAACAACCCTAACATTGATATTCCTAAAGTAGTGGATGAAGTTGATGTTAAAGAATATATTGCTTTATCTGTACTAAATCAACAAGATTGGGATACATCGACTAATTTACCTTTTAATCATGGTTTTATAAAAGGTTACAATAAATCCCAAGAAACACATCCTTTTAGTGAAGATGATATGATTGAGTTTGCTGAGTTTTATTTTAGAGAAGAGTTTAATTCAACAATGCAAGATTGTAAATCATCTAAAGAACTCTTCGAACTTTGGAAAGAACAACAACCTAAAATAGTTTATTATGATTAAATTTGAATCTCACATTACTGTGAATAAACCTAAAGATATTACAGAAGCTAGATTATTATTTAAAATTGCGTCTGATAATAACATGAAAACTTCTTGGATAACAGGAGACCCAGTTTTAGGTGTTGGTAAGTGGTTTTATATAAGCGGATATTCTACAGATTTTGATAATTTGTTAGAAAAAGTTAAAAATGTGTCGCATCAAATAAAAAATAATAACATAGAAGTTATCCGTGAAAAAATAGAACAGATAATGTATGATACTAAAACAAATTATTTTACATGCGGTGTTGATTGTTTTGCTTGTTTGGATAATTAAATATTTTATAAAATGAATAACGAATACAGAATATATAACGCAACAGCTATTCAAAAAAGAATAAAAGAGTTGAAAAAATAAAACAAGACTACATCACAAACTTAAAACTTGATATATGAAAATGCAAAACATTCAAAAGTTTAGAGAACTATTATCTGAAGATATAGGTTTAAATCGTTCTTTAGTGTCAGCTTTTGCTTCTAACTACGAACATGCTTCACAAAATTCAATCAATACAGCTAATGAGGTTGCTGCTGAACATACCTATTATGATTTAATATCAGATACTTTTACTGAAGATATTAGTTTTGAAATAGATGAAAATGAGTTAAAAAATTTTTTAATTCAACAATATGGGTTTACTATAGCTTTCGTACAAAGTGGATTTTAAAATTAAAACTTGATATATGAATACACCAGTAAAATTTGAATTAGTAAAGTTGCTAAAAGAAAAAGATGAACAGTTTGATGTAACATCTACTTTAGATTATCCAACCATATCAGAAGTAGTGATGTGGTTGTATGAGAAACATGGGATTTGGATAACAGTTACAAGTATTTCACAAGAATCTTGGCAATGTCACATGACTAAAAAGGGGGATTCTTTAGGTAAGTGTTACTTAGAAGATTTTTATAATCCAACAGAAGCTTATGAAGCTGCTATTTTATACACATTAAATAATTTAATATGAAAGACTTAGAAAAAGAATTTGTTCCATATCAACCAAGTCTTGATATGAAAGAACTTGGGTTTGATGAACCTTGTTTTGCTATATGGTCAGGAATTGATGAACTTAATTTTAGCATAACAGATACTATACGATTGTATTCTTCAGAATTTAGCATTAATGGTACTCAAAGCAGCAAGTTTTATGTCAACGATTTTAATTCACTTAGAGTTGCAGCACCAACATTCTCACAAGCCTTGAGATGGTTTAGTGAGAAACAGGAAATTGAAGGTTTTGTACATAAATCTATTGAAGGGAATTATTATTTTGTAATTAAAAGAATCGGAAATAATGAAAGTAATATGTATGAATTCACAAAAACCTCACCTAAAACTTTTGATACCTACGAAGAAGCAGAACTTGAATGCTTAAAAAAATTAATTGAAATTGTAAAAAACAAATAGAATGAAAAATTTACACATTATCCCAACTGAAGAAATTTGGAAAGATATAATCGGATATGAAGGTATTTATCAAGTATCTAATTTTGGAAATGTGAAAAGTTTGGGTAATAATTTTTCAAGAAAAGAAAGATTTCTTAAACTATCTTCTCAAAGTAAAGGATATTTAACAGTTGTTTTACAAAAAAATGCAACAAGAAAAATGGTACTTGTTCATAGACTTGTAGCAGAACATTTTATAGATAATACTGAATCTAAACCTCAAGTAAATCATATTAATGGAGATAAAACTGACAATAGTATTGAAAACCTAGAGTGGGTTTCTCATAGAGAAAATTTAGACCACGCTATAAAAAACAATTTAACTTTAAAAGGAGAAGAAAATCGTAATTCTAAATTAAAAGATGTAGATGTTATTAAAATACATTCTTTATTACAAAAAGGAATTACAACAAAAGAATTGTCAGAAAGTTACAATGTATCTTATAGCACAATAGATGGTATTAGAACAAATATATATTGGAAACATTTAAACTTACCTAAAATATGAAAAATTTATACAAAATACAAGATGAGTTATATATAATAGATAACAATGAAAAAGTTACTCAAAATGGAATATGGGCAAAGTGTTCATTTACTGGAGATATTCTAAAAAATAGAAATGGTCAGTATGCTTATAAAGTGATACTTACTACTAATAAATTGCTCATCAAAGATGGTGTACAAGCTATTGATGATGAATTTTTAGAGTGGTTTGTTAAGAATCCAAGTTGTGAGGAGGTTGAGGTAGTTGATAATTTAAAATATTTTAATGTTGATGAATTAAGAGAAAGACATCTTAAAGGATTACCTCATTTATATTCTGAAAAGATTGGTTACAAAATAATTATTCAAAAAGAAGAACCTAAACAAGAACTACCAAAATTAGGGACAAAAGAGTTTAACGATTTAGCATCTGCTTATTTTGGTGGTAAACCTAAACAAGAAACACTTGAAGAAGCTGCTGAAAAATATGCTGAATTATCATATTACAATAGAGATGATGTAAACGCTTTTGTAAATGGTGCTAAATGGCAAGCAGAAAGAATGTATAGTGAAAAAGAACTTTTTCAAATTATAGCGGAAATACTTCATACACCCGCATTAAGGGATGGTAGTTGGGAAGATATTTCAAATTGGTTTGAACAATTTAAAAAGAAATGACATGAAACAAGAAACACTTGAAGAGGTTGCTGAAAGAATATCCAAAGAACATTATGTTGACCAATCAGATTATTGGGCAATTGGTGTTGATTCATTTAAAAGAGGTGCTAAATGGCAACAAGAAAGAATGTATAGTGAGGAAGATATGAGAGAAGCTTATATGGTTGGAAAACATGGAGGAACAACACAGGTATACTATGAGTTTAAAGAATGGTTTGAACAATTTAAAAAGAAAGTATGACCGAGAAACAACTAGAATTTAATAGAGACTGTGCTTTTTTCCTACAATGGAAAAATAAAGGTATGGTAAACCTTGAAATGTGGGTATCTGATAGAACACCTATTGGTGCAAATACAAATGAGTTACTATTTCATAAAGACTGGAATTGGTTAATGGATGTAGTAAAAAAAGCATTAGATATTTGTTTTGAAGAAGATCAAGTAAATGATTACTACTATATACTAGATGCTGTACCTGATATAGATACTGTAGTAGAAAGAACACACGTTTTTATTAAGAAACTAAACTTAAACAAAACATGACAAAACGATTTAAAATTGAACCAGATTTTACCTGCCCTGAGTTGGCTGGGTATAAGTTGCCACCATGTTCCCGAAGTCAGGAAGATGGTGTTGAGGCAATTGTTAAGAACCTAATGGGATTGCCAGACTATTTAAATTTAGAGTCAATGAGTCCATCCATGAAAGGCTCTTTTGACTTTGGGGTTCAATGCTACAACAAAGCCCGAGAGAAGTATGAGTTTAGCCGGGAGGATTTAGTCCATGCCATTGATTTAGCACAAGAGGTGCATAAGCCTAAATACTGCCACCATTATGAACACACTTATACTCCTGAGCAAATAATGTCAATTTTACTCACCCCGATTGCGATTGAGGTGGAGATGGTTCAAAAGTCTATAAATGGTTCGATTCCTGTTGGGCAGGATTGGGAGTGTGTTCCAGCAACCAACCCAGACGGAACGGTGAAAGGGAGGTGGGTGTATGAGTAAGGTAATTAATTTACTCCCCCATTTTATCAAAGTTAGATTACTTGCAAAGAAGTTTGATATTTGGAAAGAAGTTCAAGATGACAATAGGAAACCCGATGCGTTTATGTCAGGCGATTGGATTTCATACGATGGCAATTTATATTACGGGCATCCGCTTGGAGTATTTTTATTATCTAATCAAAACGAATTGTATCAATTAAATAAACAATACAGAGATAAATATGACACCACAACCAATTAAATTCTGGGGCTTTCGGGTGGACTTGAACCAATTTGAGCAGGACTATGGCAAATAAACAACAAACCGCACTACAAACCTTAATTAAATGGGGTGATAAAATGCTTAAAGAAAATCCAAACAAAATACTTTCTTTTTCAGAAGTCATTGATAAGGCAGAAGAATTATTGCAAATGGAACGGGAGCATATTGAGCAAGCCTTTATAAAAGGGAATGAATTTGTTCCTAAATGGAAAATAAATGGTGTGCCATATATTGAATCTGAACAATATTACGAACAAACCTATGGAAAATAAACAACAAACAGCAGTGGACTATTTCTTTGATAAGATTAAGTCCAATTTTGAACACGATGGAGACAAGTTGGAATCGGTTATGTTCCTTTATGCGATATGCAAAGAGATGAACAGAGAGCAGATTGAGAACGCTTATTGGGATGGTGGTCAAGATGTACCGATAAACGAAAATAGATGTGCAGAATATTACGAACAAACCTATGGAACTACAACAAGCCGTTGACATACTAATGGAAAACCACAGGTATAAACTAAACAAAATACAAACTGTTAGTTTTACAGAGCAGGAACTGAATACTGCACGAAATACATTAATTCATTACAATAATGTACAACGAAACAAGAAAACAGCTTAATACCAAGTAAGTTTAAACTAAAAAAATTTATATTATTTACTGAAATTAATTTTGGTATATTCGCATATTATATTTATATATTATGCATTATTCTTTAAGTGATGGTAGGGTAGTAATAATGGATGTTGATACATACCTAAGCTACCCTGACAATATTCATCAGCTGTTATTAGCAGATTTTGATGGAGAATATATTACCAATCCTTTTCACGGTTCTGTACTTAGAAAGCATTCTATACTAGAAGATGATACTCTATTGTCTTTAGTAGAACTAGATGAGATAAGCTCCGAGGAAAAATTAATTGAAGTAAAGGACGACCTTTTTATTGATCATTAACTTTTAAAAACAAAACAATGCAAACATCAACAAAACTCAATCAAACACAAAAACTTCTTTTTAACATTTGTCTGCATGGCGAAAATGCATGCGATGATGAAGTTAAGAAAGATTTATCTGTTGCAGATTATCACAAAATTCGCAACAAGTTCAGAAAAGCTCAGATCGCAATTAATCGTTTGAAACAAGAACGTGTTAATGAATGGGCTAATGCTTTTATGCAACACTTTTTTCCTAAAACAGAATTGACTCAAGTATTTACTATAAAATACGGAGACGCTGTTGATTTGAATAAAGTGTGTCCTATGTCTTTTAAAGACTTAGGTATTACTAAAGAAGACATTATTGAAAAACTAATGGATTCTGGTGTTCTTCCCAAAAACTTTTACGGTATTAATTCAGAATTGAAAGAAAACTTATGAAAGTAGAAACAATTATCAACGGTTCAACTAAGCTCATTCTTATTCCTGAAACACCACTAGAAGAAGAAATTCTTAAAGTGTTAGCATCACAGAATAATGAGATAGTAGAAGCTCGCAATGGTTTTGCAGTTGGTTCTGTAACCCACACAAGAGCTTTGGTTATTCAACCACAATCTACCGGCAACTTAGAGCATGAGGCTTAAAGATTGCTGCGCATGTGAGAAACCCTCTGTCATTTGGAAAAATGATAGAGGGGATCTCTATTGTAAGTCTTGTTGGAGTAGGAAAAACCCCAAGACAATTACAAAGAAATCTGAAAAGCAGGTAGTAGCTGAAAAAAGTTATTCTTTAATTCGTAAAGCATTTCTTATAAAGCATACTAAATGTCAAGCAGGTTTACCTGGGTGCAGTATTTCTTCTACTGAAGTTCATCACAAAAAAGGAAGAATTGGTAGTTTACTTATTGATACTAACTTTTTCTTAGCCGTTTGTCGTAACTGTCATGATTACATAGAAAACAATCCAAGTGAAGCAAAAGATTTAGGTTTATCAGAATCTAGACTAAAAACTTAAAAAGTTTATAGTAAAACTTACAAAATTTTATTAAATTACATATACAACTGTAATTTATAAAGTTATGTACGACGTTAGTGCTCAATATCATAAAGATGAATTAGCTAAAAAGCAATTATTAGAAGAAGTAATTTCAACTATTACAACTACATCTTCTTCTATAACTGCGATATTGAATAATATTTATATTGATACGCAACAAGCTAATGCTTATTTATCTTCAATAAATGTTTATGCTGCTAATTCAACAGCTGAATTACAGACTATTCATAACAGACAGACTAACGGTACTCAGAAAACTCAGATTATTCCTACAGTAAGTCCTGCAACTCTTACAGTAACAGAAAGTGCTGTTACTAGCAGTGGTTCTACTGCAGCTGATAATCTTTACATGACTTTTGTAACTAGTGAAGATTTTGCAGGTAGTATTAATGGTATAACTATTCCTAAATTATCAGTAAAAGAATATCCTTACTTGCCTGGTCACAAATACCCTAGTATTTCTTACACTAGAACTGCAGGTACATTATACATTATTGAAGCAAAATAATTATGATTAGTTTAAGAACTTCAGAACCTGGATTTGTTTTACTACAACAATATAAAGTTGTAACTGCAATTCCTGCTATATTAGAAAATAGAACTACATATCTGGTAGGTGCGCAAACTACTATTGATATTACAGGATTGAACGGTAATGTAGATCAAAGCTATAGAATTCAAGGTACTTCTGTAAATGCAGTTAGTGCAGATACACATAGTTTAACGTTTAATGGAATTGTAACAAATGTTTATGATAGCCGTTATTCGTATGTAGGTGCTGCATCAAGTGTTGGTTCTAATAATCAACCTTCTATATTTATGGCTCCTAATAGTGGTAGTACTTCTATGACAATGTTTGATATAGTTATTGATGCTGTTACAGGTAAAAATAGAGCTGTTCAAGGAAACTGTGTTACAACTGGAATAAATCAAGCGGCAGTACCTCTTTATCCTACATTTGGTGGCATTTGGAAAGATAACTCTACTAACATAACAAGTGTACAGTTTAGATTCCCTAGTATTACAGGAGGATATGCAGTAGGAACAGTGTTTAGAATTTATAAATTACAGCTATGATACAAATAGATCACTTTTACAGATGCAATACTGCCTTTGGTGTAAGAACAGTTAAAGCAGTTCAAGAACTAGAATCTTCTGATTTCTATGGTATATTTTCTATTTCAGAGTTTCAGGAACCAGGTGATAACCAAGGAATGGTAATTCCTAATAAGTCACCTAAAGCTACTCTTGCAGAAGCTAAAGAATGGGAAAATTGGTTTAACCAATAAGTATTTAAGTAATTAATTTAGTTTAAGGGGAATTAGGTTCCCCTTTTTTATTGTTTGAAATGGAAGAATATAAACTTAAAAATAATCATGTTCTTATAGTAGAACAAGACATAAACCCTTTAAATCCACGAGTCGATTTTGATAACATAACCACAATGGTTTGCTTTCATAAAAGATATACATTAGGAGATGTAAACGATTTAAAATCAGAATATTTTGATGGTTGGAATCAACTAAAAGAATTTTTAGAATCAGATAATAATATTATAGCTATAAAACCGTTATATTTATACGATCATTCTGGTATTACTATTAGCACCACTCCTTTTTCTTGTAGATGGGATAGTGGTCAAATAGGTTTTGTTTATGTTACACAAGAAGCGTTAGATCGAGAAGGAATACATGAAAATAAAGCATCTGAAATAATTGATAATGAAGTTGCATTATATGATAGTTATCTTACAGGAGAAGTCTACAAATTTACTTTATATAAAGAACAAGTTTGTAATCTAGGACATACTCATAAAGAGATAGTTAATTCTCTTTCAGGTTTTTACGGAGATAGTGATATATTCAAGAATGGTATTATAGAGCATATAGACAAAGAACTATTAACAGAAGAATTATGTACAAAGCAGAAATAATTAAGCATTCAATTACAGAATTTAATCACGAGCTAGTAACTTTTATTGTTACATACCCTCGCATTATACACGCAGAAATGTGTAGACATAGAGCTTTTTCAAGAAATACTTCTTCTTCTAGAGCTATTCCTTTTAGTAAAACCGAAAGCGATTTAAAAGATAATTGTTTTGTTCCTATTGCATGGCAGAAAAAACATTCTGGTATGCAGGGTGATTATTATTTTAAAGGTATTGAAGCTGAGACTTTTGAAAGAGAATGGTTAAACATTAAGAATAATGTTATTACAGATGCTATGAGGTTACATGCTAAAGAGTTGACTAAACAATTAACTAATCGTTTGGTAGAACCTTTTACATGGACCACAGAAATAATAACTACTAGTCTACCAGGTTTGCTTAATTTCTTTGAACTTAGGTGCCCTAAGTATAAGTATTATCTTGTTGATCGCGAGGGTAATCCTATTGAACAGATAGCTAGAAGTAAAGGTGAGTATTTTAGAAGAACTAATACTAGCGATGAAGGTCAATTTGAAACATTAGATTGGTTATCTATAGACGAATCACCTGCAGAAATACATATTCAGCAAATTGCAGAGTTAATGTATGAAGAGTTTTGTTTATCAAAACCTGAAAAATTATTATCTGGTGAATGGCATATTCCTTTTGGTGATAATATTTCTGATAATGAAGTTTGGTTTTTAATTAATCCTGAAGACGAATTTGAGAGAACAGATGATGCTAGAATAAAAATATCAACTGCTAGATGTGCTCGTTTATCATATCAAACATTAGGTGATGAACCTAAAATTGATTATGAAGCTGATCTAAAATTGTTTTATAAACTTCTTACAGAAAAGCACATGAGTCCTTTTGAGCATTGTGCTAGAGCTATGAGTAAAGAAGAAGTAGATTACTATACCAGAAATGGTAGCGAAAAAGGTTGGTGTAATAATTTCCAAGGTTTTGTTCAGTATAGATTTATAATTGAAAATGAAGGAAAAATACAAGATTAAAGATCCTGTTTCTGGTTTATACTTTTCTATTAAAGAAATGCCTAAACCAGGAGATGTAGTTATGTACAGAAAACAAGGTAACGGTAGTTTAGTATCTGTTACCTTTAACCCTGTAGTAGAGAATCACATTCTTAATACTTTTTTTAATAAACGCGGGCGTTTGTTTTATTCTGAAGCAAAAGCAAAAGAGTTTATTCTTAAAGTAATAGATGAAAATCTACTGAAAGTTCTTAAAAGATGTATAATAGTTAAGTATGAATAGTATGATTAAGTTAGGGATTTCCGTAAATATGTTTGATGGTTACGAAATGCTAGAAATGAATCTGCGTTTTGTTAAACCATTTGCTACACATTTAAGTATAGTGTATCAAGAAGTTAGTAATAACGGTCTTGTTTTTAACGATAAGATTAAAGATGTCATTAAACATCTTAAAGCTGAAAAACTTGTAGATACACTTGTATTATATAAACCTGATGACGGAGCTTCTTTACAGGAAAATGAATGTGAGAAAAGAAATATAGGTTTGCGATTAGCTAAAGAGCATGGTTGTACTCATTTTATTACTATGGATGCTGATGAGTTATATCTACCTAATTTATTTGAACAAGTTATAGAAGATAAAGGAGAAAAAGATGTTTACTTTAGTAGAATAAGAACATACTATAAGTATCCTGAAGTTTTCTACGATGAGGACCCTAAGTTTTTGGTACCATTTATTACAAAGATTAGGGATAAAGAATACAACGGTAGTAATCCTAGAAAGCATTTACTAGATGCAACTAGAATACTTCCCTATGAAACAAGCACTATTCTTAAAGGAGTAATGCATCACTTTTCCTACATCAGAACTCTAGACTTTTATAGCAAGTTTAACTCCGGTACTAATTACAAAAATGCTCAGAGATATTACAATGTTCTTAAAGAAGCATATAGTAACTTTAGTTCTATTAAGAGTAAAGCTCTTGTTCTTAAAAACTGGAGTCATGTTGAAGAAGTAGAGACAGATTACACATCAACCATCGCTAAATTATTAAACGAGTATGACTGGGACGGAGCAAAGGGAATTTATACAAAAAGAAGCTTACGACAAAGCTTACGATAAACACAGACGAACTATTGTAATGAGCGTTGGTGCAGGTAAAACTAAAGTTGCACTAGACATTGCTAAACAGTATTCTAAAGTTCATGTTGTAGTACCAAAGGTATCTATGTACAAAACATGGAAAGACGAGAATATAAAACATAATGCTAATCTAGATTTAGTTTTTACTACTTACCGCAGTCTAAATAATCTAGACCCTAATGAAGTAGAGTTTATAATTTTTGACGAGGTTCATTCTCTTACATTAGCACATGCAGACTGGATTAGGAAATTATATAAAGGACCTATATTAGGTCTTACAGGTACTCCACCTGTTTATGGTTTCAAAAAAGAAATAGTAAAGTATAATATTCCTATTTGTTATGAGATATACGAAGACGATGTTATAGCAATGAACATTATTAATGATTATAGAATAATTGTTCATGCTGTAGAATTAGACCCTCGTAAAAATCTAACAATACATTACGGCCCAGATAAGAGTAAAAGTTTTATTACTTCAGAACAAGCTAGTTATAATAAATATTTAGCTATGGGAGATCCTATTAAAATACTTAGTGTTTTGACAGGATTTAATAGCAAGATAGCTTATATAGAACAACTTGCTCGAACTATTGATAGTAAGACTATTATTTTTGTAAACAAGAAAGCTCAAGCTGATAGATTAGGTATTTCTTATCATTCTGATAATCCTGATTCTCAACAGAATCTGCAAGATTTTTCTGATGGATATATTAATCAGCTAGTTTGTGTGCAACAACTAAACGAAGGTATCAATATACCAAATTTAGAAACAGGTATTATCATGCATGCTTATTCTAATCCTAGAATAACTCAGCAGAGAATAGGTAGATTACTACGACTATCTCCTGATAAAACTTGTACCGTACACATTCTTTGCTACAAAAAAACTATAGAAGAACATTGGATTAAAAATGCTCTTACTAAGTATGATTCTTCTAAAATAACTTACATTGAAAATTTTATATGAAAAATTTAACAGTTAGAATGGTTAAAGAAGGTAGCGAGTTAGTTTACCAACAACATGCTGACAAACTTAAGTTTAAAATGTTTAAGGAAAGTTTGAAAGAAAATGAAGTTATAGAGTTGTTTGTTAATCGCACTAGTGGAGACGGAAGTCTAGCTCAATTAGCTAAACTTCACGCCTCCATTAGAGACATTGCAAAATTTACCGGTAACAGTGCTTCTGATGAGAAAATCAGAATCAAGAAAAAAGCGGGCTTTTGCATTGAAAAAACTATTGACGGTGACAAATACATAATCTGTAAATCATTTGGAGATTGTACTCGTGACGAATTAGACTATGTAATCAACCTGGTAGAAACAGAGTGTGCTGATTTAGGAATTTGATTCTTCAGCAGCAGGTCTATCAGGAATGATGATATCGTCGGTAATTTCTTTTTCTACTACTTTGTTTTGCTTTACTGCTTCATTTTCTATAGTAGAAAGAAGAACTACGATAGTAGCATAATGGTAGGACCAAGGGTCTTCAAATTTACCTTCTTGCAATAACTGCATTGCTTTCTGTACGTCTTCAGTAGTTTTACCATCCATGTTATGGATAGCAAGTTGCTGTAGTCTAGCATAGAAAGCGCCAGAAACTTTAATTTCAACAATCGATTCAGGACTAATTACTTTCATGGAATTTATAAATTTAGACGAAGTTAGAGAAAAACTCGTTAAAAAACTAGAAAATACAGGTTGGGACCAAAAACTTAGATTTTTTTGTGAAGAAAAACTACCTCCTATACTTACTGATCTTTTACGAGAAGCACAGGACGGTAGACGTTTTGTACCAAAAGTTGCTCAGATATTTAGAGCATTTGAAACATGTCATTTTGATAAAACAAGGGTTGTCATATTAGGTCAATCTCCTTATCCTTATGTAGGAGTACCAGATGGTTTAGCATTTTCTTGTACTCAAAAAGGTAAACGAGTAGAAAAATCACTTTCTTTAATGTTTGCACAGATTAACAAAACTGTCTATGATGGTAAACTTATTTGTGTAGATGGTAATTTAGAACGGTGGGCAAACCAAGGTGTTTTACTACTTAATTGTTCTCTTACTACAGGTGTAGGTAGTCCAGAAAATCATATGATGAGATGGAAACCTATGGTAGCACAAGTACTTGATAGTCTTATATTTGCAAGACCCGATACAGCTTTTGTATTTATGGGTAAGCATGCATGTTCTTGGGAAGATTATTTACCTGATAATTTTCTAAAAATTAAAACAGACCACCCAGCTTTTGCTGCGTATCAAAAAATAGAATGGGATTCTAAAGACTGTTTTAATAAGATTAATAGATATTTAGAATCTATTAAACAAGAGCCTATTACTTGGTAAGTATAAGGGCGATGTTGGTTAACAGAGATGCTAAAAGACCTGTTAGCAACCACTTTTGTTTATTATTAAGACTGTTGTTTGTATTAGACAGTTTTTGATAATTAGTTTCTAATTCTTTTATTCTGTCTGCTTGAAGTTTGGTAATGCTATCTGTATTGTAGATTATAATATCTTTTACGTAAATCACATCGTATAAAGTAGTTATTTCTTCATTTGCTACAGATAGGATGCTATCACACTGTTTCTTTTCTATCAATCTAGTTGCTATTCTGCGCAATTCATTTGCGTTGTAGCATTTAAAAGTATCTTGTGATTGACAATACAAGCTAAAACAAAGAAAGCAAAGTATTATTGATGTTGTAAAATGTTTCATACTACCAGTTTTTTCTTATGGCACTATCTAATTGTTCACTATTTAGATCCGATAAGATTTGAATCTCTTTTCTACTTCTTATTCTTATTGTTTCTTTAGTCGCGCTATAAGGAATTCCTAATAAACTATCTGAATAAAGACGAAGCTTGTGGTTTTCATTTGACAAGCTTTCAATCTTCATACGATATTCATTAGGTTCCATTGTAATAATAGACTTCTCTTTTTTGTTAGAGTTGTTTATGAACAGAAACAAACACGCAAATCCTATAACTATTAATAGTATAGGAAAGTAAGATTCAGTTTTTATGGACATGGTGTTTCAGAATCAATTTTTTTCTTTATGGTATCAGGAGATATGATAAGTCCTATTCCTATTAAGATTATACCGGTGGAATCAATCCAGGTAGCTTTATCGTAAAAAACACTAGCGATACCTGCTATTAGTAAAATTAAACCTACAGTAGTTGTTTTATAGGATTTAACTATGTTTCTTTTTATCAAATTTAGGAAATTTATCATCTCTTATAAACAATGATTGTTTGTAAAATGTTACTTTTCTGGGGAAAAGTTGTTGCAACTCTTCAATACTTTTGTCGTTAAAATCAAGCCTCTCTTTTATGGCAGCTCTTTCTTCCATTAATATGTCAAGTTTTGACTTAATGGTCTGTAAATCCGTCCATATTAGTAAACCCAATATACTAGCCAATATCGGTGTCAAGTAACTTTTAATTTTATCTAACATGTTCTGAATAGCATGTATTAATTTAACAAATTATGAGGGAAAGAAAAATAAATTTATAAAATTTATGACAGTGCGACCATTTTTTAATTATTGTAAAAAACACAAATACACACCAAACGAGATTCTTATGTTGTTTTGTGTTAAAATGGGTATAAAATGTCCGATACCTTATGTCAACGAAGACTATGAAATTAGGAAACTAATTACAGATGGTCTATTAGAAATTGACGGTAGGGTACTTACACCTAAAGGACAAAAAGTTTTTGATGAAGTGAATAAGAAAGTAGAAGAAAAACCTGCGTTACCAACTGTGGATGAACAATTTGCTAAAGAATACTTAGAATGTTTTCCTAAGATGGTGTTACCTAGTAACAAACCCGCTAGAGTATCTTCTAAACTTATTATTAAAAACCTTAACTGGTTCATTAACACCTATCCTCAATACGATAAGGATATTATTCTTACTGCTACTAAGTACTATATACGAAAGTTCAAAGAACAAGACTACAAGTACATGCGTAATTCTCAGTATTTTATATCTAAAGAGGCAACCAACAAAATGATTTCTTCTACTCTTGCAGAATTCTGCCAACTTATAATAGATGGTGTAGAAGAAGACGAACCAAAAGATTTTGAAACAAAAGTACTATGAGATGGAAATCACAAAGTGATGCGTTTATTAGTGCACTAGACTATATGTCTAAACGTGCTAGAGGAGAAGTACTTAGTCTCAGAACACCTTGGTCTCCAATGAATAAAGTAGGTATTGACGGCTTTGAGTTTCCTACAACTGTAGTTATTGCAGGTCGTCCTGGTAGTGGTAAATCATTAGTAGAACAGATACTTGTTAAACATGCTTTTAGTAATAACAATCTACCCGGTCTTAGAAGTCTTAGATTTCAGTACGAGATGGTGGGTAGAGTTAGTGCTATTCGCGAGTTTTCATCTGCTATTAGTAAAAGTTATTCTTATATATGTTCTGCAGAGGACAATGTTATATCTAAAGAAGAATTTGATGCTTGTGCTAGATATGCGCAATCTATGAAAAGTCTTCCTATTGATATAGTAGATGAACCTTTGACAGTACCTCAGATGGCTGCTGAGATAAAAGAATACTTCAAAACTTACAACTGCCCATATCTATTGGTTACTATCGATCACAGTTTACTAGTTAAGAAACTTCCAGGTCAAGACATTCAAGAAATGATTTTTGATTTAGGCTCTATGATGACAAATATGAAGAAAATTTATCCAATAATTTTCGTAGTTTTGAGTCAGCTTAACAGAGGTGTAGACACAGTAGACAGATCTAAAGAGGGCACTGCAGGTAATTATTTATTAGACAGTGATGTATTTGGTTCTGACTTTTTGCTACAATTTACTGATATTCTTATTGGTTTAAATAGACCTGGTATTAAAAATATCAGGTTATATGGTCCCGAAAAGTATCAGATAATAGACAAAAACATTATTGTTATGCATTACCTTAAAGTTCGTAACGGTGAACCAGCTATGTCATTTTACAGAGGTGAATTTGACAAGATGAATATAGTATCTATCGCACCTCCTTCAAAACAAGCAATTTCTTTTAAACCATGAGCAAATGGAATGAAAAAACAGATGAATTACGTAGGTACCATGCAGATATACTTTCTGAGTATCCAAATGCGTACTTCGTAATGAAAACTGCTATTCGATTTAAGAATCAGCAGTGTGTTATATTCTTTAAGAGCGAACTTTCTAAGGGTGATGTATTCTTAGAAATAGTAGATTCTTCATTGAACCCAGGTATTGACCGTACACTTTATCGTTATGCTTTCAATGAATTTTGGGAGTCTGAATATGAAATAGTAGAAGGTTATGCCGACAAGTTTTATGTTCCTGTAGAGGAATTACATGTAATACCTAAAAGAGAAGTTTTTGTAGAAAAACCAAAATCTACTAAAATTTCTTTACCTGGAGCTAATGCCAATTACGAACTTAAGTTAGAATCTTTTTTAGATAGAAGCGCGTCTGTCTTAACAGTAAGAGATCTTATTGCTATTATACACAGACGACCTGTAAGTAATAACCAAGAACTAAATGAATTTATTAAGCAAGTATGAGTATATTACCATTAGAAGTCGTAGGTCCAGAAACACTATCGCCAAAAAATTTAATTATTTTTAGCAAACCAAAAGTAGGTAAGACAGAACTAGTTAGTAAACTAGATAAATGTCTTATTTTAGATTTTGAGAAAGGTTCTTCTTTTATTTCAGGTTATAAGATTCAGATTGAATCTGTTGATCACTTGAAGAAAGTAGGAGCTGAAATTAAAAAGTATCGTGAAGATAACGGTAAGTATCCTTACAATTATGTAGCGATAGATACAACAACCTCTTTAGAAGAAATGGGATCTGTTTACGGTGAGCAACTGTATTCTAAAACAATCCCCGGTAAAAACTGGTTTAAAAAAGGACCAGACGGTAAATTAGCGGAAGATGCGGGTAAAAGAAAGTATGGTAGTCTTACGGGTATGCCCGAAGGTGCAGGTTATTTTTGGATAAGAGAAGGTACAATGCAGTTGATCAATTTTATTCAAACATTTGCTCCTCGTATTATTCTTTTAGCTCACATCAAAGAGATTTATCTAGAGAAAGACGGTACAACTTTTACTGCAAGTGACATTGATCTTGGCGGTAAACTTAAAAGAATTGTTACCTCTAACTCAGATGCAATCGGTTACATGTACAGAAAAGGCGACAAAAACATTCTTAGTTTCAAAACTAAAGAAGATGTTGCATGTGGTGCAAGACCTTCGCACCTCAGAAATAAAGAATTAGTTATTTCAGAATACACAGAAGAAGGATTAAAAACAAATTGGAACGAAATTTACATTGATTAATTATTATGGGAATTAAATTAAATTACAGCGAAAATGTACCTAAGAACTTATCTCCAGGTACTCAGGAGGCACGTATCATTCGTGTTGCTTTGGAATCACCTGCTTATGATGCAAGTGCTTCATTTGTTATTCTTGAACTTGAAGGTCCTGACATGGGTCCTGAGTTTGAAGGTTTCTTGGTTGACAAGAACGACGTTGAGGGACCTCGTTACAAAGGTCAGGTAGGTAGAGTTAAGAGCTCTCGTTATGCTTACTCTGATGGTACAACTAAAACAGGTCGTCCTGTCTACAAAGACCAAGGTATTGCTCGTTTTGTTTCATCTCTTTGTTTTGAATTAGGCGCAGAAGCGGTAGAGTGGTTGAATTCAGCTAACGAAAAGTTTGATAGTATTGAAGAATTGGTTGAAGATTTTAACAACATGCTTCAAACTACCGGTATTACTTCTCGCTACTACAACTTCACTATTGGCGCTAAAGAGTATATCAAAGACGGATATGTTCGTAATGATATGTTCTTCCCTAAATATGAGAAAGGTAAAACTTTTGTAGAAAGAAAAGACGCATCTCCGTCTAAGCTAATTCAATTTGACTCTAATCTTCATGTGATTAAAGCAGAAGTAAAACCTGCTGAGGATTTTGAATCAGCATCTGGAGTAACTTCTGATACTGCAGAAGATTTTAATATGGATTCGGGTTCTTCTCTTTCAGACCCATTGTTTTAATTAAACCTGCTATGATAAAAGAGGGGTTTAATAGCCCCTCTTTTTATTTATACTATGCTCAATCTTTTAAATGTAGCTATAGATAGTATCCCAGAATCTTGGATATTTGAATATTATTGTAATTTAGAAAAACCTCTTGAAGGACAAAGACAAGTAATTAAATCAATATTTCAGACTTCTGATAGAAGACCGTCTATGTTTATATACTATCGCTACGGTAGATATATTTACAAAGATTTTGCTTCTGGTAATGGCGGAAGTGCTGTACATCTTGTTAGTAAAATATTTAACATTTCAGAGAAGGAAGCTATTAATAAGATAGTCACTGATTTTATGAAGGTAGGAGAATATAAGTATTCTGTTCCTAACGTAGAAGAAACACCATCTGAAGTTACTAGTTACAAAACAAGACAGTGGTTTGACCACGACAAAAAATACTGGCTTAAATTTAACATAGGTCTTTCAGTACTTAACAGATATTGTGTAAAACCTATAGCTGAATTTATATTACAAAAAGATACTAAACAATTTAAATTTCAAGGATTAAATACATACGGATATTTCAAAGAAGACGGTACCTTGTGTAAAATTTATCAACCTTATAATAAAACATGTAAATTTATTTGGGTTAATGATTTCTTTCAAGGTGCAGAACAACTAGAAAATAAAAAACATCTTATTCTTACTAAATCAATCAAAGACATAATGTCTCTTTCTACTATAACAAGACAATTTGATTTTCTTGCAGTAGATAGTGAAAACACAATGCTTACCAAAACAAGACTATCTGTTATTAAGCATAGTTACAAAAGTAAATATGTGTTATTTGACAATGACGAACCTGGTCAAAGAGCAGCTAAACGATATGTAGAACAAGGTTTTATTAACATACCTTGGTCTTTATATAAAGATACTAGCGAAGCTATGGATAAAGCAGGTTATGAAAACACTAAAAAACATTTTGTTGAACTTATAAAATCATTAATATGACAAAAACTTATATCGGTATAGATATAGGCAAGAAAGGAGCAATCGCTGTTATAAAAGAAGACAGTATTGACACTTTTAAGATGCCTATAATAAAAGATCAAGTGGACACTGGTTCGCTTTTTTCAATTTTGACAAGTTACTCGCACACTCATATTATATTTGAGAAATTAGGTGTAATATATGGTAGTTCTAAACAAACTGCTTTTTCAATGGGGTATCAAATGGGATTAGTGGAAGCATTTTGTGTTGCTATGAACATACCTTATACAGCTGTAAGAGCTGTTGATTGGCAAAAAGAAATGTTTAAACACACTACTGTTATAAATAAATCAGGTAAAACTTCTAAAGATACAAAAGCAATGGCTCTTGTTACTATTAAAAGACTTTTTCCTACTCTTTCTCTTACTTATGATAAAGCTACTAAACCACATGATGGATTAATAGATGCTGTTTTAATAGCAGAGTACGCACGTAAAAATAATCTGTAACATGGATGCTTCTAAAATATTTAAGGACATCATTATAGAAAGTCCCTTTTATGGTATTTTTCTATCTATGATTAACAAGAGCTGGGATAGTGTAGATACTGTTCGAGTTGTTAAAAAAGGTATAAATTATGAGCTTTCAATGAGTGAGAAATACTTTAATAGTATTACGCTGAACAATGCAAAAGCTCATATTTTACACGAAGTAATTCATATTGCTTTACTACATCCCTTAAGAATTAAGGATTATTCTAACAAAAAGCTAGCACATTTAGCAATGGATATTGTAGTAAATCAGTATGTTAACGAGAATTACTGGCTAAATTGTCCTACAAAATTTATGACTTTAGCAAAACTTAATGAAATACTTGCTAGTATTAATTATGAGTTGGCAGAAGAGCATAAAAGTATTGATTATTACTTAGAAAAACTTAATAGTTTACCTACAGGTGATAGCGATCAGTTTGCAGTTGGTGAATTTGAAGAAATTAGCACTACACCAGAATGGAATGATTTTTATTCTATGAGTGATGTAGATGATAAACTACTTCAAAAAGTTACAGAAGGTATGCTTACTAATGCAAGAGACGCTGTTAGTAAAAGTAGAGGTAGAGTTCCTGGAGAATTAGGTAGTATTTTTGAACTTATTGACAAAGAAGAACCACCTAAGTTTAACTGGAAAGCATATCTAAGAAATTTTGTTGGTTATTGTATGTCTGCAGATGTAAAAACTACTCGCACTAAAGAAAATGTGAGATATCCTGAAGCTGCAGGTAAGAAAATTAAACAAATGGCTCATATTCTAGTAGCTATAGATACTTCTCAATCTGTTAATGATACTCTTTTAGAAGTGTTTCTTGCAGAACTTAAGCACATTAATCAATGTGGTACTGAAGTAGATATTATGCAGTGTGACGCTAAAGGTTATCCTGTAAGACCTATTAAAGAATATGTACTTGATAATCTTGTTAGAATAGAAGGTAGAGGAGGTACTGATTTTAATCCTCCTGTAAACTATTACGCAGAAAATCAACCTAAATATCAAGCTCTTATTTATTTTACCGATGGTGAATGTAGTCCTCCTGACCTTTCACCAAATAATATACTCTGGTTAATACCAGACTCTCACTCTTTAAACGATTTATTACCAGGAACTGTAAAACAAATTTCATTATGAGAAAAGCAATTGACAAAACAGTAAAGATGAACATTACAGAAGTAAAGCAACTTCTAGAGTACATTATTGAAAACAATCTTAAATTACAAGAAATTGGTATAGACCCTATTTCTCTTAACATATCAGGTCCTTCCGGTATAGGAAAGACATCATTAATTAAACAAACTTGTGATAAACTAGGTATTCATTCTGTAAAGAAGAATCTTGCTCAGATTGACGACTTAGGTGAGATTACTGGTTTTCCTATTAAAGAGTACGAAGTAACTAAAACCGAAGGTGATAAAACAAAAGTTCGCTGGGTACCAGAAGCTGTATTGACAACTGCTACTGATAAAGGTTGGACTGCTACTACTAAAACTAGAATGGGTTATGCTAAACCAGAATGGTTAGTTTCTAATGAAAAGATGGTCCTTATTCTTGACGACTTTAATCGTTGTCAGCCTCGTTTTATGCAAGCTATTATGGAAATTGTAGACAATCAAAGTTATTTCTCTTGGAAATTGCCTAAAGGTTCTACTATCGTTCTTAGTTCTAATCCTGACAACGGTGATTACAATGTTACTACCGAGGATACAGCACAAACTTCACGCTACTTTAGAGTTGATTGTAAGTTTGATGCTTATATCTGGGCTAAGTATGCAGAATCTATAGGTATTGATGAGCGTTGTATTAACTTCGTTTTGTTACATCCTGAGATGATCAATGATAATTGCAATGCTCGTATTGTAACTAAGTTCTTTAATTCTATTAGATTTATTAAAGACTTTTCAGATCCTTCATCTCTACTATTGATTCAATCTTTAGGTGAGATTTCTGTAGGTTCTGTGTTTGTAACTACCTTCACTCAGTTTATTCACGATAAACTTGATAAGATGGTTACTCCTAAATACATCTTAGAAACTCAAGACTTTAATCTTGTTCAGTACAAAATTAAAGAGCTCGTAGGACAAGGTTCTAATACTAGACTTGACATTGCTGCTGTTCTTGCACACCGTCTTATAAATTATACTCTTGTATTATTTGATAAGAAAGAATTCAAACCTGAGTTTTCTTTGAGAATAGGTGATATTATTGAACAAGATGAGTTACTACCCGCAGACTTGGTTTATCTTATTGCAAGAGAACTAGTAGGTGCTAATCGTAACCGTTTCTTGAATATTCTTACTAAACCTGCAGTTGCACAAAAAATTCTAATCTAATGATCACCAAAAGCCTTTATAACAAAAAAGGTGACAGTAAAACGGAGGAGTTCTTAGAACTCCTCCAAACTGCACCTCTTCAATATAAATCTATTAATTCTAAATACATAGCTTTTTATATGTATGAAGAAGATTATAACAACTATTTTAATGATGACAGAACTCTTACACCTGATGATAAAGTTTTCTTTTATCCATATTTTCAGGGTGATAGTAATGGTTTAAATGTAGAGAAGAATCCTATAGATACGTATAAAAATAGTAAACATATAATCTTTCCTGTCAGTTTATTCTACACAGGTAAATATAAATCAAAATTTAGTGTTTTAAGTGTTAAGCACCTCAGTAAAAACATTTATATTTTTTCTAAAAACTGGGAAAAATATTTGCCTTTGATTATAGAGGGTAAGTTAAACCCAATATCTTTTGATAAATATTATCTGAAACCTAGTGTTAGAATTACAGAGGATATGATACCTACTTTAATATCTATGATCTGTAATGGAGGACCTAGTGATTTAGAAATAGTACAAACAATTTTACTATCACTTATTACAAAGGATGCTACAAAGGAAGAAAAAATTCTTTTAGATTTATTAGGTACTGCTATATATTATAGAGGAACTAATTTTTTCAAAACTAGTAAAAATGTATCTAAAGAAGTAAATAATTTTGTAAATAATCATTTACAAAGTTCGTTTTTTGATGTCTATGCTTGTTATGATAAATCTAACATGCTACCAAAAGAATTAATAGAAAAGTATATGCAACCTGTATATCAATATAAAATGGCAGAGTTAGCAAAATTATATTTTTCTATACCAATAAAAGTAGAAGTCACTAAAGTATTTTAATTATGGAAGAAGAAGTTTTATACGCAAGTAATGTAAGTTCTACACAAAAAGTTTATGATAAAGTCTATAGAGAAAACGCTTATTCTATAAATCATGTAGACCATAAAGATAATATAGATATAAAGCAGGGTTCTAAATTTTATATTTCTAAAGAAACTGTTATTAGTAGGCATAATGTTAGAATGCTAACAGAAAAGTTTAATAGCAAAATTGTTAGAGATATAGAAAAAGCAGATTTTATACTAGTAGATGATAATGTTCTATATAAGAAAAGAGAATATTTATATACAAATCATGATGATAAACTTATATCAAAAAGGTGGTTTAGAGCTTATAAAAATTCAAAATATGGTTTTGTTTATGAGAAAGATATTCTAGATATTATCAAATATCCTTCTAAAATAGTTCACATTAATGTTATATCTAGTTTACTGTATGAAAATGTAGATTTGCCTATTATCGATGAAGAACAACATAAAGTTTTAGATTCGATGCTAAGTAGTACAAATAAAAGTGATGTTGAATTAGCTGTTACTTTAATGTGTAATTGTAATTTAGATAAATCAATTTCTTATATTTATGGCTTATTATGTAACTATAAGTGGACAATAAGAAATTACCGTCTTCATACAAGTGTTAAGTTTCAAACATTAATGAGCTATTTAGGTGAAAAAGACATTCTTGATTTTGCAGAGGATAAGCTTTTCAAGTTATTAATTTCTAAAAACTTATTAACTAAATATCATCTAAATGCAATAATGGAAAATGTTAAACATTCCGTAAAAGATTTTATTAGTAGTAAATATGGTTCAGAGGATATAGTATTTACATTGTCAATTACAGACGAACTTAAAACACAAGTTTTAAAAAATGAAGTTAACCCTGCTCAATTAAATTTATTTGATGGAAAGTAAAAATGAATATCAGTTATTAGAGGAATTTATTCAATCCAAACCTAACTTAAGTTTTTCTGGTTTGAGTAAATATCATTATAGTCCATATCTTTTTTACAAGCACTATGTGCTTAATCAGAAAGAAGACATATCCGGTGATTTTATTACTAAAGGTAAATTACTACATTGTTTGGTTTTAGAACCAGAAAAGTTTGCGGAAAAGTTTAGTCTACTACCAAACAAACTACCTATTGATAATCACCAAGTTGTACTTAAAATGTTGTATTCTAGACATTTAGATGATCCTGAATTATTGATAGCTCCTTTAGGCGATTATCAGGATGAAATTGGTCAGATTATGGCTGAAATAGATTACTATTCTGCGATTAAGACAGATTCTGATAGAGGTAAGAAACTAATTCTTGATGTTAACGAAGAATACTGGAACTATTTACTTACAGCTCAATCTAAAGTAGCAGTAAGTCAGCAGGATTACAATGAAATTCTAGAAAAGACTCAACTGTTAAATCAAGATAAAGTTTGCAAGTGGTTATTAGAGTTTACTGAGTCTGAGAAAGAAGTAAGTATTCCAAATGCTACTGAATTCTTTGGGCTTAGAGGTATAATAGATTGTATTAGAGTCAAGGAAAATGCTAAAACAGTATTTGTAAGTGACTTAAAAACAACTAGTAAACGCATTCAGGACTTTCCTGAAACTGTTGAGTATTATAATCTGTGGTTGCAAGCAGCTTTATATTATAAGTTTGCTAAACATTATTACCCGGATTATAGTGTAACATTTACTTTTATAGTAGTTGATAGTTATGGTGTAGTTTATCCGTTTAAAGTATCTGAATCTACTATGGAGCAATGGTTAGAAAGAACTAATGTCCTTATAGATCAGGTAAAACAAAGTTTTGCTGAACAAAATTTTAGACTACCTAAATCATATATAAATTATGAAATATTTTTATGATTAAAGTTCTTAAGCAGTATGTGCAAAAATCGAAGGTATTTTTATTTCCTTTGATATGTCCTAAAAATGTAAATGATATTTTAGAGATTCAATGCTACCTTAGTAGGAAAGATGTGTACAACATCGATGATTATCAGCTTACTGTTGTAGTAGATGGTAGTAAATATCCTGAAATACACCGTGATCTAGAAGGCAAGTATTTATTTACCTCTCCTCATTTTAAGCAATCTGAAATGCGCAGATTGGGTGAAAGTAAGTATCTTTACGTGTTCGACCTTACTGATATGAAAGAAGTCTGGAGTCTTGTGCTTACAGGCAAATATTCTCAAATACCAGAAGGAATTAAAAAGGTTATACTGGGATATTACAAAGGTCAACCTACATATGAGTATGTGAATTCTTGGTTATATCCTGACAAATATTACAAGGATTATGCTGATGATTTAAAGGTTGATATAGCAATAGTAGGTCCTGAGTTATGTAACCTACCTGATTTAGAGAAAGAAATATATACATCATGAGATTTGTTTTTGACTGCGAGACTCTTATTAATTGCACAGCTTTTGTTTTTGAAGAAGCTGATGTAGATGAGCAAGCTAGTGTATATACCTATGTTATACATGATCTAAGGAATGATTTAGAAGAGCTTTGTAATTTTCTAGATACTTTAATTGTAAACAAAGATTCTTTTGTTTCTTTTAATGGTATTGCCTTTGATTCTCAGATTATAGAATTCATCATTAGAAATAGAGAAGACTTACTTAATCTACCTGGTTCTCAAGTAGCATACAATATTTACCTTAAAGCTCAAGAAGCAATAAAGCGTTCTAATAATAAAGAGTTTGCTGAGTATGGTCCGTTTGAACTTAGTATTCCTCATATTGATGTTTTTAAGCAAGGACATTTTGACTCTGCAGCAAAGAGAGCTAGTCTAAAATATTTGCAGTTTACAACAGATTGGCATAACATTGAAGAAATGCCGATACATCATTCTACAGTAATTAATAGTCTTGATCAAATAGATCAGATTATTAGTTACTGTGGTAACGATGTTAGTTCTACTAAACATCTATACAAAATATTTACACCGCAGACTTCTCAAAGAGAAATCTTTAGTGAGAAATATAAAATGGATTTACTTAGTTCTTCTGAACCTAGTATTGCAAAGAAGATATTTTCTTATTACTTGGCACCTAAAATGCGAATGAATCCTAGAGATTTTAAATCTTTACGAACATATCGCGAAAGTATTCCAGTAAAAGATATTATTCTTCCTTATACTGAATTCAAAAGTGAAGAGTTTAAGAATCTTCTAGAGGCGTTTAAAGAATTAGTAATTGATCCTGAAAAAACTAAAGATGCTTTTAAGCATTGCATAAAGACTAAAGGTATTACTATTGATTATGGTTTAGGTGGTGTTCATGGTTCTAGACTTCCTGGTATTTACAAGTCAGATGCTAAGTACTCTCTTGAATCATTTGATGTAATAAGTTTTTATCCTAATCTTGCTATTAAAAACAAATGGTCTCCTGCTCATATTCCGGTAGAGATTTTTTGTGAACAGTATGAATGGTTTTTTAAAGAACGCGTTAAAATACCTAAGAAAGATCCTGTAAATTATCTATTTAAGATTATTTTGAATAGTGCTTACGGTCTTACTAATGAGAGAAATAGTCCTTTCTACGATCCTCTAATGACAATGAGCATTACTATTAATGGTCAGTTATCTCTAATGATGTTATTTGAGGATGTGTTGTTAAGTATTCCAGATGCAATTCCTGTATTGGTAAATACAGATGGTGCAGAATTCTTAATACCTCGTGATAAGATGGATGTTTACAAGGAATGTTGTAAACGTTGGGAAGAAAGAACTAGCTTATCTTTGGAATTTGATGCTTACAAAGAGCTAATTATTAGAGATGTAAATAACTATATTGGTATTTTTAAAGAAAGAGAGTGTTCTTCTGAAGAGTATTCTAAGATTAAATCAAAAAGTATATTCCCTTGTAGAGAAGAGAGCGGTAAGTTTTATTACAGTCCTACAAAATGTAAGGGTATTGCATTTGAGTTTACAGACTTAGCGCTTCATAAGAATAAAAGCTTTCTTATTAAACGTAAGGCTTTATACAATTATTTTGTTTTTGGTAAGTTACCAGAGCAAACGTTAAAAGCTAACAAAAATATTTTTGACTACTGTGGTGGTATTAAATCATCCTCAGAGTGGAAATTAGTTGCATTGTGTAACGACCAAGGTTCTATTACAGAATCTCCTTTACAGAAAGTAACTAGATATTATATGAGCAAGAAGGGTTGTAAGATTATTAAAGTCAACAGTGTTGACGGACGTAAGATACAACAGCATTCTGGTAATGTATATCAAACAGTATATAATGTTCATGAAGAGCAAGACTGGGTAAACTATGGTATTAACGAAAAGTTTTATCTAGATGCTATTTATGAAGAGATAAGTAACATTGTAAAAAAATCAGAAAACACTTTATTTTAAATTTATGCCTATTAAACTTAATCCCACAAACGAGAACTCTGTAATTACTAGTTCTATTCCGGTTTACGGTAACGGATACAATCCACCATCACACAAACAAGTTATTGAGGCTAGTAAGAAAATACTAGCCGACAATAACATTACTATTGCAACTGCAGAAGGTGAAGAATCAATTAAATTTATTGGTTCTAACAAGAATGAAATAGTAGCTGCTTATTTTGTGGTGGATGTACCGTCTAACGATACCTACCAACTAGTATTTAGCTGGGTTAATTCTTATGCCAGATCTATGCGCTTTAAGTGTGCTGTAGGTTGTAGGTTAAAGACTAATCCTGCTGTATATGTTAAACATTATTTTTCCGTAAAAAAGGGTGGTGATATTTCTGATATCATTAAACTCATGGAAAATGTAATACAAAATGCTTATTCCTACTATGACAACACAATAGCAGAAATAGAAGCTCTTTCTTTTAAATCAATTTCTAGGGAAGAAACTTGTTGTTTATTGGGTAACATTTTCTTTAATAAGAATTTAGTTACACCACACCAGGCAAGTACAATACAGAAGTGGATGACAGAAACATTTAAGGATGTTTCTAATTGGAAATTATCTGATGTTTACGAGATGCTTTCTTTGGTAACATATACTTACCATCCTAGGTTTTGGTTGTCTGCACATTCAGAATTGCATGAGTATTTGACTGATAGCTTTGATTCTATCATACCTATAGAATCTACACTTAACTTTAATAATGTCAGTTCTTCTACTCCGGTAGTAGCAGAAACAGAAAATGATATTGAAGAAAAGTTAGATATAGTAGTAGAAGAAGAACCTGTTGTTCCAGAACCTGAAAAAGTTGAAACTACTTTTGAAGAAAACTTTGAGCAAGAATCCCGTAAAATAGAATATGCTGTTGTAGAAGAAACTGTTGTTGCGGAAGAAGAAGAAGATGAAGAAGTTGTTTTAGAAGAAGTAAAACAAGAAGAAGAAGAGGAAGAGGAAGAGACAATAGTATATGACAATGTTGATGACGATGATGACTTTGGTAATACGTCTTCGTCATCTACTGTTACAGACGACGATTTTATATGGTGATCACATAATAAAAGGGGTGTAAAAACCCCTTTTATTTAACTCTTAGAAAAATGAATATTTATCATAATGTTGAAAAAATGATTCAGGAGTGTGCTACAAAAAATCCTGATTCAATGTATGTAGATGGACTTAGAGATTGCTATTATATTTTTAAGAAGTATTTTTACCACTCAGGTATCTATAATCAGCATTATTTACAACATGTTCTTGATCAGTCTAATAATAAAATTGAACATCTTAAATATGAAAAATCAAATTTAGAATACGATTTGAAAATACAAAGAGAAACCTATACTAAAATAGTAGGTTTGTCTAAGTCTTCTATGGCTGATAATATAAAATCATTAGAAACAGAAGTCCGTCGACTTAAAAAACTGAATGATGATTTGTATAAACAACTTGTAAATAATGACAAATGATTCTTAGTGACTTAGAAATAGAAAGAAGACTACTAAGTAAACATCTTGGTATTAGCAATTTCAGAAAAGAGCATCTTAATCCTTGCAGTTATGATGTTACTCTTAACCCTGAAATTGCTTTTTACCAAGACAAAACTTTTGATTGTAAAAAAGAGCATTTATTAGCAGAACCTATAATCTTAACAGATGAAGGTTACGAGTTACAACCTGGTGTTTTATATCTAGGGCACTGTAACGAATACTTAAAAATACCGTACAATTTAAAATCTACACTATCTGGTAAATCTAGTTTAGGTAGATTAGGTTTAATGATACATTTAACTGCAGGTTTTATAGACCCCGGTTTTGAAGGTTCTTTAGTTTTAGAACTGGCATGTATTCAACCTATTAAAATTTATCCGAATATGTTAATTGGTCAGATTGAGTTTGAAGAAGTAAGTGGTAATATTAAAAACGACTACTCACTAAAATCAAAATCTAAATACAATAAACAAAAAGGAAATCAATCTAGTAAATATTATTTAAATTTTTATGGACATTAATGCATTAATCGAAAAAGCTCATTCAACAGCAAAAGAAAAAGGTTTCTGGGACAAAGAAAGAAACACAGGTGAGCTCCTTATGTTAATTGTTTCTGAATTAGCAGAAGCGCTAGAAGCAGACAGAAAACAAAGACACTGTACTTTAAACTCTACAGAATTAGAACTGGGTGTATTCTTAAGTCAAAATGTTAAGCACGAACAAAAGAAAGAAGCTTACATTGAGTACTACAATAATAACATTAAAGGAACCTTTGAAGAGGAGATTGCAGATACCTTTATTCGTTTGTTTGATTTGGTAGGTGGTAAGAACATTAATATTACCGACCATATTATTTTGAAGATGAGATTTAATGAAACTCGCGAAAGATTACACGGAAAAAAATACTGATATGCAAAGAAAAACTATAATCAAGACAATTAAAAAAGAATTAGAATTGTGGTTGGACTCAATTACAGATCCTGTTCTTAGAGATGATGTAAGAAAAAGTTTGTTAGTATCTGGAGGCTGTATAGCCTCCTTATACTTGCAAGAAAAAGTAAATGACTATGATATCTATATCCAAGATATTGAAGTAGCAAAAAGACTTGCAGAATACTATGTAGGTAATGATACAAGAATGATAGTTCTTTCTGGTTCAGATAAAGAAGAACTTGTTAAAAGTGTTGAAGGTAAGGATGATTCTGCATATGTAATCGCTGTTAAAAATCTTAAAGAAGATCAGGTAAAGATTTTCTTTGCAGAAAAAAATGGTGGTTATGCCCCAGAGTATGATGAAGATACTGCTCCTAAATACCGTCCTGTATTTTATTCTCCTAACGCTATTAGTTTATCAGACGATATTCAGATTGTGTTAAGATTTACCGGTGATGCTGCAGCTATTCATAAGAATTTTGATTTTGTTCATGCTACTTCCTATTTTACTTACGATGAAGGTCTAGTAACTACGGTTGAAGTATTAGAATCTATTCTATCAAAAACTCTTAAGTATAGAGGTTCTTTATACCCTGTTACTTCTATTATACGCATTAAGAAGTTCATAAAACGCGGATGGAATATCAGCGCTGGTGAAATGCTTAAGATTATGTTCCAGATATCAGAACTTAATTTAAGAGATCCTTATGTGTTAGAAGAACAACTTATTGGTGTTGATATAGCATACTTCAGTAAACTAATAGAAATACTTTCTTCTACTAAGAAAGAAACGATAGATTCACACGCGTTAAACACTATCATAGATAAGGTGTTTAACGAAAACGATTCTGACGAATAAACAGCTCCCCCTACCCCTAAAAAGGTAGGGGGATTTTTTTTACTTACAGGCGGCTAAATGATTCTTTGGTTTGTATGTCGAGAATAGCATCTGTTGTTGTTCCTGAGAAACCTAAAAACTTCAACCAAAGATTTGCAATTTTAGCAGAATCTTTCTGTTGCCATTCATACGGACCTACTCTTTTATCATAAAATCCTCTCTCATCACCAACTGCTGCTAATATACCATAAGTAAGTGATTTTGAAATAAGATCAATACTAGGTTGTAATGTTGCCATTTTAACTTGGAATAGGCTAGTGTATGTTTGCAAACCCATACCTGGTAGTGGCATAAAAGTATTATGCTCTTGTTGGAAACCTAAAATAAGTTGTAACGCTTTATTAAAAGCATAACCATCTAAATGAAACTCACCTTCATCTGCTGTTCCAAAAAATGGTAGAGGTGCTGATTTCGCTCTTAATTTTTTGTAGCGGTCTTCGTCATCAGGATCATACTCAAATAGCATACGACTAGTTAACCATAACACCAGTGCTATCATTACATCAGTAAATGTTTTAATTAAATTCCTCTTTTCATAAGGAGTTAAAGTACTCCAGTAAATGTTGAAGTTAGGATTTTTAGTAAAAATATTTTTGAAGTAATTGGCTATAAATCTTAGTGATGTTATATAGTAACCTTCTTGAACATCACCTGTTGCATAATTAATTCTTGGTGAAAACGACCATGCATCAAAAAATGATTTTTCTTTATTGTATTTAAAACTAGAACCAAAACGATTCATAAACATCATGTAAAAGAACCGTTTCATACTAAGAACCTGGTTATAAATAACAAACTTATCACCGTAGCTTTTACCTAAAGCTGATGAATCACCATTAGTTAATGCAATTTGTTGATGAATTCTATTTTTTATGAGATTGAATTTTACACCACCAACGTCATAAGTTTGATCTATACCACTTCTAAGAGAAAGTTTACCATCTTTAATTTCCCATGCTTCCATGTAAGGTATTTCTGACTCCACTCCATTTGTAACAATCTTAACCTTTTCATAGTACATTCTTTGTGCCCATAATTTAATAGCACCTTGTGTTTCTAACCAAGTTCTGGGAGCTAATACAAATGATTGCCAATCTGCAGCATCTTGAGTATATGATCTATTAAAACTTCTACCTATTCTTTGTTTTGAACTACCTTGTTTTGGGTCAAAAGCATCTACAAGCATTTGCTCGGCAGTATATGTACCGCCTTGATAAGCATGTGTAGTTTGACCAAACATATATTTTATTGCCCATGCTTCACCCTGAGAATAACTTTTCTTATCAACACCATCTTGTGCAGCAAGGTTAATTATGTTTTGCATACCCATTTGCACTCGGTTTCTTATAGCTGATTCTGGAGTAGAAAGAAATACAGTAGAGGTAAATCTAGTTAAAGAATTTACAGCCTTAAGGAGCATATGATTGTCAGATAGAAAACCTCTTGTATTTTCACCTTCAAATATAGTCCTATTAAAAGATTCTACCATTTGTCTTCTAATACTAGCTTCTTTTTTATTTTTAGCACCTGCGAAAATTGTCAGGTTGTTTTCAAGAAACGCGTATTTATTAATCTTGTCTACTTCTTTCAATACGTTTTCATCATCAGCTAGTACTTTTTCTAAACCTTTTGCAATAGGCATTATTTTGACTTTCTCTTTTACCTCTTCTATACTGTAGAAATATCTAAACATAGAATAAGGTATATCCATGCTTACTTTATCTAATTCAATAGGATATTTACCTGCAACCGGTATCTTAGATAATTCATCACCAAAAAAGTCTAGGGATACTAGTTTAAGTCTAGTACGTTTTTCTTCTTCTGTTTCAGCACTTGTTATATTAGAAAATCCTTCTTCTGCTTCATCACCTGTTTTACCATACAGTTTAGCTTTAACGCTAGATAAGAATGATGAAAATCCAGATCTTGTATGACCAGATAAAGTTTTTTGAGCTGCTTCAAAGTTGCTTTCAAAAAAAGAAGGTACTTGAAAATTAAGTCTTCCTAATTTAGAAGTTTCTTTTTGCTGTTTAAAAGACATGCTTTTTATATACTCAAGTAAATCCCACAGAGGTCTATCTGTTCTTTTTAAATTATAGTAATCTGTATTTACATACTTAGTTAAGTCTGTCTCAGAATTCATAAAAGATTGATATTCTGAGTCAGATAAGTCAGGAATATTTGTAAGAAATTCTTCAGTTATTTTTTTACCTTTTGATTCAGCATATAATACTTCTATTGGTTTTGGCAACCATTCTCCAAAAGCATTTATTGTAACACCCATTATACGAGGAGTTTTCAATTCCTCTTTAATTGTTACTTTATGATAGTTTCTAGAAGGAAAGTTTGTACGGATTAATTCGCCTTTACTGTTTCTAAATTCAATCATGTCCTTATAATTATCATTTATTTTTTGCTCCATATGGACTCCATTTGGAACATAAGCAAATGATACTTTACCTCCTTCTGATACCTCATATTTTGTATGATGATCATCTATAAACTTTTTGAAGTCTTTGTTTTTTAGCGCTTTGATAAAATTGTTGTCAGTACTAATAAAAGCTATGTCTACATACTTGCCGTTATTAATATTCTGGATAGCTTCTTTTCTATATATTTCATAAGCAGCTGTTTTACCTTTATATTGTATATCATAGAATTTACTCCACTCACCATTTATATATTCTTGCTCTGCATTAGAAGGTTGTTTACTTCTGAATTCTTTAAGAGCTTCACTAATGTTAATGTATTTTTCATACAAAGCAAAGTTAGTTTGCTTAAGAGATTTATTTGCAGGAGGTTCTTCTGATTCATATTCAAAATCTCCAGCATATAATTTTCTTACTGTGTGCAATAACTCTATATCTTTTTCTGAAATATTTTTAGGTAAACCTCTTTCAATGTCAATTTCAATGTTTATTCTAAATAATTCATTTTCTACAGCATTTACTTTAGCGATTGCTTCAGGTGTCATCAAGTCAATTAGCATCATTTTAGATCTAGGATCTGAATATAAAATGCGTAATTCACTTAATGTTTTACCTAGTTCTGACCGTCTTGCATTTAGTTCTTTTAATTTACTTGTAAAACTGGCAGATTTATTATTTGTATTTTCTATGTTACTAAATATCTGCTGTACTAATGCAAAATATTCATCTTTTCTTTTGATATAAGTATTTTCAGCTAACCACTGACTAAATTCAGGACTATTAGCACCTAGCAGTTGTTCGTTTAGTTTATAAGCTTCAGCAAACTTTTCTATAGTTTCTTCTCTTTCTATTTCTAAAGTGTTTTCAGTAATAGTATAGAAGTTTTTATACTCTTTAGCATCTTCGTAATCTTGCCCTTCTTTAAGTTCACCGTTTCTTTTTCTTAAACTAGTTACTTCATTTAACAATATATATTGTTGTTCTATATCTTCTTGATACTGAAGTATATTGTCTTTTGATTCGGGTGAATCTATTCCTTGTTCAACTTTTATAGCGAGTTGTAATGTAGAAATCTTATCTTCTATTGCAAGACGTTTGATAAATATTCTTTTACCCCAGTCTGTAGCAAGCATTTGTTTTCTAGTACTATGCCCTGATAGTACAGAACCAAAGAAATATTTATCCTTAAGTTCTGATATTTCTCTAGCTTTTTCAACTTCTAAATTTAAGTCTTTATTTCTACGGGCTTGCTCTTGTTCAGCTTCTAATCTTCTTAAATCATTAGTTGCTTTAGATACTAAAGTTGAATGTAAGAATTCATAATAGTCGCTTTTTTCTTCTAATTCTATTTCTCTACCTTCATCACCTTCTTCTACAGACTTAACTAATCGGGTACCTTTAGTAATAATCTGCCGGTATTTGTTAGAATAGTTATACTTAGTTATTCCTGCTTTAGATTGTAACTCATTAAGTTTTTCAAAGTAATTAGTATAAACACCAACCATGTTAGCTTCTACATTATTGTATGCATTTTTCACAATACTACCTAATGTTCCATATACAGGGTCTGAAGATTGTATAGCGGATAAAACATATCCCTCAAGAAAATTAGAGTCACCTGCTTTACCGCTTAATAAATCTTCCATCTTCTGTTCAGAAATCAGAAGTTGGTCGCGTGTTTTAATATAGTATGCTTTTCTACTTTCTAACAGAGGGTTAGAACCCTTAGCAGCAATTTCCTCTTCAATTTTATTGATGGCATCATTATACAATGAAGTTATACTGTCATTAACAGTAGATACTGTCATATATATAACATCTTTTATGTTTTTAAACCGCTGATCTTTTAACTGCTTTTGTCCGTTTTGTGCATTGACTATTGTTTCATTAAGAGATTGTGCTATAGAATTTTTAGGATCTATGCTAACAATAATTTTATTTAAACTTCTAGCAAGTGTTTCAAAAGATTTTAACATGCTTTCAAGTTTGTCTATTAAAACTAGATTTTGTCTAAAATCATCGCTAGATGTTTTATCAATCAATACTGTTTTATCAGGTCCCGCTAAATTATTAACAAGAGCTTGCATTTCTAACATACTGCTCATTAAACGATATGCTTTTTGGGCATCGTTCTTTTCTATGTTGAGTGCTTCCCTTATTTCATCTGCCAGCTCTAACTGTTCTTCTATAACATATTTTCTATCTAGAGCAATTTCCTGTTTAATCTTTTCGAGATTACCTGTTTCAGAATTAAATATGATTGCTGCCAAATCAGGATCAATCATACTGTTATTAGTAAAGTATTCAGCATTAGAATTTACTAATGATGTTAATACTTTTAAAAAGTCTTCAAGATTTGATAGACCAAACTTTACATTCTCCGGGTTTTTTGCAGCTTCTTTATTGTAGACAGTCGCATCTGATATTAACTTTGCTGTTTTTTCTATTTCCTCTTGTACTTTAGTTAAATACTCTACATAATCTTGTGTAGTAAAGAGCTCTGCGTTAAGGTTGAACTCGCTCATTTTTAGCATCTCAGCTAAATCTGATAACGAAGTATAGGGAGATAGTTTACTTATGTTAATTTTAGAACCAAATATTTTTCTGAATAACTGCTTAAGAGCGTAAAAAATTTTGTTTACAAAGTTATACAGAATACCATCCTCTTTGTTTTCTAGAAGTCTTTCTCGTGCTACGTTTTCAAGAACTCTTGTAATGTATTCTCGTTTGTAAGCGTTTGTATCAAAAGAGTATGCATTGGGATCATTGTCGATTTCGTTTTGCAATCTCTTTTCTACACCAAGTTGATATGTAGCATCTACAGATTTACTTTCTTCAAAAAGATTATCAAAAAGACCTGGGTTTTCTTCTTCGATAGATTTAACCAAAGGGTGTAGGAATTCGTGTATTAATGTTTCAGGTGTTACATTACCTGATATTATGTAAACGGTACCTTTGTAGAAGAAAGACACACCCTGTCCTGTATAAGGGTTTGCTGCAGATTTAGTTATTTCTCTAGCGTCAGCATCAGATACTACTTGATAATTAATAGTAGGAAAAGCACGTTGTAAAGTATCTAACACAGAAGTTAAAAAGTTATTAGCTTGCGCTGAAACTAGCTTATCAATATCAGAAGTTTTCATATTCTCATATTTGAGTATAGCTTCTTCTTCTAAACTATTAGCATATCCCGGAGCAATATTATTAATAGACTTTCTTTCTTGTGCTGTAAAATCAGAAGCTACAAGAACTTTCATCATATCAGGACTAATATTTATTCCTATTGAATAAACATTATTAGATAGCTGAACATTTGCTACTAAAGAATTCCATTTTTTATTAATAGAGTCAGCAATCTTTTCAGCTATTTTTTTATTATCAGTATTACTAGGTCCTGATATCTGATTAGTACTTCCCCATTTTCTTATAGTATTTTGAAGGGTAACATCATCTGTATATTCTACAGCAGCTACACCATAACCATACTGTAACATTTGTTTTGTTACATTATCTTTAAAATCATTAATAGTACAATTCATATTTTAGCAACTAGGAGGAACAGGAAACCCTGCAATAGGGTCAATCCCATTGTTAAAGTTATCATTTTTTCTTACATCTTGATTGTAGTCATCGAAATTTACTGTAGAAAGGTCGTAGTAACTTAGATCTATACCTACAAAACCCTCTTCTTGTAAAAAGTTGTAGAAAGAAGACATGTCAAAAACCTCATCCTCAGTATCTTTCAAAAACTCATAACCTGTAATGTTTGAATTATTTTGCAAATTATATTTGTTTACATAGTTTTTATATAGTACAGGTTCTGTTTCTGGATTTATATATCCTTCTTGTAAACTAATTTTTTCAGGACCAAACGAATCACCAAACATATTTATACCCATTTCTTCATCTAATCTAGCTCTTTTAACTAAATCTTCAAACTCTCTCTGTTTAGCAATTTGGTCGTAAGTCATTAACTCTTCTACTACAGGCGATGTTTCTTCTTTAACATCTACTACAGGTACTTCTTCAAATACATCTTCTTCTACTTTATTAACTGTTTGTGAATCACCAAACTGATTAATACTAGTTTGTCTAAGCATATTAGCATTATATTGTTCAATATAACTTTGATAATAAGCATCTATTAAACTTGCAGGAGGTTTTATTTTAAGCTCATGTCCTCCTGTTACAGGATATCTACCTACAATATCAGAATTATAGAGCTTGTTTATTTTAGCTGCTATTGCATTAGCTACTTTAAAAGCTTGACCTCTTGCTGAAAAATCACTATCCATAATGATAACACTATCAAAATTTAGAGATTTTACTCTTTTTGAAATCATAAGAGCTTTTATATCTCTTATTAATCCTTTACGGATATCTTCTTTAGCGCAAATATTCATATTCCACAACTATTAATGTCTGTTATATCTAAACTGGGTAATCCCGAAGGAGAAATTATAACCTTATTACCACCTACAAACTCTTTAAATTCTTCTATATCTTGTTTAGAGCCTAATATATGAATTTGTTCTGGTTCAAATACAGAAATTACTGTTTGTATAGGTATAGCGTAATTATCTCCTTCTATTCTGTTTATAACAGCATCTGTGTTTTTTAAACTTTCATCATATTTAGGAGCAAGTATATTTTGAGAAGTTTGTTTACCTATTTTATATAAAGCTTCCGAAAGAGGTCTATCCATATCATCAATGAATTCACCACTTGTTTTTTCTCGAATAGGTTTACTAATATTTAATAAAACAGGTAATATATTTTTACCATATTTTTTACTAAACTCTTTATTAGTTGTAAAATTATATACTCCTTCAATACTATTTAAAGTATTAAATTTAGGTTTTGTAGGTTTAAACTTATCAAATTGAGCATTTGTGCCATGATAAACAATATCTTTTACTTTACTATCGGGAAATATAGTAGAAAGATACTGCATATATTGAGCTTTAGTGCCAATACTTGCAAGTTCTGGTGAATCTTTAAATACACCATCAATGGCTTCCATTTTTCTTTTAAATGAATCCATAACATCTTTATTTTTAATAATAGATGTAACAAACTCATTTTTATTATTAATAAAATATTCTTTGAATTGTTTTTCAGAATACTGTTTTCCTTTATATGTTATAATACAACTCATACTTCTTTCCAGATTTTATTATTTTTGATTTTATATATAGTCATTTTAGCAACATTATACTTGATTGCTAAATCTTTCACAGCTAAATCAGAGTTTCTAATTTCTTTAACGATGTCCCAGTTTAATTTAGATGAAGGATTACTCTCTCCTTTAACTCTCTCAGAAAGTTTGTTACTTCTATTTAAAGCAGCAAGTCTTAGATTTTCTCTATGTGTTTTAGAGAAAACTTTTTGTTTTCCTGATTCTGACATTTTTCTTTTAGTTTCATCAGATACATAATGAGATTTACCTACTTTAGATAAACTCAATAATTTCTTAGTTTCGTCAGATACAATTTTACCTTTTAGTTTTTTAGATATTTTTAGCTTTGTAGATTTTTTTGTGATTCTACCTTTAGCACTATACGCAAATTTTAAATGATTTAATAAATTTTTTGTATTATCTAAAAACCATTGTTCTAGTTTAATACAATATTCTGGTGGGCAATAAGCAACTATAGCAGTGCTAAATACTTCTTTACCATGTTTATTATAAATGTTTTGAAGTCTTTTATTGCTGTGAATATTTTTCTTCAAACAAAAAAAGTGGTCTTTTAATCTTTTTTTAAGATTAACAGAACTTCCTACATAGTTCTTATTTTTATAAGATATAATATATACACCTGAATTTAATTGCATTTTTTCTGAATTATATTTTCTTCTTTTAAAATCTTTTCAACTTGTTCATAATCTTGTAAATATACATCTAAAAACTCAGAAAACAAAGAACTTGCTTGTTGTTTTTGTTGTGGGGTTATAGTTCCAATTTCATCAGAAGTTTTAATTCTAAAAGCTCTTTCTTGAGTTACAAAACTGTCTGGATATTCTTTACTTGCTTTACCAACATCTCCTATTTTTTCAGCATATCCTTTTTTAACTAATGAGTTTAATAATTGTATTTCTTGACTACTATTTTGATAATCAGAGTATAAATTACTTTTGTAGTCTTTCTTAGCTAAATCTGCCATTAAAGTATGAACTATTTGTCCATAACCTTTATTCTGATATTCTTCATTAATTTCAATAGATAGTCCTAATTGTCCTTTTTCTCCATTGTTTACAAACTTAACTCTACCTATTTTTTTATTATTAAGCTGGATAAACATCCAACCAATACTTGTTTCTTCTGATAGTGTTATCCCTTTAGTATCAAATGTAAATTTATTAAACCTTAAAGCTTCATATACAGCATTAGCTAACTCTAGATTAGATTCAAATAAATCTTCTACTCCTGGTTTTATACCAGTAGATGTTTCTGAAGTAGGAGTAAACCCAGTATCTTCAGTATCTACATACCCTTTTGCTAGATAGTATGCTACAGCATCTTTAAAACCTACTTGTTCTACAAGAGATTTAAACTCTTCTGAATTTTTATTTATACAAAACATATTAACAATTTCTTATAATTTCTAAAACTTTATTCAATTCATTCTCGTTTATGTTTGCTTTGTCAATAGTTTCTCTGACTACAACTTTAGCTACAAGATTAGGAGGTAAAAATTGCTTATTTATTTTACCAAATTTTTGATACAAAACAAAGGCGTTTATGTATAATAATCCTGTAAGTATCTTTTCTATTTCAGGATCTCGATTAGTTATAGAATCATATACAAGAACATTTTTTATTCTTGCTTCATCTTGAATGCTTTTAGTTTCTATAATATTATTACCAAATACATAACGAATGTTAAAATTAACATCTTTTGGTATCTGATCATATTTCTCAGAGATACTATCGTAGAATTTTTTATAGAGCTCGTTTTTAACAGTTGCAAAATTTTCACCTTTAGCTACTCTACCTTGTATTGTATTATGTACAGACTTAGCTAAACTATAATCAGGAATATAAACTTCTAATTCTGTTTTTGATTCTAGAGTTTGAGTAGTAGGTTTTGCAGTTACAGTAGGTGTAGCAGATACGTTTTGATATGCCTGTTTTAAAGCATTCATAAACATATTTTTTGGATTTTTACTAGACCATCTACCAGTTCCCATAGTATGAGTAGATTTATCTAAAAACGCTAAACCTCCTCTTTCTGTAATTTGTGTAACTAGATTAGGATATTGTTTTAACTTATCAGTTATTAATCCTATCATAAGTTTCATATCATAAGCATCTCCTTCTGTTCCTTTAGGAATGCCTTTTGACATTGCATTGTTTGATTTATACCAAGCTTCTACTGATTGACCATAAGCATCAGCATAAGTTTTTAGTCCTTTATCTATTGCCCACTTAACCGCTAAATCATTACTATCTAATTTAACAGAGTCAGGGTTTTTTAAAGATTTATCTGTAGGGATTATATCAAATTTAGATTTACCATTTGTAGCAAAATGTACATTAGTTAAATCATTTCCTAATCCTGTTTGCTTAGAATTAATTTCAATACCTTCACTTACAGTAGGTGTAGTAGGTTGATTCCAATTATACTCATTTATAAGATAATCTAAAGCTGTAGCATGAGTAGCATATCCTTTTTCTTGATAATATATAATAGGTCTATTTTTCAGTTTACCGTTTTTAATATCATCAATAATAGCTTGCCTATATTCAGGTGTAGCTTCAGTAACACCCATGTTATCTCCAGTAATCATCCAGTGTATAAATCGTTTAGTAGATTTTATACCTTGTTCATCGCGGGTACCTGTTTCAGCTTGCCAGTCAAAAGGATTACCTATTGTTAATGCAGGTTCTCCACTAAGCCTACCTTTATAGTTTTGCAAGAAAGTATTTGTTTTTTTACCTCTATATGCAATTATAAGGTTATCTCCAAACCAAGCTCTTGCTTCTGGTACCACTTCACTCCAAAATGTTTTTGCACTATACTTTACATCAGATAAATCTCCTTGACCTGCTATCTCTACATTAGTAGATTTTGTTTTTTTATCTTTATTAATCTTATCATATATAGTTCTAGCAGTTTCGGGTTGAGTACTTACCGCAGTTTGTGTAGTATCTGTAGTAGAAGTAGAAACAGATTTTGCAACAAACAGAGTAGATTTAGTAGTCTTAATATTTCTGTAAGGAACTACATCTAAAGTGTTTTTAGTTTCGCTTTCTTGTTCAGGTACAACGTATATATAACCAGGTTTTTTATGATTATTAGCAGCAACTACATCTGATTCTATAGATTTAAGTAGTTTTTCTAACTCTGGTTTACTCATAGCTACAGTTGCTAAGTTTTTCAACAGACTTTCATTTACAAACAACTGTTGTACTTTACTAGAAGTAGAGCTAGTATTATTTTGCATAACTGAAAATAATCCTACCCCAGTTAAAATATCACTTAGGACCATGTTATCAAAACTATTGGATAAAGTTCTTTTAGTAGGATCAATAAGTGTTTGTATTTGTTTTCTATAGTATTCAAGATTGTCTTTAATACCTACGATTTCAATTTGTAAAGTATCGGAGTTATCTTTGATTTTAGTATTTAGATTATTTAATACAGGGTATGCTTGTAACAAAACGTTAGCATAAGCAACTTTAATTTGATTAATAAAGTAACCTATGTTTGTTGAAGTTTGAGATATACTTTTAGTACTTAATACTGATACAGGCATAGAACTAATAGTAGCCATATCTCGTAAGAACAACTGATAAGCATACTGCGATTTACTCAAGTTAGGTTTTTTACTTTTTATATCTTTATAGGTAGCATCTTCTTCTATATTTTTATAAACCTGTTTGTAATAAGTAGAATTTTTAAAGTCGTTAAAAGGATATTTGTTTTTTGCTATCTCATACTCAATAAGATATTTTTCTAGTCTTTTAGTACCTTTAAGAATTCTATAATCTGGCTTAACTATATTGTAAGCAACATAATAGTCAGATGAATCTAAATCTGAACTAGTACCTGCTGCAAAAAGAGCAATATTTAGTCTATTAACATAAAGAGATTTTTCTACAACATTGTTTGCTTCATCAGTAACTTCAATAACTTTTACTGCAGATGTAAGTAATATATTAAAATCGTTTTTAAGTACAGATGTTTGTACAGCATTATTATCTGCATCAAACTCAGTACTTGCTATTACGTTAAAACCTTTATATACATCGTTCTTATAACGAGAATTTAAAAGTTTTTGAAGCATTACAGATCTAATGATGTTAGAATAAAGTTTTATTGCAGTTTTAGTGTCTTTAAAAGGCATCTGTGATTCATAGATTTTATCTTGATAGTGGTTTCTATAGATAAAATCAACAACTTGTATCATAGATGGAGACAAGGATTCTAATAAAGTTTTAGGTAGACTTCCGGTATTAATATAAAAAGATGATCTTACACTATTTCTTTTTATAGAAAGCAATGATTCTTTTGTAAACTCAGGCATTGTAGAGTATAGTTCTTGAAACTTTCTATCAAAAAGAATAAAGTCAAGTATAGATGCAAATCTTTGACGGTCAGGGCGTAAAGCAAATGAAAGTTTATTAATAGTTGAATCAAACATTTGGTTTAAAGCTAGATAATGTATTAACCCTATTGCCTGATTTAAAACATTTGTATTGTAATCAGAGTTACCTATGTAATGGGCAGCATTAAAATCTAGAGATTCATATACTAATTTAGACTCTTCAGCAAATACGTTATTAAGTTTTACTATACTTGTCTTTGTAAACTTTTGCCCTAGAATAGTATTAACTTTATTTTTGATTTCACTGCTGTAGTTTGATTGTTCTACTAATTTTCTGAATTCATTAGGTTGTATAATACTTTTAAATTTATCTACTGTAGATGGAGATTTAGTATTATTTAATATTCTACCAAAAAATGGTAACAAAGGGGTTTTGGCTATTTCTGTGTATCTAACATACAGGTTTACCATAGGATTTAGTAGGAAAATAGATACTGGTTCTTCGTTAACACCTGCTCCCGTTAAACCTAATTGAAAAGATGCTGTATTTTTTCTAATACCCAAACGTAACAACCAAGGGTCTTTTTCTACGTCAACGGAAGCTTGAATCTTTTGCCCTGTGTAATCACCTTTGTCTTTACCATTTAAGTTAGTAAGAGCAGAATAATCTAAAGCATCTATTTCTACAGTAACGTTATCTGAATCTACTATTACATCAATTTCATGTTTAGTAGTTTTATAGTTGAAAGGTATTTTTACTACTGTTACCGAGCCGTTTTTACCTATTATAGCATTAGGCATTTGTAGATTTGACTCAGCCATTTCATTAAGCATTGATGAAAATACGGCAATAATACCTAGACTTTTTTTACCGGCACTATTATAATCAAGCTTAAGTAATGATTGAAAAGGGTCTGTAATGTAACTATAGTTAGTTGCTATAGGAAACTCTGATAGCGTTATGTTATCATTACGTTTAGATATTTCTTTTAAGTTTTCATCTGTAGTAGGAAGAATGAGATACGGCAACAGTTCTTCAATAAGAAGCAATGAAGCTACATTTTTGTTTATTCTATTGCCTAAAGCACCTGCTATGTTTTTGTAGTAGTAAACTTCTTTCTGATACTCTTCTGCTACTTTAAGCATTTGCTTTTCAGCTTCGGTTAAAGTATCTTCTTTAGTTTCTAATTCAGATTTATTTGTAAATATATCAGCGATTTTCTGATTGATATCTTCAATTTTTTTCTCAATAGACTCTAAAGTTTCATCACCTTCTAGCGTTAACTCATCATATTCAGCAAGAGCTTCTTGATTGTTATTAACTACTTTACGATATTGTTTTGCTTTATTAGCACTGGCTAATTCAGCTACATTTTGCATTCCAGTTCTTTTTAAGTCTGTAGTTACAGCACTTAATATTTTTCTTAATAGTTTATAGTAAGCAGCAGATCTTTCTTCTTCTACTTTGAGTTTACTATTAAGTTCTTTTATTTTAGCTTTGCTTTCATTGTAGCTTAGTGAATACTTGAGTATATTACCTTCTTCGTCAAAGCTAGGATAAAGAAGTGTCAGTTTATCAACGTCAAAGTCACCACCTGATTTAGCTACTATTTCTGAAGGGAGTACAATTATATTACTTGCAATAGGGTCTAAAAATTCTTCAATTTCTAAAACCTCCATAGAAGGGTGAGCATGCACCGGAATTCTATCACCTGTAATGATAAACTTGTCCATATGCAATTTCTTCCATTCAGGTTTTGCCATCATCTCATTTAGTCGCGGTATTGTACCAATAGAATTACCGTCAGTGTGAGTAAGATTTAAAAGTTTGTAAAAATCACCCTGCATTGAGATTTTAACTTGCGCAGGAAGAATTGTACCATCTTTTGCTTTTCTATATGATTTTAATTTGTTGCTGTAACGGACTTTGTCTTTAAGTACTCTTTTAAGTAGAGGGTCTGTCTCTACAAATTCCCAACCGGTATTTGCAACCTGAATCAAAGGTTCACCAGGAAACTTTTGCTGAATAATATTTTTCTCAATAATGTTTGCTATAATGTTATCTAATATTACAGCTAAACCAGAACCTAAATAATCGTATGCAAAAGCTCCATCAATAACAGCGATCATATCTGTTTCATCTTCTGTTATATAACCTTTTTTCTTTAATAGTTCTTTGATGTAGCCTGCAAATTTTTCCATCCCTTTTTTATCAGGGTTTTTTAAATCTATTTGCAATGTAGCAGATAGTTTGTCCTTAAACATCTGTGTAGCATCTGCAATAGATTGTTTATACTCTTCTACTAAAGGTCCATACTTTTTAAATTCAGATTTAAGTTTACCATTTTCAAAGAACAAATCTAATATCTTAGTTCTTTTCTGACTAGATACCAAAGACTTACCTTTAAATACAGGAGCAATATAAAGCTGGTCTTTAAAAAATGTAGTATTTATAAAGTTTTTGACAAAAGGTTTATCTGTTAAGTTACCTTCGTTGTCATAGAAAAGGTTAGATGTTTTATCAAAGAAGAAACTATTTTTAGAACCAGATACATAAGTTAATAATCCTATCTTTTCATTAAGCATTTTATTGTAGATAAGATTAAGATACCTTTGCTTTTGTTCTTCCCCTATTTTAGGATTAAGAACAGGTGGTATTAATGGTACTATGTTAAACTTAAGCGTAAACGCTTGTATGTTTTTGTAAACGTTATCTTTTTTATACTTGGCAGGTCCCGCAAACTGATACTTTAATGAAGGAAAGAATTCACTAATATTCAAAGGTAATGTTTCTCCTCGCATTATTTTGTTATAATACAACTCTTTAGTATTGTCCCAATTACCTGAACTTAATGATAGCATTCTATAAGTAGGCAGTAAGACTACACCTTGCGCATCTGCTTCTTTCATATCAGAATACGGTTTTGTTCTTTTTTCTGCTACTTTAACATCTTCTATTATACTTTTAATTGCTTCCTCGTATTCATTATAATTTTCTGATGTTACTTTAACATCTTCCAAAATAGCAACAGGTAGTTCTTGCATATTTATAATTTCACTGCTGCTGTCACTAAAATCAAAAATGCTTTTTATTAAGTTTAAATAATCAGGATCTGAATAAACTGGATTTCCTCCTGAACCCCAAAGAGCATTTCTTTTACTAAATTCATCTTTGTCTAAGTTATAATTTGCTAAATCACCATAAATAAATATATTAGATTCAATATTAAATAAAGTCATGTTCATGTAAGAATGCTTGTATAGTCTTTGACCATCAGCTTCTACTTCAATACCAAGAGTTTTATTTATTGAAGCATCTATATTTGTTAAAACGGTAGGATCAATTTTTGCAAAACTATTAATACCTGCTGTTATTCTAGAGTCGTGTTCTACTTTTATAGCGGCTTTAATAGCATCTGCTTGTGTACCTTGCAGTTTTTGTTTTACTGATGTAATAACGTTTTCAACATTATCATTTCTTTTTGAATCATAAACTTCTTTTATTAATGATTCTACAAGGTTTGTAGTTTCAGAATCGATATAATCAAAAAACAAATATTTTTTACCAAACTTACTAAACATTTCTACATTGTCATGCTCTCCTTGTTTTGTTTGATATACACGGATAGCTTCCGCTATAAAATAGTTATACAGTTGATTGTAGAATACATTTTCAGCTTGAACATCTGCTGTAGCGTAACTTATAAAAGGTACCTTATCAATACTCATATAGTGTTGAGTACTTTTACCTGCATGCTGATACATTCTATAAGCATTATGAATACGAAGATTAATCATTGCTTCAATATTAGCAGTGAATACATTGTTGTCGTTTTCTGTAATACCTGTATTAGTATCGTTAGCAATACCAGACGCTTTAAACAATCTAAACTTTTTACCCTGTTGGTACACTAACTTATTAAGTAATGAGTCTGCCCAAAACGGATTTTCGTTAGGAGATTGATTGATACTTTCTTTTAGATTTTCATCGTTGTATAATTGTACATATCTCATCATGGATGACTGCAACGAAAATTCATTTTCGATATCACCGCTAGGATTAGTGTACATGTTATCGTTAGTAGTAATCTCAATCTGATTAGCAGCAGCAAATATCTTCTCTACTAAAGTTAATTGCTTTAAGTCTTTTATAGTAGGATCTCCCTTTTTAAGCAAATTAACAATATTATCGACACTAGATAATTTGTTTCTATTATTGAACAGAACCATGTTTAATGCATTTAATCCATCAATAATTGTAGAATCTTTTAACATATCTTTTATTAAAGTATCAGGATATTCAATACTACTGTTTAGGATACCTAATAATTTCAGATAGTTAACTATTTTATATATGTTGTCTTGGTATGTAAATACAACCGTGCTTTTATACTGTGAAGATGTAGGGTCGTACAGCTTTTTATTTTCAGGGTGCGCAAAAAACTTTGCAGCATTAAACTTTAATTCAGAACCTACTTGTTCTAAACCGTATCTATTTTGTTCTTCCACAGATAGTTTTGAAACAAAGTCTGTGTATTCTATTTCTCTCTTATTCCAAAAACTAATAAACTCTGTATTGCCTATATATGATTCTAAAATATATTGTTTCTTTTTAGAGTCATACGATACATTTGCTATAATAGGAAGTACTTTTTCTCTAGATAAACTTTTTAATAATGAGTTAAATGTAAAGAAGTGTTCTTTTACGTGCTCATAAAATGCAGGGTATGCTTTGGCTTTTTCTTCTATAACATTCTCTGCATTTTGTATATTTAGCTGTTGCCATTTTTCTAGAGTGTTACCTCCTATTATTCCATATACACTTGCATAAAATAACTTATCTGTTATTGAACTACCATTTTGCGCATAAGCTTTAATAATTTCAGGTATGCTTAAAGGATCTAATCTACCAACTAATCCTGGTGTAGATATTAACTTAGTAATTGCAATGTTTGCATTATCTAAGGTTAAAGGTAAACCCGCAGAATCTCTTTCTACATAATGAGAACCTAATACAATATCACCGTTTCCTGCAACACTATATTTGTTTTTAGAAAACAACTCGTAAAATTCTCCTTTAGTAAGAATAGATTCAGCACCGGAAAGCATATTTACTTTATAGAAAAGGTCTCCTACTTTTTTAATACCTTCTGTTAGCGCATCGTTTATATACAAAGTATTATCCTTCAGCACTTTTATCTTAGGCATTTTTGTAAACATGAACTTTAAGTAAGGGGAAAAGTCATTATGTACCGAAGTGCTATTGTTACCTTTATCAGAATACTGACCATCATCTTTAGAAAGAAAATCTTCATCTTCATCTTGATAGATTTCATTGATGAATTCGTTCTCTTCTATATAATACTTAATAATACCTTGGTTTTCTGTTCTGCTTTTTAATTTTGTTACATCACCTAAATTTTGCAGAGCAATTCCAAAAAGCTTTACTGTTGACTCATATGATTTTTTTAAGTCTTCGTTAGTAGTTTGCTCTACTAAGGATTTAAAAAGATTATATCTACTTTGCAGTCCTCGTGATATAAGCTGATAAACTGATTCTATGTTATCTACTTTAAATAGAAGTCTAACACTACCTAATATTTTATCTTGAGCACCTGCTTGCATTAGCATTGGTGTTATACCGGCACTAAATATAATAGAGTCAATAGTCTTTTGTAGTAAAAGCGTTTCTTCACTAGTAAACTTATATCTAGTTTTTTTATCACCAACACCTACTATTGTTTTTTGCAAGATATTAGTTGAACCTTGATTGATATCATATCTGTAGGCTTCAAGTTTTTTAATATCTCCTGTGTATAAAGTATTAAAAATTTCTCGTATAGCAGGGTTATCAAAGGCATTTATATTATTATCTAAAGCAGTAGTTTTACTAAATAGAGAATCAAGAAGTTTTTTGATTGCTTTAAAAATTGCTTTTATTGCTTTAGTAACTACAGAGTTACTTTCATCTATTGCAAATAATCTATACTGATCTGCTAAAAATTCCATTGCTTCCTCATAGGTATCTATTTCAGAAGCGGGTTTTGTTATTTGTTTATTCTTATAGTAGTATGTAACTCTACCTTTTATCTTTTTTACTTCTTCAAAAAGCTGTTGCTTTTGTTCTGGAGTAAACCACATTTCAGTAAACTCATGCCATGCTTCATGATATAAGTCAGTATATTGTGATCCATTATATAGTGTAACACCTGCTTTACTCCAAGTAGCAAAAGCTCCTGAATTTACTATATCAAAAAGTTTTTGCAATGGTACATTTTTGGTTACAGGATTACTGTTAAACCATTCTAATGCTTTTTGATTAAGCTTATCTGTAGATAAGTTTGCAATGTTTTTAGACATCCATAGTACATCTCCTAAATCTTCTTCTGCTACAAATTCATCTTTTTGAGTACTAAATGGTTCAGTAAAATTTATTGCTAGTATAGGATTCAATATAGGCAATGTATCACTACCTTCTGATACAGTAACCGGTAGTTTATAATATTGTGCTATGTAGTCTGCACTATTTATTTTTGTTAATGTAAGAATTTTATTATCACCATCTTGAACTATTGATGGAATTTCAATTTCTTGTTCATTAGGATTAAGCAAATAATTTTGCTCTAGACTTTGCCGTAAAGCTTGCTTAAAACCTTCTTTGTTATTAAGTTTTCTGTATTCTGTATAAGTCCTATCTGTTGGATTATAAATCTGTACATACCAATTTGACTCATAAGACTTTAGATTATGTTTTGCTGATGCAGTTTTAAAGGTTATTTCTTTAAAATAAAAAGATTCAAATATTCTTTGTTTTTCTTCGGTGGTTAATGGTACCCCTTGATATAGTATTTCATCATTACTCATTAACTCTACTAATGCATCTACAATAGGAAGTAAACGCTCGTTTTTCCTTTCTGTAGGAGACCCTAGTTTATTATTACCTAAGAAAATTGTAATGTCAAATTTATCATTTATGACCAAGCGAGCATTCTGTTTTACTCCAGAAACTTTAGCTGGGTTATAACTAACTGATGTTATACCACTTAAAAGCTCTCTCAAATCATTTGTAATATAGGTATCTCCTTTTTCTTCTAACTGGGATAGTTTAGAGATGTATCTTAAATAACCTATTCTACTATTTATATCATCTATTTTTATTAAGTTACTTTCAGGATTTACTAAAATTTTGTCTTTAATAAAACGAGCAATATTTCTTGTAGTAGAAAGCAGATTATTTACATAGTCCTTTTTTTCGTTTTCTATTATTTCTATACTATTTTCTAACTCAATTATTCTATCAGCATTTCTTTCTGTTTCAAGATTTTCCTTGAGTGTATTTAAAGTATTGACTTTATACTTATTAGGATTTAAAACCATTCCTCTTTTTAAGAGTAAGTCTAATAGTACACTGTCTGTACTACCGTCCATATATTTATCTATGTTGTTTATTACTTCGTCTGGAATACGAGAGTAAGAAGCTATATAATAGCTACCACTAGAATCAATAACTCCATCATCATTAATAAACACAGGTTCCCCTTTAGCATCTGTTATAAGAAAGATATATTTGTTTCCTTTAGGATTACCATAAATTTTAGAAGAATCTACATCTTTTATATTATAAAGCCTGATGTAAAGGTTATTTAAAACAGGATCTTTATCTGAAATAGTTTTGAGAGTATTACTTAAAAAGTAATCAATAAACTTTCTAAAAGCTTTTACACCGTTGCTTTGAATTACATTTTTTGATAAATCGCTGTTGTCATAAAACTCAGAATCAGTTGGTTGAAATAACAAAGCAATGTTCATTGTATTAATTTCAAACAAAGATTCTTCGTAATCTCTATCATCAACAGTAGTAATACTTATTGGAGTTATAACAGGATCTACAGTAGGTTTAAGATTAAGATACTCAAGTACTTTGCCCTTAGAAGAATCAGTTGCTATATTCCAAGGTATATTTCCAAGCTGTTCAACAATATACTCTGGAAAATACTTTGCATTTTTTTTATTTCTTGCTGTATTAACTAAAGCTACGGCACCTACTAAAGTAGCAAGTAAAGCTTTTTCATACTTTTGAGACGGTTCATCTACTATATCCGTAACTTGTTTATAGTAATCTTGAATAAAACTTTTAAGGTTTAACTCTTGATTTGGCTCTAAACTATCAAAAGCTTTTTTATAAGATAAGACGAAATGATTTTCAAAATTCTCTAAATCTTCCGTTGTAATGTTGCAAGAAGTAGCTGATATATTCATATTGTAAATATAGTAAAATTTTAAGATTTAGGGTTATTAGGAGTACATGGTTTGTTAAATATAGCCTTAGCATCAACTTCAGGTAAGTTGTCCATATCTTTACCAGACCCAGACGGTGTATCAATTTTTTCTCCTTCACCTGCAGATTCTTGTTTAAATGATAAGATCTTATTTTTGTTCTTAGAAACAGAATCTACAAAACTAGATATTGATTGTGATTTAAGCTGAGGCTCTGCACCTATTGCAGAAAATACAAAGTAATTTAAATTATCACCAACAATTTTTTCAAGTACAATAAAGTTTGTTAAAGGATTATTTAAATCAGTAATCGATACTGTTCCTAAACTAACATTAGCTAAGGTATTTATTACTTTTCGCAGAAACTGATTTTTATCCGAAACAGTAGTCCTTTCAGAATTGTAAAAACTTTCAAAGTAATTAAAAAGCTCGGTTGCTTTTGTATCAAGGTTATCTCTTAAGCTACTAAATTCTGAATAAAAAGGAGATTCTTTAGTTAATATTTTACTGAAAAGCTCAATGATTTCGTTTGAATTTAAACTACTAACATTAACACCACTTAATTCAGTTATAAGATTGGTTAGCAAAGATTCATCAAAAATAATTCTATTAAAGAGATTCATTTTTAATCTGTAAAAAGCAGCTTCTGCTTCTACTACATCAGCACCTTTAAGTAAAACATCGCTAAAAGTTTGTCCTTCAGTTAATACTATGACTTTTTTATCAAATTCATTTTCAGCTGCTATATACTTAGCAACATCAGTCTCACCTGTTAAAATTCTATTACGTAATATATCACTACGTTGTTCACTTAAAACTGCAATATCAGCGTCTTTAATAAATCTTTTACTGCCTGTTACGTAAATTTTATTTGTATTTTTTTCATTTTTTCCTTGATTTATTTGATTTAAAACAGGATTGTACACTAAACTATCTAGATTTTCATAACCTACTTTTTTATTAAAAGCATTGATTATAGCAAATATATTTTCATTTGTAAACTCCAAATCACCCGCAAAATTTTTTGTTTTATTTATTTCAGCAAGTCTGTTTAGCAATAAATCATCTACATCTATAAGAGTGTATTTTCTTTCACTTTCAGGACGACTATTGTATTCTTGTACTAACCGTGTTTTTCCTATACCAGGAGTACCGTATATAAGTTTACCTACAAAAAACTCAAGGAAATCTTCTGTGGGTTTTATTATATTGTCTAATAAGTTTTTGTTTTTATCAAAAACAGATTTACTTATACCAAACCTAGCAACAAACATTTCTTTTTGCTCAGGAGATGTTGCTGTTTTGTATAAAGAAACCGCCTGTCTATTATCTTCATTAAGAAGTGTATTGTACCAATACTCAAATAAACCTGGGTTTGCATTAAAGAAATTATTAGAAAGCGTTGTTATCTCAGAAGGTTTACTTACAGAACCTTTTGTGTTGTTAAATACAAATACAGGAATTCCATTCACAGAAGTTACTGTTACAGAACCAACCTGTTTATTGTCTTTGTATATAGGATAAGTAGTATCAAGTTTTATAGATGACACATTTCCTATACTAGACGTATTAGTTTGTGTAGCAGTTTCTGTAGCAACTGGTTCTTTTAAAGCAGCTAATTGTTTATAAGCATCACTATCTTTTCTACCAACTTTTTCAAGAGCTTGCATAGCTTGCTCTTTAGTCATTTCTCCTTTATTAACAGCATCTACATATTTTGCATCAGATATAGCGTTGATTCTATCGATATTTATTGGTAATTCTTTTTCAAGCTTATCAAGACTTTTTTGTCTATCATCAATATTAAATTGATAAGTGCCATCTAAAGCTTCAAGTCCATTAGGATTATCTATTAATTTTTGTTTAAACGTTTCAATTCCTTTTAAATTAGTTCGTTTAGAAACATCATACTGTCTTTGATTTTCTTTTAACTCTTCCTGTCTTGTTTTTTCTATATCATCTATCTTAGCATCTACATTTGTCCCCGTAGGAGTTTCTTTTAAAGCAGCTAGTTCTCTTTCTAATTTAGCAATAGTTTCTTTTTGATCTTTTACAATTCTTTCTTGAGCATCTTTATTTGGATAATTTGGAGATTCATATATTTGTAAACTTTGTTTAGCTTGATCTAACTTATACTCTAAATTTTCTTTTTTGTATAAGTCAAGGTAATTTTTAATATCACCTTCCATAAATTTATCCTGCTGATCAAGTCCCTTTACTTTATCTGCTGCTTCTAGTAAATCTATAAGTTCTTTTGGAGCATATTTTTCAACAACTTCTTTTCTCTTTTCAGGACTTAATACAAGAGCATTTCCTGTTTTTGGATCAGATGCTTGAAACTCTCCATTAGATTGTTTTGGAAAAATAGACCACTGTCCTTTTTCAAAAAAAGCTAGAATATCAAAATTATCGCCTTTTAAAATTACTCTAAAATAAGCAGCTCCTTGAGCAGGCTCAAATAATCCTTTTACATTTTGTAATCCAAATTTTTTTCTTTTAGCTTCTATATCAGAAACAGGAGCTGGTTTTTCTTTCTTAGGTTTAGCAGTCCGTTTTTGAGTTTCCTCTTTTTCTTTTTTAGCATCTTCTAATCTAGCTTCTGTTTTTTGAGCACTAGGTTTAGCAGTTGGGGTAGGTGCTTTTTTAGTTTCTGGTGCGCGTTGTTCTCTTGTAGGTTTACTAGGTGCAGCTTTCTCTAACTTAATTTTATATAAATCAGGATATAATACTGCAAGTAAATTGTTAAGGTACCGTATTTGGTTGTTGTATTTTTGAACAACATTATACAAGTCATCAAGACGTTCTTTTTCTTTTTGTTTAGCTCCTTCTACAATTTCTATAGAATCTAGATTATTTTCTATAGCTTTTTCAAGTTCGTCAGCTTGTTTCCTTAATTTGTCGTATTCTGTTGTAGCAGAAGAATCCTCCGCATCGATTAACTTTCTTAGTTCTTCAGTGTTTAACCGTTTGAAGTTAGTATTCTTTTTAAATATTTCTAAGTCGTTAATAGCTTTAGTTGTAATTCTAACATACTCTTTAAGATAGAATACTGATTGTTTTATTGCTTTAACTAAACTAGCTATTATTTTTTCTAGAACTGATTTCTTTTTGTTAATAGTTTCTATTTTTTCTTCTATCTCTTCAAAGCTCAAAGTTTCAAAGTTTTTGTTAGCTATCATATTTCTATAATAGTTAATTTGATCAGATAGATCTTTATCTATTTTTTTAAGTTGTTCTAAGTCTTCTTTAAGATATTTAATCCTATTAGCTATATCGTTAAACAACTGCTTTTCAGTTCTAAACTGTTTTTTATATTCTTCTATACTTAAAGTTATGTTTTGTCCTCTCTTTGACTTTCTAGCAGAATTTGATGATATTGCCTCTTCAAGAGTTTTAATAGTATTAAGTATTTTTTTAACTTCTTCAAAACCTAATTCAGAAGTTTCATCTAAAAGCTCATTTAAATATTCTAGTGTGTTTTCAACATTTGTAATACTTTGTTCACCTCTTTCTTTTCTTTTTTCAAGAATGCCTATTGTATTATTAATAAGTTCTATTCTTTCTTCTAAAGAAAGAAGGGATGCATCAACAGGTTTTTTAACTTCTTCTTCAGAAACTTCTTCTTTTTTCTTTTCTTCTTCTGCTAAACCTTCTTCTGATTTTATTTCTTCTTCTGCTTTGGGTATAGGGGGTTGTTTTCTACCTACTTTAAGAGCTAATCGTTTTGTACCACTGCTTGAGTCTACAGAAGCTTCTATCTTAGTATAAGCTTTAGTTTTATTACTATCCTGTATAGTTAAAGGTAATATAAACAAACCTGTTACTTTTATACCGGTTCTTTGTTCTAATAAATCAGCATAACTGTTCAACTGATTTTCGTCAGAATCTCTGTAGAAGAAAATGCTTTTTACATCAAAGTAAGGTTTTATTCCGTTTTCTTCTATACTTAAAAAGTTAGTTATTATTTCTCCTACTTCAGGATCATCACGCAAATTTTTATCTTTGGAAACTATTTTGTTTTGGTTTTCTATTATTTTTTCTTTTACTAAATCGTATTTATCACCAGCTATTTTTTTAAGAGCTGCTTCCATAGCATACGCTTTTCTTCTATCAGAACTAGAAGTTTTAAGATCTATTAGTAAAGCTTCACCTTTATCATTTATTGCAAGAATATCTGGAGTTCCTGCTACAAATTGTCCGTCTATCTTTCCCCACAGCGTAGGTATATCAGCTCTAAGAGTATAACCTTGTGCTTCAATATTAGATATGAAATTTTCTAGAACAGATCTGAGAGTATCTAAATTAGCATCAGTGAATTCAAAAGCTTCAGGATTTTCTTTTTGTAATTGACTATACGCTTCTTTAAACTTTTCTTTACTTATAGTTTTATCACCGATAAGAGTTCTTAATAAACCATCTATTATGTTACCTCGGTGACTAAACTTTTCAGTTGCAAATTCTTTAGTTCTATATAAACTAGTTACACGTATCCACTCTAAAGTACCGTCTATAGGATTACCCTCTTCATCAACTTGTACATAATATGACCTTTTAGTATCAGGGTCTTTTACTATTTTAAACTTAGCATTATTTAATAACTCCAATGCTTCTTCTATTTCTTCTTTTGTAGTAGGAGTAGATGCTGCATTTTCTATGTTTTGAGCTAGCTTATCAAATTTATCTATTGCGCTAACAAAAGAAAATCTTAGCGGACTATTAAAAATAGATTTAGCAAGTGCCTCTACAGCTTCATCAGATAATCCAGAATTTGATTTACGTATCTTATCTTTGATTCGCTCAAAATCTTTTTTATCCTTACTTAATTGTTCTGCAGCTTTCTTTTTCTTTTCTTTAAGCTTTTCGGTTTCTTTATCTACTTTAGATAAAGCTACCTTTTTATCATAAAAAGCATTAAGCAGTTCATCATATTCGTCAGATAAACGATCTACAGGAATAACAGAATCTGTTACGTCTGCACTAGGTTTTATAAAATCAACACTACCATCTTCATATTCATTTATAAATACACCATACGTGCTGAACATAAAATTGTAAAGAGCATTGTGCTCTAACAAACTAACCCCTCTGTTAACCATATTAGCAACAAAGCTAGCATCGTTTAATATTTTCTCTAGATAATCAGTAGTATCATTTACTGTTGTAGCAAAACCTTGAGGATCTTGTAAAACTGAAATTATACTAGTAAGTAATTCGTTTTCAGATTCTAAGGAAATATAATCTAAAATGTAATTAAGAGATTCGTTTATATTTTCAGTTTTGACTACAGAACTTTTTCTTTCAGGATTTTTATTTAGTAGATCTATGTAAAGTTTATAGTCATTAAGTAAATTCTGTCTTTCTTCATCCGTAAATTCAGTATTAGATTTAATTTTAGTTCTAAACGAATCAAACTTTTTAGCTAACTCTTGTAAAGCTGCTATCTTTTGTTTAAGATAATTTTCTTTTACTTTAGCCTTTTCTCTATCTTCAGGTGTAGTGGTAGGAGAACTTTGTGTAGATTTAGCTAGTTCAATTTCTTGTATAAGCTGATCTATTTTGTATCCATTTAATCTAAAAGAATCTACTAATACTAAAACATCATCAGAATCTATTTCTCCAAATTCAGGGAGCATAGTCATCATAGATTCTAACATTTTGCTTTTTCTAGCTGTACCATCCATTATAGTATCTTCAGCCATTATAAGCATTTTTCTTACTGTTTCAATCGCATTCTTTTTTGCCAGTAGTTTTGCATACATGGGGTCTTTTTTATCAACCCCTTTTAAACTTACAGGATTAACAAAATTATATTTATCATGTAGTTTTTTAATAGACTCTGCTCCAGAAATAGCTTTTGCAATATCAGATCTTAGTTGTGGAACTTCAGTAATGTCTTTACCAAAAGCTTCAGCTAATGATTTATCATCTAATTCAAGTTGACTTCTATAATCATCAACAAGATTATTATAGAATCCTCCTTTAATAGCATTAGAAACATGTTCAAATATAGATAATCTTTGCGCGTCTTTTGATAATTTAACATTACCTGTTTGACTAGCAGCATTCATTGTTTTGTTAGCAGCACTTTGTTGAGCAGCATTTACAGCATTAGGATTAAGTATGTCTGCATAACCTCTACCTAAATCTAAAAAGTTTTTATCAAGAAAATTAGCAGATTCTTCAAATCCTAATTTTAGTTTTTCTTTTTCCTCTTGATATGCTTTAAATTTTTCAGGATCGTAAATTCTTTGACCTGCTGTTAATCCTAAGTTTGCTAGCTTACCCATTCCCCCCATTAAACCGCCCGTTAAGAAACCACTAAAGAAAGTTTCTAAACCTTGTGCTGTAAATTGTTCTCCTAACCCTAGTGCGACAGATTCTTTAAGCAGCATGTGCTGGTCTATCATAGGATTTTCAAATAGCTTGGTGTAATAATTTATAACACCGGCACTGGTAGCTTCCTGTAAATTTTCTTGAATTGCTTCTGCAAAGTTGTACCTGGTATAATTAAGAAATGATTTTCCTATTTCAGTAGGTCTAAGACCTGCTGATACTTTTTGCAAAGGAGTACTAAGATATTTATAACCTTGTCCTTTTATTTTAGAAATACTACCAAACTGATTAACTTCATCTAATGCACTTAATAAACCTGTACCTTTAGGTAATTGTTTTATGATATTATCTAATCCTACTTTATTAGAAAAGAAAATAAGAGGTAGATTTATCATCGTAGTAGCAAAAGCTGCATTTTCAGCAGCTGCTCTAATACCTGCAATTTTTTCTTCTGTAGGGTATTGTCCTGTAGCATCATACTCTTTTCTTATTCCGTCTTCAACCATTTGATTGATAACAAGACCTCCTTCCATTTGAGCTTCATTAAGAACTCTAGCAGCTGCTCTTACATCCGCGTAAAAAGCACCAAAAGAAGTAGCTGTTTTACCAAGAGCATTTAATCCTTTAAAAGTTTCAGGATAATTTTTTAGTAAAGTTGCAGTATTTGAAAGAGGGTTAAAAAAATTAGCTACCGGACCATCTAAAGCTTTACCTATTTTACTAAAATCATATATGCTTTTAACTTCATCAGCATTTCTTGCTAATTTAAAAATAGTCTCGTTTGCATTAAATACTTTGTTTATATTTCTAACAAACTTACCAACATTAAGAGCTGTACCTGTAGCTAATAAACCAGCGCCAGGAGCAAGACCTATTCCTGAACTACTTAATAATCCAGCAGTTGCTGCAATAACAGCTTCTTCTATAATAGCACTACCTGCAATACCAAGAGTAATACCTGTATTAAGTAAAAAGTTATTAGTAAATGCACCAAACCCACCACTAGTGTCATATCCTAATTTCATCATTCTGGATATAGAACCAGCTGATTCTTCGTCATAGTTTAAAGGATCAAATAAATCTAAAGTAGAAATGAAAGGTTTATTAGAAGCAAACGATTCCATTGCTATATGACCCATTGCTTTAGCAGATCTCCCTAAATTTGACATCCAAGAACTATTCTCATTATATAGTCTATCGTTATCTCTCCAAGGTGAATAACCTAATCTGCTAAAATTAGGGTGCATATAGTACCTTTCAAATGTAAGATTCATTTGAGAATCACCATATACTGAAGGAACACCTCCTGATGTAGAAACCAAAGACGGTGTAGTCTTAATGTTTTCTTTTAACATCTGAGCTGCAACATCTCCATTAAAAGTAGTATTCTGTGGAGCGCCCGTTACATTACCAAATTGATAAGCGCTATATATAGCAGAATCTATATCTTTTTGTAAATCGCTAAAATTATCCATTATTTAATTCTTAGTAAATTATACAATTCTGTTTTTGAAACAAAGTCTGTTTGTAAATTTTGATTCTCGTTTGCTACTTTATTATTTTTAGTAGCTATTCCTGTAGAAATACTTTTAACACCCTGTAATATATATTCTTCAGGATCACTACTTCCTATTGGTATGTAACTGTTACCTTTAAAAACTCCATTAAAGTTTAGATAACTATAGATCTGACCATCTTCTGCTCTAAAAAGATTTAATTCATAGCTATCTCCCGAAATAGGATCTTCAACAGTTTGAGTTATTTTTCCCCCTCCTTTGAGTACAGTATTTGCTGCATTAAAATTAGAAGTAGCATTTACAAAACTACTCCTATCTGAATTTTTATCTACTTCTACAATAATTTGAGAAACTTCTTTTACGTTTTTACCTGTCGTTTTTGCTATTGCTTCTGCTGTAGTAGGAGCAATATTTATTTTATAAAGTACTTTAGAATCATCATATTCTTTTTTGTATGTAAGATTTTCGCTTCTTTCAATACTATTGATTTGCAGTACATTACTTTTTTGAGGATTTGAAAAACCTGCTTTTAATTGAGCTATAACATCGGCACCAACTTCAAGTTCTTCATATTTATTTCCATCGGGATAATAAAACTTTATTTTACTTCCGGGTTCATTAGTAGCTACATTATATAAACTTTCGAGCATAGAAAGAGTAGTTTTTTTCTCAGGTGTCGTATCCGTACTACTAACTGTTGTAGGAATACCTATAGCAGGGTAAGATATTACAGGATTGCCTAATTGATCTAATTTCAAATCAGCACCTATTATTTTAGGTTTAGTCGTTGAAGAATTATATGCTTTTGATTTAGCTCTAGTTAAAATATCTTGTAGTTCTAATAAAGTACCTAACTTTTTATTGAACATTTTTGTAGAACTAATTTTTTCAAAAAGAGGTGTTAATACTAAACCTAACGGATTTGTCATTTCTGCACTACTAGAAGTAGAGGGTGTTTCTTTTATTATTAACTCCTTTAAAGCATCTTCATTAATACCTTTGCTTCCGTCTTCTGATGAAAATAATTTTTTTATTTCTGCTTGACTAAAGATATTACTGGACGCTATAGTTTGCATTAATTCAGTAAATTCTGGATTCGTCATCAATCTTGCATAAACTAAAATTCTATTATTATTAAAAGCACTTATTGCTTCTTTAGAAGCAGTTTCATTTAAATCTATTGAAGTTTTTAATGCTGTTAATTGTCCTTGAATATTAGGAACTGTTGTAGAAGCTGTTTTAGCCATAGCATCACTTACACTTCTGTACAACATAGTTAATGTAGAAACTTTACCTTTAGGTCCATCTTGCAATGTTTTAGGATCTAAATTTTGTAACTCTTCCATGTTATATACAGCACCATCTTGTTTTTTAAACAACTTAGCCCTATCTGCAGGACTTAAATTTTGATATAGTGTTATAAGATATTCTTTTTGTCCTTTTTGAGCTTGAGTAGCATAAGCGAGCGCTTGATCTCTATTATGTTTTTCTATTTCATCTATAGGTCTTGTAGCACTTTCACCTTGATTCATAAGTTGTACTCCTCCTTCAGGAGTAACACCAGGTATATTTGCAGCATTTTCAAGGTTAAATTTAAACTGCTCTTTAGCCATATCCATGCGAGCTCTAAGTATGATATTATCTTTATCATTTTGATCTCTCATTTTTTCTATAGCAACATCATAATTAAACTTTTGCTCATTTACTGCAAAAGGGTTAGCGTCTATATCAACTTCTTTTTTAAGTGCACTATAAGATTTAGCAAAAGACCTTATTTGATTGCTTAATAAAAGTGAAGATACTTGGTTATCAATTTGAGCAGCGTTTGCATTTTCTTTAAATGATTCAAATTCTTGTTGTCTTTCTAAAATACTTTCTTTATTAGATTCAAGCATTTCAATTATTTGACTAAATTGTTCAATTCGTTGCATTGTTCTACTGCCTTTTGGTACTTTACCACCAGACGCATCAACAAGTTGTTTAGCTTGAAACTGTATTTTTTCTATAGAAGTATTAATGTTTTTTAAATCTTCAGCGGTTGATTTATCTATACTTGTTAAAATTTCTTCATTATATTTTATATCAGCTTCTGCTCTAGGTAGTCCTGAACTTCTTATAAATCTTTCTCTTTGAACAGAAGCTTTATTTCTCATGTACTCTTGCACTTGAGGATCTGAAGCAATAGCATTATGTAAAATACTATTAAGATGTGCTTGTACTTCATCTCCCATTTTAGTTTTTACAATCCATTGTCCTTGAACTTCAGTAACTTTAGCACTAGGTTCTATTTCTTTTATAAGATCAGTAAGTCTTTTAGGTATTTTAGGATCATATACGTATCTTATAGGATTAGCTTTAAGCGCTTCTTCAGGAGTCATGTTCTTAAAATTTTCTAACCAATAATTTATAGCTTCTTCACTCTCTGGGTTGTAACCATCATTACATTTTTTAGGATCAGCACACTCTCTTGCGTCATATCCTTTTTGTAATTCTGCAGCTGCAATTTTAGTTGCAGCTACATCTTTTAAAAAAAGTTGGTTATTAATAAGCGGGTCAAATATTCTTTCTGCTACTGAAACATTTTGAGGTTTGCTAAGATCTACAGTAGAAATCTGCTTTATTGCTTTATCAGCAGCTTTCATAAAAGCTTTTCTAGTTTCTTTAGTATCATCTCTAGAAAGCTTTGCGTTTAATAAACTATCTTGTATGCTTTTTATTTTAGCATAATTAGCATCGTACTGTGATTGTTTAATTTTAAGAGTCTGTTGAATTAACCCTAAATCTGGTATATCGTTCTGAAACTGAGGTATATAATCAGTTACGCCAGGAATAAAAGTAGCCATATTAGTATGAATATTTCACACTAATATAGCTATTTTAACATTACAAGTTTAATAAATTTTTAAAATTTATCTATTGTCTACTACCAGGTAAACCTGCTTGTTGTCTCCAACCAGCACCTCCTCGTCTAGGTACATAACCAAGTTGATTACGACTTGCTATACGTGATTCAATATCACGTATGCTTAATTCTTTTTCATACCTCTCTAATTCATCAGGACTCATGTTTGCAGTGTTTTTTCTTGTAAAACCTGTTTCTGTTGAAGCTTCTTCATTACCAGGTTGTCCTGTAAACCGAATATTATTTGCTCTAGTACTAAACATAAAACTTGGATCTTGAGCGTTTAACAAGTTTACATTACCCTGATTAGTATAAGCTTGAGAAAGTTTATTAGTAAATACATTTCTCTTTTGAGCTCTAGTATTAGCTTTTTGTTGTAGGTAAGTAGCTAAATCTACATCATATTGTCTATCAGCCATTTGACGCATTCTGTCATAGTTACCTAACATTTGAGCATTAAACCCTTGTGTTTGATTTAAAGTACCTATGTTTCTTTGATTAACACCACTTATTATATTAGCGGTATCACCTGCTGCTAAACCTTGCATGTAAGATGCTGCAGATGAAGGGTTTCTACCAAATGCTTTTATAGCGTCTGTAGCTCTAGCAGCACCTTCTTGTCTATTAGCAATAGCGCGAGTAGGGTCTTCTAATACAGGATTAATAGTTCTAGGACCAGCAACTCTTTGATATGTAGGACCTACATCTGTATTATCAAATAAAGAAAAGGCAGAACCATATAAGTCTACCACATCTGATTTAAAGAAAGGTTGACTAGGATATTGAGAGTAATCGTAGGTTTGCTTTTCTTGCTCTTTTCCAGCAACTGTCGTTGGTACATACTCACCTTTAGCATCACCACCACCTTCTCCTCCTGGAAATACTCTTTCTTTTTGTATATTTACACAATTCCCATTTATTTCCATGTGACCTGGAGGACAATTAGAAGAAGCAGGAGTTGCATTTGGTGTAGGAGTAGATTGAGGGGCAGGTTGTGCTGTTTTAAGAACTTCTGTTTTTCTTATAGTAGGCATTTTACCGTATTTATGTAAATCTTTAGCTGCGGCTTCCATTGCTACTGGATCATTTGCAATACCTGCTTCTTTAGCTAATCTATGAAAAGTACTAAATTTTCCTTGATTTTGTAGAATATCAGCTGGTGTAAAATTAGTTTTTTGGTCAGTAGGTACTTTATAACCAGGAGTATCTTTGTATGCATAATTAGAATCTTCAGCATAGGGATTATAACCTTCTGAAAATTTATCTACAGGTCTTGCATCTACAGGTGGTTTAAAAGGTTTTCCTACTTGAGCTTTATGTAAATATCCACCAATTTTCTTTTTATTTAATGAATCTAAACCTGTTAATTTATTTATAGCATCAAAATAATATTGATTAGTATTTTGATTTGAACCTTGAAAGTTTAATACTGGTTTTTTATCAGGCATGTTTTGACCTGTATTATAATAAAAAGATTCAGTAAGAGGATTACCTCCTCTATCAATATTTTTCATATATACATATGAGGTATCATTAGGTAAACCATTATTATATGTGTTTATAATTCTAGCACCTTGTTCAAAAAAAGCTCCGTCATTGTCTACCGTAGGAAAAGAATTGCGTAGTTCAGTGTTTGACCCGTGATGTATATAGCTATTATCTGCTATTGGTGATGTATATATAGGTTGTTCAGTACTAGTTTTTTTAGCAGTTTTTATTTGCTTTCCTGTTTGTGCTTTAGAAAGGTACCCACCATACCTGTACTGTTCTTCATTTATATCATCTTGGTCTGTTGCAAGCTGACTAGTATTTATACCCTTCTTCTCTAAGTAGGGAAAAGCAAATTTAGGTACATTACCACCCTTTAAATAAACTTCTTGAATAATAGCTAGTTTAGATAGTTTATCACGGTTATTATTAATCATTAATTCTGCTGTCTCTTTTTCAAGAGTGTCAGTATCCTTATCTAAAAGTTTAGCATTGTAATCGTTTAGCTGGTATCTTTTTGAAAGAGCAGCAGGTGTATAAGAACCTTTAGATTTACCAAAGATTTTTAACAAATCTGGATTATTAATTCTCATTTTCTTTGTGTCTGAGAAAATAAAAGACTCAGGTAAATTTAAAGGTACACCCGGACCATCTGCGTGACGAGGACCTTGTATATTATAGAATTCATCAAGACCGTCTTTTTGGAAATCACCAACTACAGTTTCTCCACCTTCTGCTTCTACATTAGCTTCTTCTCTAGGTACCGAAGTAAGAGTTTTTCTTACAGGAGAAGAAGTCTTATCTGATAGCAAACTAGCAGTATAACCATTTTTATTTTTGGTACTCCACCCTTCTGATATGGGTCTACCATAACCAGCTTCAGGAAGTTTAGTAATTTTTACACGTCTCATCATAATCTAAAAATACAAAATTAATCTATAAACTCCAATTCTCCACCTGCTGCTAAAAACTCATAAATTTCATCGTCGGTCATATCTACCTCACCACCAAACTGCATACTCCCTGTTCCTACTGAAAACTTATCAAAGTAACCTAAACGATTCGGTTGTAAGAATCCTTGATTAGTAGTCCAATCTCCTCTGCTCATACTTTGACCAGGTTCTTTATAGTTTCTTTGAAACTGACTGTAGTCTGGAGTTTTTTCTAATAAGTTATTAAGAGCTTTAGTACCTAATAATATGTTATCAGCATTAGCTCCTTTCCACATTCTGCTAGCAAAAGCTCCTGCTTTTTGACCAAAAGAAGGTTTATCTGCAGCACCAGAATCTAATTTAATACCTTGCTTGCTTTGAGCAGAAGAACTTCCACTACCATCACCTCCTCCGTACATACTACCGTCACCTTGTGGTGCTGCGTAAGATTGATTATCTAACCAATTTCTATATTGACCACTAAAAGCAGTAGATTCTAAAGGTTTATTTATACCAAATATATCTTCATCTAACTGAGAATTAGCTGTCGCATACATACCTGAACCTATATTAGTTCTTGGTGCTTTACGACCATAAGTAATCATGTCTGATTCAACAGGATTGTTAGGATCAAAAGGGTCTGCAAATTGTGCTTTAGGAAGGTAACCTCCATATTTCTTTTTGGTTGATTTACTATTTTTCATTTGATAAGCTTTTAATGCTTTTTGAGTTTCAGCTCCTAATACTCTATCAAAACTACCGTCTTCTTTAATTGAATTAGGTAATTTATAACCTATTTTAGATAAAGCATTTTGTAATGCAAATACAATTTTTTCAGAAGCTTCTGTTCCAATTAAATCAGGTGAAGATATTATACCTATTAGATTGTTAGCTTGATTTAAAACTTGCTCTGGTTTATTGAAAGAAATAGGTCTTAACCTAACACCTAAATCGTAATAGTCGTCATAAGTTCTACCTGTTACATCTATTGTTGGGTATTTTTCTTTTATTTTAAAAACAGCTCCTACAGGTGTTTGTATTCCTTTACTTCTAGGTATTCCAAAAGCATCACACACATTATCCGCACAATTATTTGTAAATAAATTCCAATCAGAAGGTTTAAATTCAGTTTCACCAGCAAGCCACCCAAATTCTCCCATAGGTAATGACATGGCTTTATTGTAAATCTTATTCTGGTCTGCTCCATAAACATAATATGAACGCTCTCCTTCTCTTTTTGCTCTCCCTATACCAAATGGGTAATTACCAGCTTTACTATAATCTATAGATGCCGATTCAGGATCGTTTGTAACAGAAACAGAAACATGACCAGGTATATATTTACCAAACATAGGATATAAATTAACCTGTGACGGATGATTCTGCTCAATAGAATGTACAGGTTTTCCTTTTACACCATATGCACCAACTTCTTGTCTTGGAGTTCCTGCATATTTAGTATTATATCTTTTACCTTTATACATAAATTCTTGTTCTCCTGCTTTTTTCGCAGCAGAATAAGCTGTATTAAAATCACCTTTATCAGAATAATCTGCTACATCCCAATTATAAGGATTTGCCCATGAGGGTATAAAGTTTCCTATAGATTGAGCTTTAGGTAAATAACCTCCGTATTTTTTTTTATTTTTCTTTTGCCAATTTTCAAATGCAATTTTAGTATCTGTTCCCCAAATTCCATCATATGTTCCATCTTTTTTAAGAGAAGAGGACATATCATAACCTTGTTCACTTAAAGCTTTTTGTAAAATTCTTATATTATGTTGATTTTCATACGGACTAAAAGCTTTATTTTTGTATTTTTCTAAAACTTGTTGTCTTGCATATGCAAAATCTGCAGAATTTTCAAAATCATAATCTCTAAATAAAATTCTTTGTTTTAAAGGAAATCCTTGTGATTCATGTACATATTCAATGCTTTTAGGATCCTTGTACATTTTCTCATCATATCCAACCCAGTCATTTAATGTTTTATCATAAAAAACATTATTTCTTTTAAGATCCTCGTTTAGTTTATTTAGAAACCCTTCTGACCCCCAATCTTTTGACTGTCTAGAATGTAATAATTCTTCTATATAATCATCTATAAGATTTGCAGTATCTATTTTTGTTACGTTAGGATCTTGATTAAGACCAAAAATATACATTTTATTATCTTCATTAGAATAATTAGCTCTTCCATAATCTCCACTTCCATGATTTTGCGATTCAGAAGATTCTATTGAAACAAGTGGATTACCATATCTATAATGTAAATTTAAAACATCTTTATATCTTGTTTCAGGATCACCGTATGTTTTTCTATGCCCTTTTATATTACCAGGAGTTATATTTTTTTCTTGATTTATAAAATAATTTTTTAAATAGTTTTTGAAAAAATCAGGTGATTTTTGTTCAGCAATTTCCCAAGGTTCTAGTTTTTTACCACTATCTTTTACAGCAAAACGTTTACCGTTCCACATAAACTCATTTGCTCCTTCTTTTTTTGCACCAGCATATGCTTTATTAAAATCTTTCTCATGACTATAATCAGATACTCCCCAGTTTAATGGGTTAGTCATCATTGCGCGACGATTCTGTATTTGTTTATATTTAGCATCGTCTATTCCATAAAAAGCTCTACCTGCAGCTACTAATGCATTATTAAATTGTTGCAATAAAGAAACATCCTCTTCTTTTTTAGATCCTGCTATTTGATACTTACGCAAATAACCTTTTCTTTTCATATTAGTACAATTCCATTAAGTCTTGTTCATCTAACTGACCACCAAACTCTTTAGCAAAGTTTTCTTCGCTTTTATTTTTTTCCTCATATGTGAGAACAAAATTTTTACAAAATTTATATATCTCATCATTCGTAAAATCGCTTTTCATTTGGTTTATAGCCATACATACTAATTGTGTATTATTTTCTGTATATCCTTCGTTTGGATTTATTCTATCCACACTTAAATTAGTTGGAGTTCTTCCTGCATTTAATTCAAAAGTCATATCTAAATTTGATAAGGCACATTTTCCTTTTTGTTTTATATATAAATCATGAAGAAATGCTTTACTTATAGAAAATTCTATATTAGATTTCAAAGATCTATCTACAGCACCTCTGTATCTACTAGTTAAAATTTTATCTAATTTTTTATCTTCAGAAAAAGAAGCATTTAATTTATGTTGTCGTATTTTATTACAATTATTGCATATATACCTTCTATAATTTCTTGTAGCATTTAAAGTGTTATTTGGTGTAAAAACAACTTCATCTTTGTAGTCAGCACATTTATGACACAATAACTTGCCTTCAAACCACTCAGGTTTTAATTTAATAGAATCTTCGCATGTTCTACAAACCATGTGAAAAACCTCTTTGCTATGTATTCTAGAAGAACGATAGTTTTTTCTGTTTTCTGGCAAATTGACAGAACACTGATGACATATTTTATATGTAGTTGTTCCTTTCATAATACTTAATCTTCTACGTATATATCTCCACCAAATTCATTTTTCCATTTACTTGCTTGCCTAGCAAAGTTTGCTTTACGAACCATCGCGGTAGAATACTTATCTTTATTTCTAAGAATATGACGCGCTGCTTCTTGAACACTCATACCCATTTTAGTAGCTTGAGCTTTGAATGTACCTTTTTTACGAGGGTCAATATGAATACCACCTTGCTTCATTTGATTCATACCACCCATTTCAAATAATGCTACAGGGTGCTGATAACCATTAGGTTCCATCATAGGGTGATTCATATAACCACCATAGTACCAAGAACCACCTTGCGCCATCATTGCTTGTTGTTCAGGTGGCATCATCTGCTGTTGCATACCTTGTTGAGGCATACCCTGTTGTTGTTGCATAGCTTCTTGAACAACCTGCGCCATTTGTTGTATAGCTTGTTGCTGTTGTTCAGGACTTAATTGCTGAAGTCTCTGCATAATTTCTTGGGGATCTACACCTTGTATCTCAGCAAACATTTGAATAATCTGCATTATTTGATCTTGCTCAGTACTCCCACCTTCTTGATATCTACTACCACCCATTCTCATCTGTTGCCCTTGACCTTGCTGTACTACTTGCATCATCTGCTGAATAGCTTGCTGTTGTTCTTTTGAAGATAATCCTTGCAGTTGTTGAATTATTTCTTCAGGATCAACACCTTGCATGTCTGCGAACATTTGAATTACTTGCATAATTTGGTCTTGTTCTGCAGAACCACCTTCTTGCATTTTTACATTACCACCGCACTTATAACAGGGTTTTGACGACTTTTTCATATAACTATAGTTTATCTAATTTACGAAATTTATTTAGAAAATGGAACTTCATCTACATAATTTACACCAAGATACAAATATTCTTCACCTGGTAGCATTAAATTTGCTTTTCCATTATCTCCAATTGCTAAAACAGGATAGTTAATTCCTTCCATTGTAATTCTGTTAGAAGGAATTCTAGTTGTTTTACCAGGAAATTTTCTTTGTCCTTCAGGGTGTTCAATAGGAGTTTTACCTCCGTCTTGCCAAGTACCAAATCTTTTATGCCAGTACAAAGGACTAAACTGATCTTTAGCTTTAGCAGAATTTTTACCACCCATTCTGTCCCAGAATCTTTCTCTTCTTTCTTCTGAACCATGCTGGGTGTAATCTTTCATCCCTTTATAACCACCGTGCACTATTTTATATTTGTTGCCTTTTTTAGCAAGTACCATCCATTTTTTACCAGGACGATTAGATTTGCGTTTTGCACCCACTTTAGTAAAACCTTGGTTTTTGTATCTATCAGGAATACCACCTTCTCTAAGAACTTTAATATCTTCTATTTGATTGATGTCTTCTTCTTCGTAATCACCTAGTTCTGATAATCTATCAATCGCTTCTTCTACTAAAGAATCTACTACCTCTTCTGAATAACCAGTATCTACTAAAGAACCTGCTAACATATCAGGGTCTTCCCCATCAGCTATCATGGAAGCTATCTGAGCTAATAGATTATCAGTTTCTTTATCGTATATATTACCGCCCATTTGTTCTTTAGAAATAGGATTATTTTGAGTATCTCTAGTCGGTTCAAACTCCTCCATTCTATCTCCTTCTACATAAGCTCTACCTTTATTATAACCTATTGTGTTTTCAGGGTCGCTATCTAATCTTGTATCACCAGAAGCTATGTATATTTCATTACCTGAAGAGTTAAGTGCTGTATATGGTTTACCAGCTAATCTTCTTTTTTCTTGTTTTTTATCCATTCCATAATAAAATTTCTGAGGAGGGTTTCTTGCAGGTTTTTGTATAGGAATATCTAAAGGTACAAATTCTCTTTCTGGTTTATCATAAGATATTTGAGTTATATTTCTTAATGGCATTTTTTTAAGCTTTGGCATTAATGGTTTTTGAAAAATAGGTTTATAATAAGTGGTACTTTCAGTTGTTGTTGGATTTCCTACAGGTTGCCCGTATATTGTACCATATGAATTACTTCCAATTGGTACCATAGTTCTTCCTTGTTCGATAATTTTTTCTTCCCAAGATGTTGGTTTTATTCCATCTACTGAAAAGTTAGGATCTTTTTTTGTTTTCCAATACTCGTTTAATTTAACATTTGGTCTAGCATACATGTTATTTAAATAATATTTTCGATTAAGTCTATCCTTATAATCTTTACTTTCCATAATATCCTCTAATACTTTTACTTTTCCTTTATAAAACTCTTCAGATAAGCTTTCAGGAACTCTTCCTTTAATTCTTAAAGAGTCTTTAGAAGTTTTTCTTTCTGTTTCTAAACCATACTTTTTAGCAAATTCTTTAACAAATAAATCTTCATTATCAAATGCTTGTTGAGTGTATTTCTTAACTGCTTCATCGTGTTGAGTATATTCTTCAAATTCATTAGGGAATGTATTTTTGTCTATAATTAATTCATATTCTGGTTGTTCTTCATTATTATATTGATTATATAATTTTAGTTTTTTGTGATATTCTACCCAAGGGTCTATCTCTGATGAAGACCCACCATCTCGTTTTTTTGCTCTATTTTTGCGTTGTTTTGCTAAAATAGATTCAATACCGTTTGTTACAATTAAAGGCGCTTCATCAGAATATACTTGATCTAAATATTCTTCTACTAACTTAGCAAACATTTTGTCATCGAAGTCTTTGTAATCAAAACCAATGTAATTGTCTCCTACGTCATAACCTCTTTCTGTTCCATACCCTCTGTATTTCTTTCTAAAAAAATTCTTTACTTGTTCAATGTTTTCCTCTGTAAGATATTCTCTGGGTATTTCATCTAAATCTCTAAAGAATATATTTTTTATATGCTCGTTTCTTTTAGTTTCGTCTTTTATTCTATAAGGGTAATTAGAACCTTTGTAATACATGTCTATTAGATTCTCACCACCAGCTTGTTTTTTAGGTACATACTGTAATCTACCATCTTCTCTTTGTGTAAGTAATAGATCTTTTGTATAGGGACTAAGTTGACTTGCTAGCGCTTCATAAACAACAGAAGGGTGGTTTTTACTCTTTAACACTATACCATCTTTACCTACGCTAAATCCATGATACAAACCATCATCTTGTAACGGAAAAAACTCTGTGTCTTTTACTTCTTTAAATGAATTAGGTTTTCCTGCAGCTTCCCACATGCCATACAAATCATAGTATGAGTAGTCTCCATATTTAAAGTTATCATCTCTTAAATTATTAGGAAGCGTTTTATTAAAAGCTGTAAACTTAGTCCAGTCTTCAGGATTCTCTCCTCCTTCTCGATATTTAGGTCCTTTCTCGTTTTTAAAATGAGTTTCGTAAGACCTATCTATACCGACAGGGTTTTTCTTACCCATATAAGATACTCCTTCTTGTAGTGCGTTTATAGCTAAGTCACCCCAAAAAGGTGCTGGTGATTTTAATCCTTCTAAAGCAATGTTAACTGTTCTTGCATAATCGCTAGGATTATTTTCTAGTATTTGAGTTGTTGCATTATAAGCGGGACCTACTACATTAACTTGGTCAGCTAAAGTTTGTTTAAGTATATTTCCGGCAGGTGTATTAAGAAGTTTAGTTAACCAGTTTTCAGTTTCTCCTCCTCCTTGATACATATACTCTTTATCTTGATATGGTACTCCTGTTGTTGAAGTAGGAAAAAAACCACCCATTTCTTTCTTCTCATTTCTAATCTTTCTTTCCTGTTTTAACATTTCAGCGGTAGGTTTTTTACCAGAACCTGCATTATCACGAATGTTGTCCCAAAGTCCTCTACGAGAATAACTACCATCTTTTCTTCTTATCATACCACCATTTTTTTGTTTTTGCTTAACAGCAGAGTTTACATTATGGCGAAGATAATCACCCATAGGGTAACTCTGTTTAGTATAGTTACTAGGATTAAGTATATTTAGTTTAACAGCATTATTTGAATGATTGAAATACTGTACAGAATTGTTACGTAAAATGTTATTTTCTCTTTGAGCAATTAAATTAGTAACTAATTCAGAAAACTCTTTAGGACTATATTCTAGTACACCATGTGACATAAAAGGCTTACCAAAAAATTTTTCTAGTTTTACGTTACCTGGAACCAAATCCCATATATCATTATATTCCATTACATTGTTGTAAAATCGCTGATTGTAACCACCCATTATATTAGTAGTGGTAAAATCACTTTCTTTAGTTTGAAGACTGTTATCTAAAGCATCTATTTTTTTCTTTTCTTCTTTCAATAATTTTAAATCTTGCACTGATGCATATTTAGGATTATAATAAAACCAAGGAGCTAAATCAGCAATGTTAGGTAAGTCATTTAACAATCTATTTTCATTATTAATCGAAAATATTTCAAGATTTTTTAATTGTTCGGGAGTATAAGCAGGATGATTAATAGGAGCAGTTTCAGCAATTCTAAACGTATTATATTTTTGAGGAAGTCCACTATACAATCGCCATGCATCATATCTATTAGTTGATACCAATGGATTTTTAGTATCTATTGACATTATAACTTTGCTTATGTCATCTGTTAAAATTTTTGAATTTGTTTTACCTAAAATTATTTTTTGGGGTATTTGAAGAATTCTTTTTGTAGCATTATCATAACTATAAGGTACAACATACTCAGTCAATAATTCGGATACTATAGGCAAATAACCTTTTCTTTGTTTACTTGTTATGCCTAATTTTTCCATTTGTTCTTTTGCAATTTCAAACTGAGTTAATCCTTTTTGCAAACCCTCTTTTTCTATTTGTAATAATGCGTTATCTATTTTATTAAAATAGGATGACGCTTGTTTTGCACCTTTAAAACCTGCACCTAAAAAAGGTACTGCTTCAAGAGCATTCATTCCAGCACTTAAATAATTACCTTCTGAAATATCACTAGGTATGTTAGCTAATCCTTCTATAGTAAGAAGAGGATTAACCGCGTCACCAATAGGGTCTATAGATATTAAACCCCCACCTTGAGGTTCTCTCCAACCTTGATTTTGAGATTGCTCATACTGTTGTTGAACTATACGTTGTCGTTCTTTTTCTGTTTGATATGTATTATCAAAATCTTCTTCTATCTCTACTTTAACGGGTAGTGATTTTTGAGTAGTAACACCAGCAGCAGTTGCGGTAGATTTTGCTACACTTCTATTAGAACCTGCATAACCAGCAGGTCCTTTCCAGGAACCTTTATCTTGATATTTTGGTAATGAGCCACCATTTTTGTATTTACCTCTCCAACCTATTTTGTAATCTTGTAATAAATCATCTATATATTTTTTAAACTCCAAATTTTGTTCGGGAGTTAAATTTTTATAATCCATAAAAGGAAAGCTTTCGTCTACATCAAACATTTTAGAACCTCTTTTACCCATAACGTTTGTACTTCCTTTATACATAGCCATAGGTCTTTCGTAAGAAAGAACAGGATTAAAATCAAAACGTCGAAATCCTTTAGATAAATCATCAAAATTATTTTCTGGATGAAAATATTTATTAAACCAATTTTGATAATTACCTGTAGAATAATCTCTAGGTGATGTCATTCTTATTTGGTAGTTTCCATAATAATTAGGAGTAGAAGATAAATATAAACCTCCTAAATATCTATTGTCTGGTAATCCTGATGTATAACCATATTGTTCCATAGGAACATGAGAAGCTTGATATTTTGCAATGGATAGAGGATCGTTAAAATCAACTCCTGCATTTTTCATGTTTTCAAATTCAGAAATTTCATTATAATAATGAGGTCTAGACATATCAAACGAAATCCCTGTATTGTCTTGAATACCTTTACCATCTTTAGGTACACTTCCTTTAACACCTCTAAATCTAGTTGCTTCTCTGTTCAAAGCAAACTGTGTTAGCTTATTTGTTTTGTCTGTACTTCTAGCAGCATAATTAACATCACCTAAATTAAAATCTTTTCCTATTAAGCCTTCTTTTTGTAAACCTTTAATAAATTGTCTTCTTTTTAAAAATCCTTTAGCATCTTCTAATTTTGTAGGATCTATTTTTATAGAATTAGAAGTAGTACTGCTAAAATCAAATAGTTCTTTAGCATCAACATTACTATTAGTTATGTGTGGGAATCTAGTTCTTTTTAATCCTCTAAATGCTGAACCTGCAAAAGGAAGTGCTTCTAATGCATTCATTCCTGCTCCAAAATAATCACCTTCTAAAATCTGACCTGGTATAGAAGCAATAGATTCAGCAACTAATAAAGGATTTACAGCATCTCCTATAGGATCTATAGATATCATAGCTCCTGAAGCAGAAGGATCAGTCCAAGGATTCATTCTTCTTTGCAAGTATGCTATTTCATCAGCTTTTTTTTGCTCAGGAGTTCTACTATCAATATATTGCATTCCTTCTGTTTGAGGTACAGTGTTTACATAAACACCTGCAGCTTCTACCTTTGTTACGGCAGGTTTATTTACATTGGACTTACCAACATAACCACTAGGACCTATCCATTGCGTACCTTTTTGAGCTTTAAGTAATTTTTTCATCGCGGTGAAATAGTAGATTTGGTATTGAATATCTTAAATACAAAGTTAACAGCTCCTGAGATAGTTTTACGTAAAAATACTTTCTGAAAGTAATTTCTTAATCTTTTTTGCTGAAACTCTGGTTTATTGTAATTTATTGCTGCAGGGTTTAGTTGTTTTTTATAACCGTCTTTTCCTACTAACCATATAGGAGAAGTAATACCTGTATTCTCTCCTCTATTGTTTATTATGTCGTAGAATTGATTAAACCTGTATTTGTTTTCTTCTTTAGATACTAAGATGTTTATAGAGCTACCTGCTGTAGTAGGATAAGACGCTGCTAAATAAGGATTTTGTCTAGGGTAAGGTACTAGATTTAATAAACCCGAACATTGCTCTTTATTGGATACAACCGCTTGATCAAAATTTCCATCTAGTTGAGTGTAACTAACATCTGGTGAATCCGTATAGACAACCGCGTCTAAGTAATATTCAAAAGAATCTATAATAGAAACTTGTTTAGTATTTATAGGTACTTCTACTTCAAAAGGATAATCAGTACCATAGAAGTTACAGAAACTATCAAATCTTACATTATGCTTCCAGAAGTCTTTACCATTGATAGCAGTAAATTTAGTGCGGGAAGATAAAGTGTAATTAGGATGCCAGTCGTGGAAAGAAACCCAGAAATTCTGTTTAGGGTCATAACTAACAGTCCATGATACATCTATAAAGTAAGGAGAATTTAAAGAAATGTTTCTTAATTTTCTACCAGGTAATTGCTTGCTTACTAATGTAAACTTACCTCTACCTGTATAGAAATAATCCCATAGAGTCTTGTATTGAGGATTAATTACATAATCACGTTTTGTAAAATACAGAATAGAAGATTCGTGGTCATAACTAATAAAAGATCCTATTCCTACTGCAAGATTATTAGTATCAGGAAAGTTAGGAAAATCTTCTAGTATTTTATAACCCATGTAGTTATTAAACCACCACTTTAATCCTTTTGCTGTTATATCTTCTAAAGCACCCTGTCCTGCTACTCTATATATTTTTTTCAGAGAATTAGACATTAAGAATACTCCAGCAGGACAGTTTATAACACCAAAAGTATCTATACAAGCACCTTCCATAAAAGAACGATCGCTAGATGATATATTTTGTAGAGCTTGTTCAAACAAACCACCATCTCCTAAAGTAACTTTAGTACCAAGATCTGTTTGTAAAGAATCAGAACCTTGAATCATTACAGGTGATCTATCATTAAAAACAATCATAGAACCGTTTTTGTTAATGTTTTTAATATTAACAATACCACCTGAAAGTATTTTAAAGTTATCAGGAAGATAAACTCTCCAAGGATCTGATACAGAACCGTTGTCAGGAAGTGAATACACTACCATACTAGGATCGTATGTAAAACAATCTAGGTATGTAATAGGATCATATGTTCTAGGTTGAATATTACCCCAAGAAATTTTATCAAAAAATATTTTACTATGACTTAGTGAGAAATCATATCTGTATTGTTCTCTTTCAGTTATTACATCAGGGTTAAATAATTTATCAAGGTCTGTGTAATTGTATGGGTGATAGTGTCTATATCTATCTTCATCTAACCAATCGCGTAAGTCAACGTTTATTTCACTTTCTACAAAAAAATCACGAACACCAGAGTAGAAGAGATACATAAAAGCATTCTTTACTCCTAATCGTAATTTTCTAAAATTAAGAGGGTTAAATGTACAGTTTTGACCATCTTGATCTAGGTTACTAAAATCAGAAGGTACTACACCCTCTTGATCTGGTTGTATTGGTATTGTAGGTCCTGCTGGATTAGAAGTAAATACAGATGAAGCCAAGCCTCCTAAACTACTCATTAAACCTTTAAAAAAATCGTTTAAATCGTAACTTTCAGTATTCATCCAGAATCTAGGTCTAAAAACAGTAGCGTTATATTTTCTATAATCTATTTCATACCCGTCAGGTCTATTCTGTAACCAATTTCTAAAAAAGAAGAAAGGATTTTTTTCTGTGTGTCTTCCTATATAAATATCACCACCAAATAACGGACCTGTACTAGAAACCCAAGTATTGTTTGTGTTGGGAGAATCAATATAATGTGAACTAATAGGTATTTGATTTATAGTATCTAACTGACCATATTGGTTTACTATTCTGTTCACTAAAGCTCCGTAAATAGTAGCAGAGTTTTTTCCAGTAACAGGCAATCCGTTAATATGATCTTTTCCGTAAGGTGTATTTGCATCACCTAACGTAAATCTGCTAGTATCATCAGAAGGTGAAAGTAATCCTGTATGATCAAACGATAACGATTGCGTTTCTACAAATACAAATTTGTTTCTTAAAGTATTATCTATTCTAAGATTACCAGCATTAAATACACCAGAACCTATATAACCACTATTAAATACCTTTCTTCTGCTTATAAAAAGATTATCATAATCTTTATATAAACAATGAGACCTTTGTTGATATGCAAATTGTCTATATGGTACCAGTTTAAGTAATAGTTCTAAGAATTCATCAGTAGCTTCAGACCATGAGTTTAATAGTATTGGCAATTGATAAAAAGCTTTAAGTGGAAAAGGCATTCCTTCATAACGACTGTCATTAAATGTTACAGTAGTTGTAGGTAGTTCAAAAGCATTAGTTGTAGTAGCTAGCCCTAATGTTCTATTTATAAAATTTCTTAAAGTACCGCTTGATGTAAGTGCTACAGGAGGCGGAACTATAGTAGGTTGTACATATGTAGCAGAAGAAGTATTAATACTAGCTGTAAAATTAGCTAATATTCTAAATATTTCAGGAGCAATTGTATTTTGGATATCATTGTTTAATATATCAGTGAAATATGTAGTCAACTGTGTTGCTTGAGCAGCTGTTAAAGGTCCTGTAGGAAAAGTAGTACCACCATTTAATAATTCAGGACCTTTAGTTTTAGGTAAAGTCATAGTAGATATAGTAGGTTCACTAGATGCTTTTTTGACACCTAAAACTAAACCTGCTATCATAGATAAAAAGAAACTTAAATCTGATGGTAGTTTATGTCTGGGATGATTTTCAACAGGACTAAATATAGCTCTATCTAATTCACCTCTTACAATACCATATTTTTTTGCTTCATATGGAGCTAGATACGGTTCTTTAAATTGTGTATCAGGAGAGTGGAAACTATAATGTTCTGTTCTAGTAAATGTAGCACGATCTGTTTTCCCTTCTGCATCACAGTTGCCTTTTTTATAAGCTGGATTAGGAGGTTGATTAGCAGGTTGTAATAATTTTTCTGTAGGACCTACTTGATTATAAGGAAAGTTCTGTATAGCATCGTTACCTTGAACCAAAAGATTATTAAATATACCTTTTGCTACAATAGTTTTATTTCCTTCACGCGATCCTCTTAATATTTCATAACCTACAATACCTGGTACATCTATTAGAACAGAAGGATTAGTAGGGTTGGGCATTTGAGGTTTTGCAATATTATAAAACCTAACACCCATTATTCTAATTTGTCTTCCGTCATTACTATGATGCCACGAGTTTCCAGTTCGTCTAGATGGAAATTTATGATGTCTGATATAATCATTACATAAACTACCGTATCTGACAGAGTCGTTTGGATATCGTTCAGAAGATTGCCAATACGACATTTCACCTTCTTCAATTATTTGACCTTCATATTTAGAAGCGGTATCTATATGTTGATAAGAAGTGTTAGTAGTAACAATAGATGTATCTTCACCTTGCCAATTAAAAGCAAAATCAAAGTTATTACCTGTACCTGGAGGAATAATACCTAAATCTGTTTGAACAGGAGCTCTACCTGGAATATGATATGACTCACTTCTTTCTCCTGTATCATATAAAAATCTAATAAAAAATGGATAGACTTCATCTGACATGTAACCAGTTACAGCTCCCCCGTTTTTGTAAAAATTAGATTCTACTTCCCATATTACATATTTAGATCTAATATTATTAGCTGTAGGTTGATAGTTAAAACTATATCTAGTTCTAGGACCTACTCTAAGCATATAATCACCTACCGTATAAGTAGCATCTGATTTTTCATAAACAGGTCTGCGAACAGGAAGATTAGAAAGTGGTACCGTAAGCAAAGAATCAGGTATAATACTTATTCCTATTGTAGCTTCTTGACTAGGAGCAGCACCGTTGCTAGTAGCATAAAAACCAAAACTTTTAGCTATTGTATTTCCTGCAATAGTGTAAACAATGACTAATTCAAACTCACTGAAGTACTCAGTATCAAGATTAGTTACACTTACTTCTATAGCACCACCTATTCCTACATGATTAAATATAGGTTGAGGATTAGTAATAGCATAATAATCACCAAATCTTTGTTGATTAATAGTGTATGCTACGCATGCTTGATAAGAACCGTTTATTAACTCACCTCCATATGTAGCTTTTCTAATATCTACTTTAGGTATTTTGATTTTTGGGGTAAGTCTTATTTGATCACAATCTAATTGTAAGGGTAGAATGTTAGTGCATATACTACAACCTGTAGGACTAGGAGTACATATTTGTTTGTATGGAATACTAGTAGGAGATAGATATCTAGTAGGATTTCTACCATCGTCCCAATAAAAAAATCTATGACAATCAAATGAATCTTTAACACCACCTGACCTAATAGGATTAGAAGAAGAAAAATTTAAACAAGGATCGTTTACTATTTTAGTATAAGTGCAAGTAGATTCCGTATATAGTCCTATTTCATGGTTATTAGAATCATCAGTAGAAAAGATAATCCACTCGTCGTCATTAAAAAATAAATAACCTATTACAGGAAAAGGAGCACTTGTACAAAATAAAGTAGAAGATTCATTAGATATAGTAGCCATATCACCCTGTAATGTATTTACAGCAGCATTTCTAGCATGTGACCAAGCACCTTCTGGTAAGAAAGAATCATTAAGGTCTTTCATCATACCTTTTACAAAAGTATTGCTCTCACCTTGTTTTAAATTTTGAAAGTTCTCTGCCATTAGTTAATTATATCGTAAAATCTTCTATACATAATATCACGCGCTTGTTTCCAAACTCTTTTCATTTCAGAGAAATTAGGAGTCCTTACAATACTTAACGCATTAATTCTTGATATTCTAAGTTTTGCTACAATAAGTTGAATCTTTCCTTCTAATCCTGTTTCACCATTCATTAAAAGGTTCTCAAGAATTCTTTCTTTAAGAGCATATTCGTAGTATTCTGTAATCATAGGATGGTCTAAAACTAGTAAGTTACCATTATCATCTTGCATAAGCGCTTGATAGTTAATGTAAATAGTACCGTTTTCAAAACCAGCGTTTATAAAACCATCTTTAATTTCAGCATGAGCTCCTGACCTAATTCTAGTATTAGGACAATCGCAATCTATTTGTCTACCCGGTTTAAGATATATAGGCATAAACTCGGTGTAAGTTCTAGTAGTGTATTTTACCTTTTGAATTAACTGATAATAATCACCACATTTATTCATACACGCATCTTGTGGCATACAAAAAGGAGAATCATTAGGTTCTTTTTCTACAGGAGTTACATTTTGTATAGGGTCTCCACAATTAGGTGCTGTATTATTGTATTGATTATGTCTTTGTTTACATGCAGCACAATCCGAATGTTTTTGTAAAACTGGATAAGTGTGCCAATTTCCTGAAAAAAATTGAGGTGGTGCAGCACTAGGAATTGATTGAAAACCACAACATCCTAATTCTATACACATACCTCTATTAGTGTCATATTGAATATAAACAGTATCATTTGGAGTTAATGGCACATAACTAATTAAACCAAATCCATAATCTCTTCCTAGACTTGTACCAAAACAATCTGTAGCACATAAAGAAGCTGAATCAGGACCATAGTCTATATAATAATAATAAATTTTAGGTTGTTTACATTCAGGCGGAGTAAGAACAACATCTTCAATATGAGTACCAGAAGGTACCATTTCTTCTACAGTATATTTACCACATAAGTATGCGTAGTTTAATATTTGAAAATCAGAAGGTAATCTACCCTTGTAATTACAAATATCAATAACTGCTTCTTTTTCTCTTGTTATTTGAATTCCTAAATCATAATTAACCCTACCTGCAACTCTAATAAGTTGTTGAGGGTCAATCATATTTTCAAGGTTGTATTGTTGAAAATCAACATTTACATCCGCCATTAACTCATCAAAAGTTTTATACTGTAGTTCTACTGTTTTCATTGTCTTGTATTATCTTGTTTATCAATCATAGGATCTGCAGGTAACTGTTCCATAACAGCAAGATCTTGCTTAAATCCGTTTTCAATTTCTGAATACAAATAGGGTGGTACACGGGAAATAGTTTGTTGCATATTTCTACAACCATCTTGGACACCTAAATCTATTTCAAACAAAGCTTCAATAAGTATTGCATCCCAATCGATATTAGGAAAATAAAGATACCCATCTATATACCAAGCATATTTGTTTGTATTAAACTTAAAGCTTTTGCTTTTAGTCATTTCTACATAAATAGAAGGTGCTGTAAAAGTAAAAGAAGTACCTCTATCTATTGATGTAACATTTCTAAACAAAGGACCGTATGCACCATCTATTACTTTTGGTAGTTTATCTTTAGTTCTTCTTATTGTACAACCAGATTGTATTCCAACACAACATGCTTCTACTTTATCAACTTCTATAAGTTCTACACAAGGAAGTACCTGAAACACCGTTTGGTATTTCATAATACGGTTTAGATTATCCTGTCTTCTTATATACAGATATGCGTATTTTAGAAAAATAGAATACAAATCTCTGTCAGTTAAAAAACTATCAGGACTTATTGCTTTTGCTATTTTTCTAAGACGTGCTACTATTACTCCAATTGTATCCATTACATTTCAAATTCGTTGTAATTTTTAAGAGGATCTTCTACATTCTCTATAATAGAAATATACGGTTTTTTACTGTCAATATCAAAGATTTTATCATTCATTTTATTTCTTTTAAAAAAATTCATATAAAACATAAAATCTTCTTTATACTTTTCTTTTATTATATTCATTTTAGGTCTGATAAAAGAAAACTGCCAGATAGAAGAATCAATAATACCGGCTTTGTCTAAGTTATGATCAAACGCAATTACTCCTATTTTTTCACCAATACTAAGTATATAATTTAGATACTTAAATCCTTCTTTGGGTTGGTCTTTAGTTATTATGTATAGCTTACCTATGTTTTTAGGTAAATAGACACCGTTTCTATTATTTAGAAGTTCGTTAAAAATTTCATCGTGAAAGGTGTCAATAATAATACCTACATCTCTTTTTCGAAATGTAGGTATTTGTTTTTTATAGTGCAACCAGAGTTTAGTTGTACTAAACTGTTTACCTCTAGGGTAATAATAATTGGGATTGTATCTAGGGGCTGTTAATAGCGCAGTGACAATTTTTGTTTTTTTCATAGCTCAAAAGAGCTACTAATTTACAAAAGTCCTGGGGTAGTAACAAGAATAGTAACAGAATCACAAGTAGTTACAGGTGAAGAATCACATATTGATCCTACTGAAACTTCATAATCTGTAGAAGGAGCTAGTCCTGTTATCATAGCTGCTGTAGTAGAAGAAGAATAATCTTGTTGAAATACAGGTGCTCCCCCAGTAGTAGCTTTAACACGGTAACCTGTTGCTGTTGGATTATCAACCCAAACTACAGTCAAACTAGTTTGTGTAGCATCAGATACTACAACTCCCAAAGGACTTTGACAATTAGGAGCATTCTGTACACAAGTAGGATTTGTTTGTAATAATACAAGCGCTTGATACGCTTCTACAGCACTAGACCCTGTGTTTATAGGTGTTTCTAATAAACTTTGGTAAGGAACAACAGTAGTTGTAGGATAGACAACACCGTTAGCAGGATAGTATTGAGAAGGTGCTATACCTCCGTTTGCTGCAGATAATTCATGATAACCCTCAGGAGTTACTCCAGGTACATCATTACAATTACAGGGTTTATTATTACACTTACAAGCCATATCAAGTTCCGGGTAATGTTTCTACTACTACAGTAGGACAATTTGTATTAATTCCTGCTGATACATTTACAATATTCATTATCAGGTCGTAAGATACTTCAGAAGATAATCCTGTAATACTACCTGTAATAGTTCCTCCTGCTACATTAGAATGTGTTACTGAAGTAACTAGTACAGAAGGACTGCCTGTAATATATACAGAAATTACATAAGTCATTCCTGCAGAACCAGTAAATGAATATCCTATATTATCAACTCCTGCTGTGTAAACTACTTCAGGACAAACTGCAGGATTTTGAATGCCTAAACAAAGTGATTTTTCACAAGTAATTCCTTTAGCAGCATTTACAAAACAAGAATTGACGCTAACATTATAATTAGAAGCAGGTGCTAAAGGTGTACTGCCAATAAGAATAACATAAGGAGTTAAAGTACCTGCGTAAGATTGAATAGGTATTTTTACATTCATACTATTACCTAAACTATCGGAAATAGTAAAGGTTGCACCCAATGGATCACATGCTGTAAATCCTGATGGTATTACTACAGAATCAAAATAAAACTCAATTTGCGTACCTGAAGCATCAACTGTAGAACTAATAGCCCAAACAAAATCAGAACATTCTGTGTTGCAACAATTAAGTTTAATGTCTTTAATAGCAGCTCTCATATCACAAAGAGTCAACCATAAATTATTAATTGATTCAGATAAGTTATTAGGACTTGTTTCCCATCCTGGAATAGCACTCATAGTACCATTTGTGGAAAGAGATGTATCAGTATTTAGATTTAAACACTGTCGTGAAATAGCAGTAACAATTTCGTTATTAGAACCCAATAACTGCTGCATACTACAAAAATCTTCTTCTAATGCAGATAATACTTCACTAATAGGTGTAGCAACTGCAGGAAGTACGCATACAGGAATTATTTCAGGTTCAACAAAAATAGGTGCTGGAGCATCTTCTAGTTCTGTAATTCTGTCTTCGTGATTTGCTAAAGTAGGATTAATCTCATCTTCTATTACAGTTGCAGAACCAGCACTATTATTAGCAATAGCAGCGATAACATCTTCTAAACTTTCTCCTTCTTCTGTAATGACTGTAGCATCCCAAGCACAAGTTTTAACATCAGTACAAGTAAAAGTAGGAGTTGGTTCAGGAGGAGTTGCATTTTGCAATTCGCAAACAGCTTCTGCTATTAATTCTAAAGCATCCTCTAAATTTACAGTATGTGCTGGATTAAGACATAAAGTATATTCTTTTTGAGTAAACTCACAGAGAATTGTACCTAAACCAAATATAACATCACCTACACTATCACCTACACAAATTTCAAAACAATCTAAGTTCTGATTATTGTAGATAACACACTCCGAAGAAACGGGATTGCAACTTAAACTTTTATTAGAGGAGTTAGTAGGTCTTGCCATATACTTAATATAATATTATTTACAACATTCTCCAAATGAAACTGGAAATATAGTAACAGTATCGTTAGTTAAAATCAATTCGGTATCAACATCTTGAATAAGACTAAACTCTGCAAGCTTATGTCTTACATCAAGTTTGTTAAAGTTTTCTTTACAGCAAGTCTCTATACCAAATTTCATTTCTTTAAATTTGTTATACATGTAATCTGCAAAGTCACATTTTATTTCTTCTATTTCACATAAAGTACAACTCATTTTCCTTGGGATATAGCTAATGAAAGACAATTTGTGCAAACTTGGGTTCCTTTAGGAGTCTTTCTAAGTTTACAACTACAACCTAAAGATGCTTTACAATTAGGACACATACTCATATTATTTACAAGATTTACAAGTAAAACGATCTAATAATTTATTTGCATACTGAAACATCATACTTCCAGCTTCGCGTTTATGACAAATTTCAACTTTTGCTACAGCAGCTTTCATCATATTTTCAATAAGTCTCAATTTTGCTAAATCTTCTTCTAATTCTGCAGATGGCATACAACCTACATTATCAATCTTACAATATGCTTTTTGTAAGTTATTAAGAAACTTAGTTATTCTAAGATGATTGTATTCTACAAACACTTGAGTATTAGGATTTATACTATACTTAACAACATATACACCATCTGGAAATTCAGGGTAATCTGTAATAGGGGTAGGTGCAGGTAATAAACCTGCATCGTAAGCAGAAAGATTTTCTATAAAAGGAAATGTAGTAGGAACAATAACACCTGGTGTAGTGTATCCTGGACCCAACACAGTTAAAATAGGATTGGTTACAGGAGTAACTGTGTAATTACTAGCATCTGCAATTCTCATTACAGAAGGGTTCATTGTTTGAATAAAATCTAAAGCTAACTGTGACATACTTACAATTTACAAATTTATTACATTTTGTCAAATATTAATAAAAAAATAGGGAGATTTCTCTCCCTATTTCAACAAATCAAAACAACCAAACAATTATGGACAAGCAGCGGAGCAAGTAGCGCTGAAGTCAATATCAGCAGAACAAACACCACAACCACCTAACCAAGATTGAATAAATGCTTCAAATAAAGCATCTTTTGCAGGAACTACAATTTCAATCAAATATTGATCATTGTCAAAAGTACTAGTAGGATTATTTCTACGAGGTACATTATGAGCAATAAAGTAACGATGGTAAGAAGAATTACGGTCAATTACATTTGTAAAATCATAACCTTGAGTTACTTCGCGCAGACGAAGATCTGTATGGAAAAAGTTCTGACGATAAGATTCAAACAAAATCAAATCACGAACTACTTGCTCACCAAAACCTTCAGCCTGAGTAGCTTCACATTCTTTAATTACACAAAGACCTTCAAATGCACAAACATCACCGGTTTCATCAACCATAGAAGCATATACACGAACTGGTTCTTTTTCAAAGAAATCAGAAATTTGGAAAGTACAATCACCAAATTTAGTATCAACATAAGCACCTGTAATGATCATACCTGCCATTTGACCTACAGTATGTCCAGGAGAAACATAAGCGTCCCATGCAGCAGGAGTAGTACCAATAGAAGCACCCGCTTCATCAAAAATTTCAATCTGAATGAAAGGTTGAGTTAAGGGGAAATTCAAAAGGTCTTTTGCCCACTGAATAAATACTAATGTAGAATCTACAGGAGCAACTGGTTGACCTGCAGGGCAACAACCTGTCCAACGACTTACATTACGGTACATATTACGGTTTAACAAACGCAATACAGGAGAACCTTTAAGGTCAATACGCAAATTGTAAACTTCATTACACAAAAACTCGCGAGCAGGACATGCTGGAGATAAAGTAGTAGTGTAAGGAGTGTGTCCAATATGAACTACATCAGCTTTTGCAGGACATGCGGGAGTGTACCATACTTTACTAACATGCTTAGGGTTAATCAGTTTAGACTTTACTGATTCCAAATACCCACCATGAAACTGACCAATTTTGTCTTTTTGGAAGATAGAAGCACTTGCTAAGTACAACGGGCAACAATTTGTAAAGTTGTTGGTATCAATACCATTAAAACTTTCATCAAAAAACCCAAAAGTACCTGGACCAAGACCAATTGTACTATCTTTTAAATCGGAAGATTTAATTGTGGAAGCATCTTCAATAAAACCTGATACTGAAGAAATTCCAGAAAACACAGGTGAACCACCAACTTTGGTTCCAATGTGTGTTTGTCGAAACGCGTGATTAAAATACATAATTATATAGATAAAATGTTTAAATCAATATAATAAATTACTGTAGAAAAAGCAATTTATATTTTAAAGAATTAATTTCTGACTTAATATTGTCTAAATCATTTACTATTTCAGAAGCGTCTGATGGAAGTCCTGATTGTATTTCAGTAATCTTAGAATGCATTTTTCTAAGAACTGCTAGCATATCTTTAGTTGTTTTTAATACAGGTACTTTAGGATCTACCGTGTCTAATAGTTTTTCATTGTACCCTTGCCATCCTTCTGCTACTGTATCAACAAGACCTGGTAAAGCATCATAAAATTCATTAAGTGCTTTATGTGCTGCAAAAGAACCTTCTCCCGTAACAGATAAATGCAAGGAGTGAGCTCTAGGTGCTAAAGATAATAATTCAACAACCAATTCTGATATCTGAATATGTCCTAAATTAGAAGGTCTTTTTAACATATGTACTAGTTATTTCTTTCTGAGTTTTGTGTTTCTCTTTGATATTGATTAAATGACTCAATATCAGCAGCTAATATAGCTGCAGCATCGTCTACTATAAGTTCTAGTAAATCATCTTTAAGTTCTGATTCAACGTCGACCAGCGATACTTGTCCGTTTTCAGGGTTTTCTACACCTGCGATTTCAATCTTTCTAGGAAATCTATAATAGACTAAGTTGACTTTATTGACATCAAAGTCTTTGTTATGATAGATATGTAAGTTATTACCTATCATTGTAAAAAAGGTTTCACCCCACTCAAAACTAGGTTTTGAGTTTTCGTTATTAAGATATTGATTAACCATTGCTTCTTCTATTAAATTAGAACGCATGTTTCTAACATCTTTACAACAATCTTTTTTAGCTTCTACATCTAAACGCTTAAATGCCAAATAGTTACTTGGCATTGGTGCAATAACATAAAAGTTATTATCTGTAGTAGGAATAAAAGCAGAGGTTAGTAGAATTTGAAGATCATCAATTCTTCTAACACTCTGCTCGTCTCCTTCTTTAAATAAATTGTTACCATGTAAATTTCTTCTAATCCATTCTATTTGAGCTTTGTTAAAAGCTTCAATAACCATCCAGGGTTTTATATTACTATAATCCTGACTAGATATTTTGTTTAATCTTTGCTCAATTTTAAGTTTTAGAAGAGTATTATTCATGATTATTTAGACCAGTTAGATTCAACTTCTTTTTGTAAATCAACAAGAATGTCCTGATGAAGAGGATTTTTAAGGAAAACAAAAACATCTTGTGGTGTTCTACCTACAGGAGTTTGAGTTTTTTCATAATAAATCATACCATCGCTTTTAGATCTCAAAATGTTAAGACCGGCTGCGTCTTTGATAATAGCTCTTACTTTCAGTTCTTCTACAGGAGTTTCAATAAGTTTCAAGAATTTTTGAGGTGCTTTTAACTTATCTTTATCTATTCCTACTCCTTGAATGTATCTATCAAGTTGCTGATACAATACATCAGGAGGAGTGTTACTTCTGTAGGATAAAGAATTAGGGTCCAAAATCTTAGTAATAAGTAACATCTTATCTGTATTTTTTTCATAGAGTTTATGTAATTCACCTAACGCTTTGTTACGGAATTTACTTACTTCTACTTTAACAGACAGAGTATCCTCAAAACGATCTAAAAAGAAACGTTTACGGACACCACGCATATTACTATCTTTTGCAGCATTGTAATCTGGAGCAATTGAAGAAAATCCTCCTGCTTTAATAGCATAGAATTTAATCAAATCGTAAGGATCTTTTTGATCTAAAAAGACAGGGTCATTACCACAACGAATACTAACCTTACTCCAAAACTCATCATTATCAGGTTTTAGAATCTTTACTTTGCCCCAAAAATCAGGATCGTTTTCATCAATTACATTAGTAATTAACGCTTTTTCAAGATAAGCGACTGTCTTACGAATATCTTTAATAGCCGCTTCTTTCATTTCACCTTCTAATCGTTGTACTTCAGGTGCAAATTCATTAAGTCCTGTTACATATCTACGAACACCGTTTTGTTCTAAACATGCAATCCATTCTTCATGAACTACTCCATCAAACACAACAAGTTCGTATTTGTGAAGACCCATTTCATCTTCAATACCTGTGAACGGACGGATACTTATATCCGACCTTTTGTTCGGTGTAGCTACTTCTACTTTAATCATAATATATTGGTTGTTTTATTTTATTTTCGTTTAAACTACAATATGAATTACTCCGCCTGAAGTTCTATAAAAATCTCCTGCAGTTAATCCTCCTGCTAGCGCTTGACTATTATTAGAATAAACATTAGTAGTAATTTGATTTACAAAACTATTAAAACTAGTAGGAGCATTTAATGCATCAACAATAGCGTTAATGTGACCAAACTTTGCAAGACTCATGTCTTCATCTTTATTCAAAAAGGGATCGGGTGATTGTGGTACAAATTTTTCCATGATTTCAAAATTTTATATACAAATATAATAAATAAATATTACTAGAGCAAATTATTGTTATTCTGGTCATCATACATTGCTCTAATAATAAGCAAGTAATTTACAATGTCAATAATTTTTTCATCTACCTGGTCCATATCAGGAAGTTTATTATCTGCAATAGTATCTTTTAACCACTGCAAATGTTTGGTCATATATTCCCACGCAATACCCTGTGGTGTTTTTTGCATAGAAATACCAGTACGAAAATTCCGAAATACATCAGAATTGTGGGCGTACTCTTGATTTTTAACTACGAGTCTACTCCTGACTATCTCTAGAGCTGTCTCTACACTTTTGGAAAATTCTTGATTGTTCATGTCACAAATTTAATCAATAATTGAGACACGCATATTCAATAACTCAAGTTTGTGACAATCTTTTACGTGTTTAATATAAAGATTCCAAGATTTAGCCCATTCTTTAATATAGAAATTATTATAATGTTCTAAATTTAATTTTTGTAAAAGATAGTACCCGTGCTCCCAAGCTTTGTATTCACCTTCTACTATGATAACACGATTGTGGTTTTCAGTTTTAGAAAGACCTCCAAAAATACTATCGCGGTGAATAACATGTCCTATTTCATGTAACAGACCTACAATAAGGCTAGCTTTACTTTTTACACACTTTGGTAAAGCAATAACTTTACTATCAGGATAATAAAAGTACGATTTACCTTCTCTCTTTAACTCAACAGAAAGTTCTTTACAAACAGCTTCTAAAATTTTGTAATCTTTTGTAAACTGCTTATCTGTTACTTTCATTTTTTGACTTTCTTGTTTATTATTCTAAGATTTTCTATTTCATATTCACCGGTAACTAAATCGCATTCTCCGTACGCAAAACCATTATTCCACTGGTTTATTCTAGCGTAGTATGGATTCAGAGTAGAAAGACAACCTGTAGTGTAAATATTTCGGTTGTGTCGTGTAATGCTATCTGTGTCAATTCTATGACTAGTTTTATGAAAATGACCCGTAAGCATATCTCCATTAAACTTATTACCTAAACTATTAGCAGGGTTTTTACCTCCTCCTCCACCTCCAATAAATTCATGACCATGTGCAATAAACAAATTACCAAACTTCATAAGTTGTCTATCTGCTACATACTGTATATTTAGTTCTCCTAATCTTAACCTGGCATCTAACTTAAATTCAGGATCTTTAAATATTTCAGGAGCTTTATTGTATAACCATTTTTCCCATCGTTCATCATGATTACCTTCTTTAAATATTATTGTAGTAGAAGGAAAAGATTTACGCAGATTTTCCAAGAAACTTCTTACTTGTTCAAATTCAGTATAAACATCACGACTTCTCCAGTCTTGATCGTGTCTACTAATCATTGTAAAATCTAACAAATCTCCGTTTATTACAATAGCTTCTGCTCCTTTATTAGCAGCATAGTCTAATGCTAATTCAATACTTTCTACACTATGAAAAGGAAAATGTAAATCTGAAATAATAAGTGCTTTCTTTCTCTGTATTATAAAATGAGAAATAGTGTCTGCCATACTATTAGGAATTCCATATTTATTTACATCATGTACATAAGATTCGTTAGGAACGTAGTATTCTCTTCTTTTATTCTGATGATGCTGATTCCTTTTGTAGCGTACAAAACTTCTAGCATTCTCATAATTTGTAAAACTTTCAGGAAATGCTGCAATTAATTCAGAGGCAAGTTTTCGCGTAAGTATTTTATCATTTGTCTCCTCTATTCGTTTATGAAAAAACTCTAAAACAAATTCAGGTCTTTTAGCCATAGTCTTTTTCTTATAATATACACAAAAAAAATAACCCCAGATAATTCCGGGGTTATTTTTCCTTGTCGGGTAAGTATTGTTAGAAACTTCCGCCTGTAATAGGGTTCCGCATAACAATCTTCAACACTCTGGTTGGGTCTTTTACCCAAATTGCGGGGTAGGTTTGTGTCATATAAACACGGAAACCGTTGAAATTACCGCTAGATTGGAAACCTTGAGTACGACCCAAGTAATCCATAGTACCGTTTTGATACCACCAACGTAATTCAGAATCCCATTTTTTCTTCAACAAGAAGATGTTGTCATTAGTATTATCAGTGATATCAAAGATAATAAATGAGTAAGAAGAAAGAGGATAACCGTCGATAATTGGGTTCTCGATATCGTTGGTATTGTAATTATCAAATGCAGGGTTGATAACAAACTTAACATTTGCCAAGAATGGAATTACATAACTAGTGTATGCATATCCAAAGTGAAGATCCATACCTTTGTTAGTAATAGCTCCTACTTCAGAAGCGTTGATAATCAAACCAGACTGAACAGCTTCACGCTTAATAGCCTCGTTAACCAAACGCATACCTGCAAGACCTGTTTGTACAACAATCTCACGCTTAGGATCTGGACCTTTAAACTCAACTTTACCTGCGAAGTAATTGTAAAGTTCAGATTTAAACAGATCAAGATTAAAGTTTACTTTGTTGTAAACACGCTTGTAAGAGTTATCTAATTGTTTCCAAAGACCTACAGACAAACGAATATCATCAGGACCGTCTTGCTTCAAACGACCGCCTTTACCCCACATCAGGTAAGATTCAATATCTTGACCGATTTTAGCAAGGTGAGCAGCTTCTGTTTTAGTAACGAAGGAACGAGTGATAGCACCAGATTTCATAGCACCTTTAATTCCATCTTTACCCATTTTATTAAGCATGTTGGGTACAGAAAGATCAAGACTAGGGTCGAAAGATCTCCAAAGTTCTTGAACTGGAATAGAACCGTCTGCCATCATAGCACCTTTCTGCATCATCGCAGCGCGAGAAGAGAAAGAATAATGAGTATGAGCTTCAGCACCTCCTACGAAGTTATAGAACTCACGATACCCATTACTAACTTCCATGTCTGAAAAACGCTCACCGTATTCACCACGAGCAGAACCAATACGGAAGAATTTAGTACCTGGAGCAAGATATTTAGGATCTAAACTCTGGTTAGAGTTATTATTTACCAACTGTACAGTGTAAATAAAACTATCACCCTGAGGAAGAACATCGTGTTCAGGAGAAACATAAAGTTCCAAACCATTCATTTTGTCATAAGTGATAATATCACCGTGACCAAAAGAACGCTTGTTTAACTTAATTTTGAAGTAAGTACCATCAATACCAAGATCAGGTGCTGTTTCGATATTCTCTACAATGTAAGGAAGATCTTCTACAATAGGAATTTGGAATTTGTACTCACCACGAGCATTGTCTACTTCAATGGTATTCTTACCACCAAAATTAGACATCATGTAGAGTGGCATTTCAACCTTCTGCGCCATTGCCCAGAGATCGATAGGACCCATATTCATCGGCTCCTGGTCTTTCATCTGTTGGAGCAAATGGTACGAGTCGATGTGGCTAGATACTTTGTAAGCAGTGTCCCTTACAAAAATACCATTGTTTAAAACTGGAGTCGACATAATACTTATAATTAATAATGTGTTCTATATAATATAATAAGTTTTTAACCAAAAATACTACGAGGCTTAAAATTTTTTTTCGGTTTCCTCGATTTATCTTCGGATTCATCATCTATAATAGCAGTAGGAATCTTTTCTTTTTCTGCAATTTTGAGTTTCCTAACTGTCTCAGTTACAGCTTCTTTACCACCAATATTTTTGATTTTTTCTTTGTAACCACTAGGGTCTTGAAGCAACCATAATGCTTCTGAAATTAAATCTAATCTAGGCTCAACAAACTGATATTTTTCTAACAAATGACCTAGCAAATTAACTTTTCTACCGGTCAAAGAGTCATAATCTAAGTTTACCAAACCAGAATAAAGATTGCTTTGAGTCTTTCTATCAATCTTAATTCCATTCAATTCACCTGCTTTTAAAGCGCCTACTACATCGTTTTGGAATTTATTTACAGCTTGAATTCTTTTTTGACGCTGTGATTCTTGTTCTGCAAGTTTTCTAGTAATCTCTTTTTGTTTTACTTCTTGCAACTTAGGTTTAAAATTATCAGCTTTCTTACTAAGAGTATTAAGATCTTTCCATTCTTGAATTTGTTCTTCAATTTCTTCTTCACTACCAAACCTAGTAAGATGTAAATAATTTCTAGCAATAGATTCTGCGTCATTTTCATCTTCTACATTCGATTCAAACATTTCTGCATTTTCAGCAAACATTCTAAACAAACCTTTCAAATCAGTACCACCTTTTTGAAAATAACTATATGCGATAGCAAATTCTTCAGGCATTTCCTCAAAGAAATTTTGTTGAAGTTCTGCTCTAACATTATCTTCTACTTGTTCAATATTAGCTTTGATTAGTTCTTCAATATCTTTATCAGAATAATCATCTATTTTTTCTTCAGTACCATCATCTTTAACAAAAGGTTTAATAACACCTTTTTTAATTAATGATGCTACAGCTTTTCCTGTATAAGGGTTTTTTGATTTACCAGCATCTTTGTTAAACGCATTACCTTTATCCTCATCTTCATCATCATCATCGTCATCATCAGCATCGTCTTCTTCTTCTAATTCTGTAGGATCAGGAATATTATCCTCTACTTTTTCAAAAACAGATGATTTTTTAACATCATCTGGTTTATCTGTTTTTTCTTGAGACAAATCTGAAGGTGTATTATCATCTGTCTCCATACTTGCGGAACCTGCACCAAAATCATCCAGGTTGTCCAATTCAAACTCATCTACGTTAGTCTGCATAAAATATAATTTTCAATAAAGTTACTAAGTTTATTTTATCAAATCCAAATTATTTAGATTTATTCTCTTTTTCTTTATTTTTTCTGTTTGCTTCAAGCTCACTTTTAGTTTTATTTTCTCTTGCTATTTCAAGTGCAACTCTAGCTTTCTCTCTTTCAACATTTAATTTTTCTCGCGACAGATTTAATTTTTCTCGTTCAGTTAAAGATCTGTTATTTTCTTTTTCCCTATTAAAATTCATCTGATCTTGATATTGTTGAGTAGAAGTAAGACGATCCATATAATCTTGATAATCGCTCATTTTATTTTCATTGATATCTTGCATAGAACCATACCCGGCTGCTCTAATTTGAGCAACCATGATATTGTTTTCATTATCCATCTGAGCCATTTCAAGCTTAAATTGTCTTTCTTTTTCAGCTTCTGCTTCTTGTGCTTGTAACAACTGTTGTTGTTTTTGCATTTCAGCTTCTTGTGCAGCTTGAGCATTTTGTTGAGCTTGTTTCTCAATCTTAGCAAGAATATTATCTGTTTCTGCTATACTGGTAGATTTAATAATATTAGCAAGGTCATATATACTAGCGTTTGCTGTATTATTACTCATTGCTAAACTCTTAAGTTGTTCTAATAAAGCACGGTGATTTGCTTTAGTAGTGACAAAAACATTAAGATCGCGCAGCAATAAATCAGTACCATTTATTTCAAAGTTTACTTTTTCATCTAAACTTGTAACATACGTTAATCTAGTAGAAGGATTAGTAGAATGATAAAACTGTGCAAGGTCTGTTCTCATCTGATGGACACGTGGCATTAAGTAATCACTATGTTCTACAAACATCATTTCGGTTTGAGCATAAGAACCAGTAACCGCTTGTTCTACTTCTGTAGCAGACTGTGTTTGTCCTATCTGCTGTCCCATTCTTTGCGGATTAACTCCTATGACATCAAACGCTTGGGTTTTAAAATACTGAGCTAATTGAATACGAGACATTAAACGCTGAGTTTGTTCTAGGTTAAGAACTTGATAATGATTAAATCCAACATTATTTTCTGTATTCATCAATGTAGTATCTAAAGGTAAAATACTAAAATCACGCATTGCGACATACGCTTTAGCATAGTTACCTTTACCCCAGTCTTCACCCAAACTATGTTGAGGTAAAGCATTTTGGTCTAAAAGAACTACAGTACCTAATTCATCAATAAGAATATCTTGAATCTGATTATTGACAATATTATAACCTACTTGAAAAGGTTTCATAATATCAACCATAGAAACAGATCTAGTATTTCTATCATTAAACACAGATCCTTCTACAGGAAGTTTACACCCATACAAGTTGTTATTACCTTTAAACTGGAATTTTAATCTACCCGGTTTATCTTTTCCTACTCCTAAATAAATAGGATTAAAACCACCTGGGTTATTCATACCCCATAATGAAGGTCTATTAGGTCCTATTTTAACAGCTCCATAAACTTCATTAATCCATAACCATTCTATGTGTTCACCAAAAATTAAAGTCTCAGAAGTTTTTTCTTTTTTTAAGGTAGCGTCATAAAGAGGTTTATCTGTTACTTTATACGATTCCGTTACAACTTTTTCTATTACTTCACCTTCTTCTGTAATCTTAGTAAGATGACCAACTTTTCTTTGAGTCTTCCAGTAAACTGTAGTAACCCTTACAAAATAAGCATTGCCTGTATTAATAAGATCTTCAGATTCAGCATATACTGCCCATATTGGGTCACCACCATAAATAAAATCATCGTGCACCGACAAGAACTGACGGTACCCTAAAGATGGCATTGAGGTATTCCATTCGTGTGTTCTGGTAGGGTCGTAAAAAGAACCATCGTTTTGAACACCCTGCATAGCATAAGTAGCTCCTTTTACAGGATAATTAAGTTCTATACTTCTTAATTCTTCTTCAGTCATTAAATAACCATATTTATCAATAACATCGGAAGCAGTCATCACATCAATCTTTCCTACATAATTACCTTCAGACGTATATCTAACAGAAGGTGACTTATGGTAAAAAGTAGTAATAGGATTCCATATATCTATTTTATAATCGTTCTCTTGCATTTCAAAATGCCAGAATTCACGATCTGTAACGAGTTTGTCTCTAAAAGCTCTCTCTTCTAACTCGTCCATTTTAAATCGTTCAACATCTACATTATGCTGATGTTGTGCCCATAATTCACACATAGAGCGATAACTTTTAGTCATCGCACTTTCTATTTCAGGCATTGATTGAATTTTTTCTGGACTAAGAGCTTCTTGAACTTCAGGGTCATTAGGATCTACCCCCTGTTCTACCATAGCAGCAGCTATTTTTTGTTGAGCTTTAACAAAAAGAGCTTCCTCTACCATTTCTTTTTTAACTTCTAACTGCTCGTTGTAGGAAGTATCATCTACTGCTCTATATGAAACTGTATTGTTTCTTTTGGCAAATTCAGCACATAATACATTAACTACATTAGGAATAATAGGATAGAATTTTAATTCATTAGCACCGTCGTATTGAAAGTTTAGGGTATCTACCAATTCTGCAGTATCCGATGTTTCATCTACGATATAGTCGTTTCTATCAATAATACCTCTAGCTAACTTATAGTTTTTGAGTAATCTTTTAGCATTTCTAGATATTTGTTTAATACCCTGCCATTCAAAATAATCTACACAAGATGCTAACCAAACATCATCTTTCTCCTTCTCTGGAAGAAATTGTAAAGGTTGTACTATAAGACCAAGTCTGTTATTTCTTTCAACTTTGGCTCCCTGTTTTATTTGCAGTGCGTTAACTACTCTCATCTTATATTTTTAAAAGGAGATTTCCTAATAGATTGTTTCATCCCTCCAAAATGCTTAAAAGGACTCTTTTTCAATTTATACAAATCTTTATTCTTATCCAAATCTTTATTAATAACTCTTTTAGCAAAACCCTTATTTGCAGTCTGAACTTTTATAAAAGCTACAAGAGCGCAAAAACTTACAAGTCTATCCACGTTTAAACCATCCACATACGCTTTCATTTCCTTAATAAGCATAGGGTCAGGTATTCTTTCTACTCCGTAAACACGTTTTACTACTTTACCTGTAGTAGCATGCTCTTCGTTTATGACTTCTTTTACATATTCAATAGCGTGACTTAAAAGGTGAGTTTTAAAAATAACACCTACGTTTTTCCATCCATATTCAGATCTTACTGTAGAATTAGCGGTTAACTCTTTCAAAAACAGCATCTTATCTTTAGGTACCAAAAAGTGCTGTTTCTTTTTAAGAATCATGTATGTAATAAAAATAGGTACGTTGTTTTCTATAATAGTCCACGCATTGTACCAGGTAATAATATTTAACAACTGCTGATGTGTCTCGTTAATATCATCGTATCGACCGCACCAAGTAGCAACAATTTTATCACCTTCTATTTCAGTTCTAGATGTACCATCTTCCTCATACACAGTAACTTCTGTGGGTGCTTTGTAGACTATAATAGAACAAAGAGAATCTGAGGTAGTAGTAGCACCTTCAGAAACAGGGTCAATAGAAGCGTAATACTGACCAAAGGAAGGATCTTTACAAGGTCTTTCCCATACAGAAATGCAAGCTCGTTTATCTTTTTGTTCTTTCTTTACAGGAAAGTCCATAATAGGATAACGCATACTTCTTTTAGCTTCAAGCTCACCTTTTTCGTTATGATCAAGATCTAAATATTCTACACTATACTCTTTGTTAGCAATACGCATTTCCTGCGCTTGCAATATATGTAAAGGAAATTTAGATTCTTTTCTACTAGCTAGCGCTTCTTCTATGTTTCTAGGACGCTGAGAAATTTCAAGTTGATATTCTGCAGGGTCTAGATTTTCTTTAAGTTTTTCGTAATCTTTATCTAAAGCTTCTAATGCTTCTTGTACTAATGAATTACCATAAGCATCTATAAAAGGAGGCATAGACCATTGCTCAGGAATAAACAAACCTGTAACAGCAACTGTACCTTTTGAGTCCATCAACTTATGCTCTACACCCAAAAACTTATTTTCAATAGGACGTAGTAAATATTTTTTCAGAGGTTCACATTTGTCAAGTTCCCCTACAGAACCTCCTAGATAAAAAATACCGGTTTTAATTTGTCCTTGTCTTTGAGCAGGTTCTAAGTACTTGAAGGTTTTATCTGCAGTAGGAGCAATACCACCCTCTTCATACCAGAATTTACGACATCTGCCACCCACACCTTTTGTTGGAGATTTTTCAAAACTTCGTCCCAGAATCATAGACTTGTTACCAAAGGTTTGTTTTTTACCTCCTATAGTTTCTTCTTCTTTTTGTTCCCAGTGCAAAACTCCACCTGGATTAGTAGGACGATACCAAGCAGTATGTTGATTTAAGAAATCTCTATACTCGTTTAAGTATTTCCAAGTACCCTCGTCACTAATGTAACCTTTATCAGAAGCACCTATTTTAAGAATAGAACCTTCTTCAAACCAAAACTCAGTAATCATCTCCGCACACATTTGGTAGGAGTAAGCAATCTGACGCTTCTTCATACAGACTGAATTTAGACCTTTTAATTCAGCTCTAAAATCATAAAGTCTCATATGGTACTGAGTATCCCAAATTTTAGGGAAAGCGTACTTATTATCTATTTTATCAAAGATTGGTAAAAAATTAAGCCACATGTAGTAGGCTCTTGTTAAATACCAAGTATCTTTTCCCAGTTTAATAATAAGACCCTTTCTGCATTTAGCTTTTTCAAAGTCCCAGTATTTAATATAATCAGCACTCTTGTAAGGAGCATCTGTGTAAAATTGATTCTTTTCAAAGAAAGAACCTTGTTCATTAAAAAGACGAGCAGTAGTTTCATTAAAATTATATTCACCAGGTTGCTTAAACAAGGAATCGCAAAATTCTATAAAATCTACTTTGTTTTCAAAAGTAGTTTTTGTCCAAGTACCATTGTCCCAAGTAGGAATATCTGTAAAATAAAAGTTTTGTATCATTGATCGTAACCTCTTGCTCTATCACCTCGTACACGAGATTTTTGTTCATCCATAAGATCTCTATAAACTCCTTTATATGACTCTCTTATTTTATGAAATTTTTCAGCTGCAGAAAGCAATGCTGTAATATTACCATCTCTTCCGTGAGAAATTGCTGTATTAGACATATAATCAGATAGTCTATCTAACATAGATTTAATACCTATGTACGCGCGTAGAGTAGGAGTTTGTTCTAGCTGTCTGTATTTTTCTAGAGCATTTTGTATAGTTAACTCCTCTGTAGAAAAACAAGAACTATCTATTTCCGATAAAATTATTTCTTCTTTGTCATCTTCAGGCACATTAAAAAAAGGATTTTCGTCAGCACTTATAGAACCCATATAAAAGATATACTTATATACTTCTATATAACAATCAGGGTATTCTTCCATTATTTCTTTAAGAAAATCTAAAGCATAACAATGCTCTGTAGGAATAAGTACTTTATTTTTTACGTCAAATAGTTTCATCCGCGATGTTTTATTATTGAAATAACTTCACTCTTAAGATAAGGTAATTTTATCTTTTCTACTCCTTTTACTATAAAACTACCATCTTTATCTCTTTTATAAATAGGATAACCGTTAGCGTCAGTAGATTCTAACTCAAACTTTATATGATGAATAGTTAAGTTTCCTGCTTTTAACTTAGGATTGTGTTTAAGAATCATATACATATAGAAACTTAACTGCAATGCATAATGATAAAAATTACAATCTTGTAAATTATCTACAGGAGGTAACATCATCTTGTGTTTACCCTCCCAATTTTTAAATGATTCTCTTTCAATTTCTTTGTTGCTTTTGTAATCCTCTATGTCTACCACACCTTTATTAGAAACAATAACCTTATCAGATTGACCGCAAATTTTTGCTGACTTAAGATATACAATTAATTCAGGGTAACAACCTGGTTGCAACTTAAGGTTTTCTGCTACTCTAGAACCTTCTATTTCTAATGCTTTGTGCACAGGAAGTGTAGAATCTTCGTGCTTTATACTACCTGCAGACCATAGTTCTTTTTCTTGTTTTTTATGGTACCAATCACCACACTCAACAGAACGTTGTGTTTCTGCTTCCCATATTGCTTTTACTTCTAAAGGATCTTTACCATACCACTTACTCTTAGGATTCTTTACAGATTTAAAGTGTTGATTGGGGTCAAACTTATTCTTGTAAGAAGACACTATTCGCGTAACACTTTCCCATTCAATGTTATCGCCATCTATAGAAGTGTATTTATGATCTTTTTCGTCAAACTTAAGAACCATATCCTGAATTTTTACGTAAATCTAAATTAATAATTGACTCTGGTGAAGATGCTATCAAATAGCTATCATTAGTTATAGAATCAGTAATGTAACATCTTACCGGTGAAATCTCATTCCTACTATTTATATAAGACTGAACACAATTTATATTAGCTCTTGGAATCCAAAACTGTACAATTTTTTCTTTGGTTTTTTTAACCGTTTGAGTTTGACCTATAAGATTATTATTTTCATCATACACATTAGTATTCTTAATATGTTTTAAGGTCAATATCAAAGGTAAACAAACTCTATTACCTACTATTGTAAAGTATTTACTCCGCTTTGTAGTTGATTTTTTCATATAGTTTATCTTCTTGTTCTTGGGTTATAACAGCATGCCATAGTTTATTATCATCATTAGAACACTCTGTAGAAAGAGATCTTGTAAGTAAACTTAAACAACACCCGCAAATACTACAACAAGGTTGCGTTCCTGGTACAGCACAATCAGAACCTTTGCGATCCATAAATACACAGGTTTCGCACTTGCTCATTCTATAAGCCGCAATAGCTTCAATCTCCTGTTTCCTGAGTAATAAATTTATGAGCCCCTGCTGTATTTTTTTGCGATTCTTCAAGATTTCTAAAAATACTGACGCGAACTTTCCTAATTTTTCTTTTAATAAAGTTTTCATATAAATAAATAAACTGTAGTTTTCTTAAAATAGATATTCTCCAACTAGCATAGCGTATCATAAACACAGGTTTTTTTGAGTTATCTATGTTATGTAATACTTTGTCGTAGTGTTCAATTTTTCTATCAATAACTTTAGTAGATGCTTTTAACAAACCAAAGTTCCTAATTTTAACATAAGGTGCATTACCTTTTACCATACCTTGACGTACACGATTCCAGTAAAGATGTATTATTTCACTACATACTTTCTCAGGAAATCCTGTTTTGATAGCTACGTTTTTGATTAATGTATTAGGATCTGTTGGTACCATGAGCTAAAAATTCAAACTGCAATAAAACAGCAGGTTTGTTTATTATTTCGCAATCAGGGTGTATCACAATCTCTTTTCTACTCTTGCCGGTCTTATATATAAAACCCATTTTTTCAAGTTTAGATAAAGCATTTCTAGTAGATTGAGATGACTTAAATATTGAAATATTTGTGACATGAGTACAAAAATCCTTTAATGGAGTAGGACCATATATAATCAACTCTACTAAAGCTTTTCTGTCTGCAAGACTTATATTCAAATCTTTTATAAAACAATAAGTGAGGAGTTGGAACTCCAACCCCTCTCTTAAAGTCAGCCTTGTTTTTTTATGTACGCGCGTTACTATCATAAATTAGTTGTTTCCCATTCATACATAGAATCTACCATAGCTTTAGCTAGCTTTAGTCTAAACTCTTCTGTCTGAATGTATTGAGCTTCCTTAAAATTAGTGTGAAATCCTAACTCTAATAAAACTGCAGGCATTATTGTTTTTTGTAATACAAAGAAGTTTTCTTCTTTATCAGGGTCTTTGTCAGTCATATCCTGACGCATGTTTATTTCGGGGAACTGAGACCTAAGATTTTTAAAAACAATATCCGCAAATTTATCAGAAAGAGTTTGCCCTTTAGACGTAAATACTGTAATACCAGAAGCAGGGTGCCAGTTAATACCATCTCCTGCAGCGTCACTATGAAAAGAAATATAAACAGATTTTTTACCATATTTATTAGCTAATGTTACACGTTTAAGCAAACTTACATCTTCATTAGTAGGAACAAGATTCGCTACCTTAAAACCTAAGTTATTAGCTAGTCTAAATACAGCATTTACATTTAAACGGTTATTTACACCTTCAAATAATACCTCTCCGTTTGGAAAAGCAGGAGATCTTTTTCCTGGTGTAACATACTGACCATTTGCCATACCTCCATGTCCTGGATCTAAGAGAAAAGTCCACTTAGGATTTTTAACCTTAATCTCAATCTTGTCACCAGAAGAAGGAGTAAAGAAATTTATAATGTTTTTTAACATGGTATAAATTTTAAAAGTTAACTTAATTAGTTTCGTTAGCTTCTTTTGATTCTTCTTCTACTTTAGCTTCTTCAAAACCTTTTTCTAATTGAACGCTAAGTTGAATAAACTCCATACGATTTTTTAACTCCTCTAAACGAGCTTTCCAAATCATAGCAAGTTCTTCATAATAAATACGTTGCGCTTTTAAATTAGGAGTTTTGCTCTTGTAGTACTGAGCCATTGCACGTTCTTGAGCTTCTTGTATTTTAGCTGATACATTGTTTTCTGTGCTAGAACCTTGTTCCGCAGCAGAGGTTGCATTTTGATTTTCCATGCAACAAATATACATTAAAAGTTTAAACTATGCAAGTTTCCTATATCTTTTTTCAATACTGTGGTATTGATAAAAGTTTTCTAGGTTTCCTCTAAAAATAGCAGACCAAAGTCCTATGTTACCAGTATTAGTAATTATAGCAGAAGATGTTGTAGATAATGCATGCAGTGTTGCTAAAAACTCCTGAGCAAAGAAAGTTAGGTTTTCTGATATAACATAAGAGTCATAGTTTGTTTTTATTCTAGGTATGTTTTCATTTGATAATGTATCAGGAAATATTTGTATAAAATATTCATAAAACTCAACCTCGTCCGTCTGCAAAAAAAACTTATTGTAACCTGATTGAAAAGCAATATCTATAATAGCATCGTAAGGAGTTCTTTCTATTTCTTTTACTTTATCATTACCTCTATAAATAACAGAGCACCGATCTTTAAGATCATAAAAAGAAGATATTTCTTCAGAACGATTATAAATATTAGAATTTAATTTACATACTTCATTTGCTAAAAGATGAATGTTTTTTAAATCTATTTCATCATACCAGGCAAATTGTAATCCATGATCATAATTAGGTAAAACCAAATCTTGAACTTTTGTGGAATCAAAAGGAGCATAAACATTATCACAAAATGGTTTATCAAATGCTACTCCTTTTGTGTGTAGTAACCAATCTGTGTAGAAAGAAAACTGCTTGGTTGAATCTATGTCTGTAATTTCTTTCCAGTTTTTTTGCTGGCAGAAATCATGTAATCTTACTGATAAACAAGATGTTAAACCACCACCTGTAGTAACTTTAAGTATCATATCCCGTATTTTTTATTAAAATCTTCTTTAACATACATATAGTAATACAAAACTTTGTTAATATAAACTTCTGTTTTTATAAAACCTGCTTCTTTAAGCCTTTTAGAATAATCATAGTCTTCACCATATCGCATATCTCTATATCCTATTATAACAGCAATGTTTCTTTTTATAGGGGTTTTATGGTAAGGAGTTCTAACATAATCAAAACCTCCGTGATTATCTTTCCATGTACTCCATTTATTACTAGCAGATGCTGTTTTTCCTGTGGTACCATGACATTCTATTTCAAAACCTACAGAATCAGGATTCGATTCAAGAGCTTTTAGTATAGACTCTACATAATCCTCAGAAATCATGTCATCATCATCTATAAATACAACATATTCTCCTGCTGCTTTTTCTAAAAGAGTCTGTCTTTTTCTACCAATAGAAATTTCTTTATTATCTTTTTGCTCTATAACCTCAACGTCTTCTGTTAATTGAGGGTTTAAAACAGAACGTAGTCTTTCTAAAAGATGTTCTCTTCCTACTACAGTAGGGATAAGAATTGATAGTTTCATTTTGCTAAGATTAAATTTTCGTAGTTCTGATGAATTAACTTAAATCCAGGTAATAATGATAATATCTCATTCTTTACAGAGGGTTTATTGTTAAACTCAATGCATATTAACTTTGTATCCTGAATATACGGTAATAATTCTTTAAGAATAACAAGATCTAATCCTTCACAATCGATAGAAATAAAATCAAAGGTTTTTATTGAAGACCTTTCTACAATTTTATTTATAGTAGAAGCTTTAACTGTAATAGGAGTAAAAGTTTGTGTTTTACCCCATCTTTCAATTTCGCTAGGTACTACAGTAGATAAAAGAGAAGTATCTCCCCTACCTAAATGCTCATTGCTATCAAGCAATTCTATTTCTTCAATATCTAAATCAACTACGGCTACATTAAATAATTCATTTAATGTGCCTTTATATAGTTTTTCTAATTTAGGAAAAGCTGTAGGACTAGGTTCAACTAAAACACCAGACCAGCCTTTTTCAAAAAGAGCCCTTGTATTAGATAACGTAATCCCATCATTAGCACCTATATCTAAAAAAGTACCTTGAGGTTGCTTTTTAAAGTAATCTAAAATTACTTGTTCTTCATTGTTTTGACTATACATACCTTTATTTTTTTATGTAATATAAATATTCAATCGTTTCGTCTACTAAAGTGTGTTCTTCTAAAATATTACCTATTTCCTTAAGACTATAAAAATCATCTGGTTTTTTAAGGCACACAAATTTAGCTTTATTTACCATACTTATTAATCCCTTAAGTATAAACCCCGGATTTTTGATGTTTATTACAATCAAATCAAAGGTATGAATAACACTTATACGACTTAATAAAGTAGGTGTATTATAATAAAGAAAAAGAGGAATAAATTCTTCCTTAGCTTTTTTTAACTCAAACAATTCTAGCACTTTATCAGGTAATCCTTCATTACTAGTGTCCCTAAAGTATGATTCTGAAGTAGGAGATAATGCAAAATTAAACACCTGGTGCTTTTCATTACCGTAAATCTCCTGTAATTTCTCTACCTTATAACAAGATGGCTCTACTAGTGTAGCATACCAACCTTTCGCTGCAAGATCCCCGGTTAGTGAATTTGTTTTACCATCCCCCGCCCCTATTTCTAGGAAAAATCCAACAGTATTACCTAATATTGAGTTAAGAATTTCTTTTTCCTCAAGCATTTAATCCAAAATTCTCTGCTTCTCTTCGCTTAAACACCTGTCTATCAGCTTCAAAAAAGCTTTCTGTCTTATGATATTGAGCATCCCACGCTGCTTTTTTATAAACAGGATGATAATGATCAAATATTTTATTGCTAAAATAAAAATATCTATTTCTTTTTTTAGCTACTTCCATTGCTTCATTATCAGCCCATAGAGAAGTATAATCCGGGTGATATATATAACCATCCCTATCATAATACTTCCTATCCATTATACTCATAGTAGCAAGATGATGTTTAGCATTCTCATCAGGGTAATGTAAAAAACAATCACCTCCTACTGCAGCAACATGATCCTTTATAATCTTATCAAATCCTTTGATCAAAAATACCTGATCATCAGATACATTAACAAGAATATCCCACGCGGGTGCTAGATTCATATCCCTATTAACAGCATCTATTTTTGTTCTAGACAAACCGTAGTAACAAACTACCTTATCATACGAACTTAGTTTTTCCTTAATAGAAATAAGAGATTCATCATCCTCATCGAGGGTGCATAGTATAACATAATCATCCGATTCTACCATACTCTTAATGTTCTCAATCGTCCGTATCAATTTCTCAGGACGAGATCTGCTAGTTAACTTAAATAATATCATTTTTCTTTAGATAAAATAATAGAAGCTGTATCGTTTTCCGAAACTACAATCATCCTATAAGTAGAACCGCTATCTAAGGGAACTATAATTTCAGCAGGAACTTTAGCTTGTAAAACCCCGGAGACAAATTTACTAATAACATACCTATAGTCAAACTCATTGTCTACTATAGCAATCTTAGCAGTAAGTACCCCCTCAATAAACTCTACTTCTTCAAACAATAACATATTACAAATCTATGAAATTAATTTAACAACCCAATACGGCTATAAGTTTTGGTATAAGACTTGTGTTTGATGGGGTGTATATGAAACGCTCCCCCTGTCAAATCTATCTTTCGGGTACCCCCCGTCATTCTGTGGAGTAAAAAGTATTTCTAGAATTGTTTCTTAAATTTATTTTCTGTGGGAAGAACAAAGAAGATGGGTGGTGTGTGGTGTGTGGTGTCTATGTGTTGTATCTATTGTTCTATTGTTGTTGGAGTAGGAAGAGAACACACGCAACACAACAACCAATGTCTATCAATATCATTTGAACACTATGGAAAATATAGAAAAAAAACCTATTCGCATTGACCTGGAATTGGTTGATGCGACACCCGACGGTCTGCGGGTAATACAGACCAAACTTAACCAGTGGTTAACAGCAGGAACGCTGGTTAAGTTCGAGTCCCAACCAATGGGAACTCAAATCCTCTTCACAATTGCGAGGAGGAAAGAATAACCTTCGGGTTATTCTTTTTTTTCCATTTAGTTTATCAATATCATTTGAATACTATGGCTACTTATATAAAAGTAGACTACCGATGGGTCGGTAGTATGTCCTTTAATTGGGCATCTTTAGATACGAATGTATCTGAAATTCAGGCTGAATCAATGCCTGAAGCAGAGTACTACGAATCTAACGACCCTTGGAACAGTCAAGGTACTGAGTATTTCAGTACTCTTGACGAAGCAAACGCTTGGATTGAATCCGAGCGCTCCAATGAGGTAGTCTAATTGAGTTAAATTCTATACAAGGTATAGAAGAAAGACTCAGGGTTCGCAATATAACCTGGTAACAGAAAATTGCAAATTGAAAGAGGAATAATTTCCTCTTTTTTTTATCAATATCATTTACTATGGTTTATAAATATCATACGAACTCTATGGAATTAACGAATATTATTCTAAAATGGGTGAGTCCTATCACCAAGGTTTCCGACAGACTCGAAAAACGCGAGATTGTCGTCGAGACATTAGGACAGTATCCTCAACTTTTAAAGTTTGAGGTTCATAACGGAAGGTGTGCTGATTACGATAGCATTCCACTTGAATCTATGATTTCTATTAGATTTGAGTTGTGTGGTCGTAAATGGAAGAACCGCGATGGTAAAGAAGTTCTCATTGAGAGCAAAGTTGCCTACTCGGTCCACACAAATGTAAAGTCTACTTACACCCACTCCGTACCTGCGCAAACCTCTGCGCCTGCACCTGCACCTGCAAAAGTCACTGACTCTGACGACTTGCCGTTCTAGTGCAAACAACACTCCCTCAACAGGGGGTGTTGTTTTTTTTAAATGCTTTTATTGATATCATTTGAAGACTGCAACATAAACTTTGTACATATGAAAGAGAAAATGCTTCGTATCCTACTAATAATACTATTAGTAGTAGGGGTCTTCACAACAGGGACCTTATTAAACCTGTTGTTTTCTACACTGTTTGCAGGGGAGTTTATTGCTCTGCAAACTAGCCCTATTTGGGTTGTGTATTGTGTTCTAGGTTTTCTAGCAATACTATACATAATGCTAGAAGAGTAGAAAAGAAACAGGGTGTAAAAACCCTGTTTTTTTATTTTTATATCATTTGAATATTAGTTAACTAAAATCATTATGAAAAAACTAGTATTATTATTGCTCGCTGTATTGGTTGTAGGTTGTGGTACTACTACACCAAGATTACATTATCCACAAGAAACTATGTGGAAAATGGCAAGACCATTGTACCAAAACAAGAATCATAGGTATGGTTTCTTTATATACCCTGATTCTAACTTCGTTACATACGTACCTAGAAAGGGATGTATGATGAACTATGAGTTGTACGACAATGATTATTTGTATATTCCATAGTAAAAAGACCTTCGCTTAAACGCGAGGGTTTTTTTCTTACTTATTATATATCATTTGAAATCTGATAAATTCACTCTTAAACAAAATGTTATGTTAAGTTACGAACAGTTAAAGGCAGACCGTAATTATGAAGCTGTATGGGGTTCATTTAAAAGAGAAAATGGCGTCGTTTATGATGTATATGATTATAAACATCATGCTACAGAAGATGTAGTTAGTGTGGTAACATTCGAAGTAAACGAAGTAGGAAAAGATGAATTGGATGCACTTTACCGCATTCAACGCATCATTGAGGACAAGATTTACGAAGCAAGAACTCGTCTTCAAGAAATTAAGGAAGCTAACATTAAGGATGATGAAGAATGCTCAAATGTACCAGCGTACTTCGACGGTCCTTTCGGGTAAAAAGTAACAGCGGGTGTAATAACTCGCTGTTTTTTTCCTACTATAGTAACTATATTAATTTAAATATCATTTGAAATCTACAATTATGTTTCACCCTTAATCACACAAAAAATGTTAAGAACAGTTAATGAAAATGGAGCTACTGTAGCAGAAGCATTCGGCTTCACGCAAAAAGAAGATGTCTCAATCAGACTCTGCGTCCTTAGGAATGTTATGAATCCTGAGTACTCAAAGTACACTGATGTAATGAGTACTTCTCTTAATGAGTTAACAAACGAATTACCCCCTTCGTTTGAACTAATTGCTACCGTGAGTTTTCAAGCAGGTTTATATTACGAAAAAATGCGCTTGAAACAAGTAGAAGAACTCATAATTGAGCGATTCGTACTCGAAAATTATCAGGGGTGATAATAGGAAGCGCTCTCTCTTCGGAGGGAGTGCTTTTTTTATCTATTAATTTAAATATCAATTGAATACTAGATATTGTGGTAATTGTTGTGTACATTGCATCCTTTCTAGAGGGTTGCATTGATTAGTCCTACTGTTATAATAAGAACAGCATGAAAACATCGCCAAAGGTGTGGGGCATAACAGTTACTACAGTATTTTTTTTAACTGTATAAGGGAGTATTGTTTTCCTATATATATAGTAAAAAGAGAACAAAGCGGGGGAAATTTTCGCTAGTGTACATATGGTGTATATATATCGTATCGTGTGCGTAGCGAAAACTTGCGTATTACTCCTATATATATAGTGTAGTACTATTCGTACTTAATATCTAATAATTTAAATATCACCCGAATCCCGATTATCTTTTCACAATTTAACTAAATGTTTATGGAAATCAAAGTTCAATTCCCAGCGGACTGTTATGTCCAACCACGAGTTGTTCGCGACGAAGACGGCAACCCTATCGTTAACCCTGAAACAGGCGAGCAGGTTAAAAAGCGCGGTTATTATCGCGGTATCGTCATTGAAGGTAAGGAAGCGTTTCGCGAACATTATGTTGACCGTAACGGAAATCCTGTTCGTCAACCTAAAGAGAGTAAAGACCTTATCTACTACTCTCTAAACGCACCCGAACTTGTAGGTCGCGATGCGAGCGGTAAACCTGTCTACGCTATTATGACATTGCAAGCGTGGAGTAATACCGATAATAACGGTGTTACTAAGCGCGGCATCAAAGTGGTAGACGGTCGTAACCAAAACGAACTTGACCTCGCAGAACTTAAAAAGGTTCGCGAAATGTTAGGTGACGAGGAAGCGGTAACGGGCGAATACAATCAACGCGTAGCGCAAGTAGCGAGAAATGCGTTTGACAATGCCTTGCGCAACGTCCGGAATCGCTCTACCGCTACTACGGAAGCGCCTGCGCAAACGCTTGAGAATGAGCGAGTTATCGAACCGGACCCTAACGAACCCTCCTTCTAACACACGACTGTTAGTCGCAATCTGAACTTAAGTACTTAATCTTGCGTGGCTTTATGCTGCGCAAGGTTAGGTGCTTATTTTCTGCTGTGCGTGTCGTACATTCTTTTGGGGTTTATTCTATACATGATTCCATACATATCGTGTAGCATAAATAAATTTTGCAATAACTACCTATATATTATCTATCTTCTATATAATAAAGGTTCCTTATACATATATGTTACTTTTGTAGGGAAAAATATCACCCGGTTTTATTTTTTATTATGAATACCTATTTTGCAATAATTAGAGTACCACATGACTCATCAGCACAAATATATTTCAATGCTGTTGATGATAGAAAAACTATACAAGATACTATTGATTGGAATGCTACAATAGCGGAATATCGTACTATATGGGAAGATAATAATCCCGGTATACCGTTTGTAGAACCTGAACAAATAGAATACGACTATCATACATATCGTATAGGTGATTTAGTATATGATACTTTTTGGGACGATGTGAACCGAATATATTATCTTAACACCGAATTAGAACTTGTTAAACTTTGGGTTGATATAACAAGTGCATATAGTAAACCCCACCAATGGAGCAGAATAATACAACTTATAGAAAATTATATTATCTCTGAGTATTCTGAATCTCTTAACTTTACAGAGGTAACTCCAGAAATTATACAAGTTATTATTACCATATTAGAACAAGTTACACCTTAAATAACATTAACTACTTAACTTTGTTTTATGAGAATTACTAAGTCAGATTTACTTTTGTTCTTTTGCAGTATTGTTGTAGCCTTTATGACATATTCTGTCTACAATACAGAAATGGAATACAGAGAACGCAACAAAAAAACTTTTTATCATTTTACTATTATAGATTCGTCTATGGTATTATATGATGAAGAGGATAACTACATCGGGTCTACCCAGCTATCAGGTAACATTGATAGTTTACTAGTAGATTATTACGAATAGTAGTTTTTATTACCTTTGCACTAATTCACTCTAGGGTGAGCAGTTGTAATATTCATCTCAGCTCCTATAAATAATAAGTTATTAGAGATGATTACTGTGCACAAGTAGATGACCAAAATCAGTTATTCCTTGAAGAATAACATGAAGGAGTGGCGCTATTACAACTGAGTGCAAAAAAATGATGTTCTATTTCTAAAAGGATGTCGCTAATAAAAAACTTAATAACTTCCCAAGTTGTTGAGTTTTACTTCTCAAGATTTGGTTTTCTAATAAATTCTTAGTATATATGCAGTATGAAAACTGTAATTACAAAGGAAATATTAGAAAACCTACTTGAGCAAGGTTTTAGTAGTAATCAAATTGGTAAACAATTAGGCTATAGTGGCGTTGGTATAAGATATTACATGAAAAAATGGTTATTATCGTCTATTCATGCCTCAATACAAGATAAAACTTGTTATATAACTGATACACATAAACAATGTCCTAAATGTTCTGAAATTAAAGAACTAAATAATTTTGATAAAAGACCTAATGGTAATGTTCAATCTTATTGTAGAAAATGTTGTAATGATAATAGGTATTCTATTATTAAACAGCATAAACTCACAATATTAAATGAATTAGGTAATTGTTGTTCTAATTGTGGATACAATAAAAACACATCAGCATTAGAATTTCATCATTTAGAACCTGAACATAAAGACTTTCATTTTGGTAGTACAAAAACTACTAATATTGATAAAATAAGAAAAGAATTGGAGAAATGTATTCTTGTATGTGCTAATTGCCACAGAGAAATACACTATCCTCAAAATAATAAAACTATATAAATCCTCTATGCTGAGGACACCAGTTTCTTTGATATAAACGGACTAAACCCAATTATAATTGAAAGAATGTAAGAATAGCTTTCTTACCCTTTATAATATTATCAAAGTTTTAGGTGTAAAACACAATAGAGTAAACTATTCAAAT